TGTGCGTAGCGTCGAACCCAATATTGGGACAGAATTTCCTGCGTTGATTGCATCGAATACCCCCTCTACAAGAATCAGGTCTTCATTCCAATTAACATACAATTCGTTAAACACGATGTTTTTGGAGGCACGTGGATTCTTGTATTTGTAAGTATCGCCATTATAACTTCTTGCTACAAAATAACTAACATTTCCGTCATCATTGAAAGAAGGCACAACAATTCTGTTGCGATATTCTCCGCTAAAGCAGTATCCGATCTTCCATTTTACGATCTGTTCGCCGGTAATACCGCGTGACTTCAGATAGTTGCGAGCATAAAGACCAGTCTTTGGAATGTTGTCATGGCAGAGGCTTATGAACTCTGGCGGGAGTTCCAAGATCTGATCGTTTCTCTCCACGCCTCTCTCAGCAAAGAGATCATCAAATCTTTCCAGATCTTCCCTGCCGAATATCGCGTCCCATTTCTGTAGTTGAGTATAGGAACCAAAAGACCTAATAACACGCCTAATAGAGCGGCCGCGATAATCACAAATCCAACACTTAAATACATTTTTAGACAAGTTAACAGAAAGCTTAGATTTGTGGTGATTACATTTCGGGCATTTAAAAAGAATTTCCGAACCATGATCTCGACCCCTCCCTAAAGCTTCATTGAGAATCTTCTTCGCTGCTTGCTTGTTCAATCGCCCACCCTGCTTTTGCTATAACAATTGCGTCCGCACGGTCATACGATTCAGGTTTCGGATTTCCATGCTTTGTATATTCTATCGTAAAAGCAGGTTCGTTGTCAAGTAAATATTGTAAAACGACCTGTTTTGCTTTTTGTCCTCTCGGAACTTTAATGCCGGCGTGTTTACGTGCTGACGTAGCGCCGATGAATTTAGGCTCCATGCTAAACATTTCGTAAACAAGCCACGACACAATGCCATTAAATCGTGTGAGCGTTGAAAGAGTCTTAGCAGATGATTTGCCGCCCATGAACATGTGAAGCGATTGCTCAATATAAATGTGCGAAATTGGATGATCTGATTCTGCTTCCATCCAATGATCATCTTCTCGACAAAACTGATAATTATCAAAAATAGTAAAGATAGCTTCTTTTATTCTTTCTGCTTTCTCAAATAAATTTTTATATTTACGCAAGTCAACAGAATCATAGAAGACAATTTCGCCTTCTGCGACAACTGCAAACCCAGTGATGCTGGTGGATATGTCGATGCCAAGTATCATTATTCTATTATACTAGATATCTACTTTTATTTTAAATGCTAGATCTCGGCCCGATTCTTTCAAAACAGGATTTGCTAGAGTAGCCATGCCTATCAAATTTTTATTCTCATCATAAATACCAACGCGCGAGATATACACTTGTCTTTTAAAAGGCACCTCATAATCATTAAACGAAGAACTCACACAATTTTTAATTTCCACGTCTGTAGGTTCTTCAAATATCTGTGACGAAGAGGCGTAAGTTCTTGTTTGTCCGTATTTTAGAAATGTGGGATTATTTGAATAATTTACTTCTCCGCGCTTTGCTTTAGCCAGCATGGTAACCACTTGTGTTTCTGTGGTACCCTTAAAGGAAAGAGAAAATGAAGCACTAGCATACGTGGCGCCGGCGGTACTGGTAGAAATTCCGTCATTTGCGCCGGCGCCGTAATGTAACCATTGCGGTGCGATGGAAAACGAAGCCGTGGTGAGTCGAATTGTTTCAGTATTGAGCGCCCAAGAGCCAGTTAAGAGAACAAACCCTTCGTTATAAAGAACAACGCCCGCTACAGAACCGCTCCCTAGGCTTGATCGAGGGCCTACCTGAATCAATTCACCATTCTGGCGTGTATCTCTAAGTTCGCCAATAAGGGAGCCTGTAAAATACCACTTAAGGGAAACGCTCCCAGGCTTGATCTGAGACCCATAAAAAATGCTAGGGATTGAAACTAGGTTAATCTTTGAACGATCTTTGTTTCCAAAAGCAGATGTAACATTATAGTGCTGACTCTTAAGTCCGTAAAAATTTAATCTATTTCTAAGCGACATATAGTGCTTATTATAAGATGCCGTAGAATAATACGGGCGCGTTATGTATTCTCGCGTTATAGAAGCAGACAGGGGGTAGGAGCCAGTCAGCACATCGCCCCACTGAAATTCGTTTTGATAGGTCTCAGTAGAGACAGTCTTAAAGCTTCCGCCGGCGGTATCCTTAGAAATCCATGGATAAATCCGCCCAGTGTCTAAAATACTTCCAGTTTCAATAGAGCGGCCGGTCGATAACTTAGGGCGATCAATATTGTATTCATAGAGACTCACATATCCGGACGGAACATTTCGCACCTGATTGTTTCGGGCGCCGGATTGAGCCGGAACACTATTCCAATATATCTTTGAATTAAAGACGACAAACTCATTATGAGGATATGCCTTCATGGTATTAATGAAAACATCGTTTTCATCAAACTTCTTCAAAGACATTTTTAGTAATCCAAACGAACTCTAATTGTAAGATCGTTAGTGGGATCCTTCCTAATAGGTTCGGAAAGCTTAGCGACAGCCATGAGTTCCTGTTGATCGTTGTAGAGTCCAACTGTTGTAATATAAGCGACTGGCGAGTCGGATGCTACATTCTTCACCTTAATCTTGCTTCCCGACAAATAAGTAGGATTAGCGCTATAGTTAAATTTATTGTGCGGAACACGACAGAAATAAATCTTAGAGTTAATCTCAGTCGTATTATTAAAGGCAATATTTCCTATTCTATGCCGCACAGCATCACAAGCAGCGCTAATAGCAGAACTCGAAAGAGTTTGTTGGACATTTCTATTTCTTTGTCCATATGGCGCCCGGTAGAAGGCACCACTCGGCCCTGCTGTCGGGCCGGCCTTACCTCTACCAACGGACCCCGAAAATATAGAAGCAGTAAGAATCGCAATACCCGCTTGATAAAACACCACGCCGGCCGCTAAAGTAGAATAATCTGTTCCATTTCGAAGAAATCCATTGCTGGACGTGGCAAATAGGACTGCCATATCGCCGCCCAAAGTAGTGGCAATGCCAGATCCATCGGCGGATGCGGACGCGTCTGTAACTGTGATATTGAGGCGATTATCTTTGAAGGGATTTTTCCAGGAGCCAGTTCCAATAGTCATACTAAAGCTCCCCTTCTTGACTTGATCCTTGGTCAATAGGCGAGAAAAATTAACTATAAAAACTTCACGCATTTTATTGCTACCATCGAGCGTAAGATCATTCTCGAAGTATCTAACATCTCGACGGGGATCTGTTAAAGAGCCGCTATAGCCAAGCAACAGCTGAGCAAACTCAGTGTACATATTAATCTTCTTGGCGTTTTGAACTGATGTTGAAGATGAGCAATTTGAAGTAGCCGCATAACATGCCGTTAAGTCAAAAATATGGTTAGCCGAAGAACTCAAATACGGATAATCATAAACAGACTGAAACATGCCATGAATATAATTTTTAATATTGTTATCGCCGTACGAACTCGTTTGGTACTTATAGATAGTTCCTGTCAGCGGGATGGCCTCATGCAACAACGTTCTAGTTGTTGTAATATCGTCATCGCTGTTTAGGTTTACAAAATTTTGTGCTGCCATTAAATAATCTCCAGTTTATGAATTCTTTCTTATGAGTCTAAGGGGAATTTGTAGCGTGGCACCACTAAACATTCCCTGTACGTAGAGGATTGTATCTAAAAAGTCATAGGTAGTCGCAGTTCCGGACGGCACTCCCGCAGCCGTAGGGGTCACATTCACAGAGCCGTGCTCTTGAAAAAGTCTGTCGGTTTGGCTGGTGCTCGTCAGGCTACTTTTAATACTAACATTTAAAGCACAAATACTACCGCGCGGCCCCTTAAGGCTTGAATAGATATCTCCATCTCCCGAAGTAGGATCGAAAACCCTGTTCGCAAGGCCTTTAGAGCGAAACCTCTCGAAACCCTCCAATTCGGTTGAATCGCCAATAGAGGTATTTATCTCAATCGCTATACTAAAGTTCGGAGAGTTATCACTAACAACATTCGCAAATGTGCCGCCACCGGGGCCGCTTTTAATAGTGCCTACTCCCACAATAAATCGACTATCTGCGTTCACTGTGAACATGGTATCTATAAGATCATTAACTTCTAAGAAGCCGCGGCGTGTTACAGCAGTTGCGGGCTCATCATAAGTATCAAGGCCCGACTCCACAATAATATACTGAGTCAAAGATGTCGAATTAGCCAAAAGAAGATTGTCGCTATAAGTTCCATTTAATGTTGCCCAAGTATCCGAATTGGTGGCCACATAAAAAAGATTATTACGCCTACTGAGTGACACTGAGCAATCTGCTTTCTCGTTACATACCAATACCGGCAAATATTCTAATTCTAAGTTAGTGTTTGTCAGCAATCCATAATTAATATTCTGATTAGTAGCAGTCCAGGCCTCTAATACCGGCGTCTGCATAATCTCTAAATCATAATATGCCGATCCAGAGGGGTGATTGAGATCGTAAGTTCCGTAATTAATTTCATCATCACCTAAGCCAAACTTAGTAATCTCAAACTTGCCATCTGAAAGCTTTTGGCGCCCTACATCGGTAAGCACCGCATCAAGAATGATATCTCCTGAGTTATCTAAAAAAGCCATTTATTATTCCTCTCTTAACATAAATAGTAATTATTTTAATAAAGTTAGTTTTAAGTGCCTGCATATCTTAAAATTCTAATAGGTACCTGAAGGGTGGCGCCGCTAGCGGTTCCTTCAATGCGCAGAACTGTGTCAATATAATCAAACTTATCGCTACCGCCAAACAATGTCTTGTTGATTTCTCCAAACTTTAAGTATCTAAAGTCTCTGGTTGTGGTTGATTCGCCAGTTAGCTCATCGATCACTTTTAAATTGAAAACCCCAACAGTACTGCGAGGCCCATTAATCGCTGAATATTTGTTATCATCAATGCCGGAATAGGGAAATATCTCATTGTCGATCCCGGGCACAATATATGAATCAAAATATTTAGTTATTTTTTTAAGCGACACCGGCGGAATTGGTCGCAATGTCTGAAAGTTGTAAAACATATTGTTTGATGCGTCATTCTCAAATTTCGTATCTTTAGGGTCGACAACTAATAACTTGTCGATAAACCTGTTATCACAATTGATTATAAAGTATTTATCATATAAATTGTAGTTTAAAAGATAACGCTCGCGAGCTTTTTGTGTATGAGGAAGATCTATTGTTGATGTATCGCTGTGAATTCCTGCTTCAAATACTAATTTATTGAGCAATGATGACTCATTTTCCAGATAAAATCTTTTACCTATTAGCGTCTTTAATTTCTTAGTAGTCTCCACATTGACACCTAAATAATAAAATGTAGAATTAGAAGATGTGTCCTTCTTTACTGATTCGCTTATTTTTTCGTTAATCTTAATCTGCGGGATATACAATATATCATCACTTCTAAAATCTCTAAGCTGATAGGTGATGACTGCGTTCTTTTCGGCAAATGCCTCAAACATAGAAAACGTCTTTAGAGAAGCGAACGAACTTTCTTCAGTAAGATCCGAAGTATCTACAAACGAATAATCCAATTCATCATCGCCTAGTGCAAACTTAGTTATCATAAACTGGCCCTGCGCCATTCTTTTTCTTCCGACATCTGTCAGAACCGCATCTATTTTAATTGTTCCAGTGTTATCTAAAAAAGCCATAATATATCCCTAATTACCCTTAATTTAATTTATATGTAACGTTTAGATCGATTTTCTTTCCTGTTTTTTTAGAAGTTAATCTAAGTTTAAAAGTTTTTCCAAAAATACTATCATCTGACGTACCTACCACTATGCCATTTATTTCATCACCAGCATTGTTATCAAAATCTACCTCTGTTGTATCGAATTCTAGCTGATTAATATTGGGCACCAATTGAAATATCTTTTTGAATTGTGTGGTCACCTCGTTCAACAGATCTTCTTCAAAATCAGCCGGAATCTTTTCATCAAATGTGGCGTATTTATAGCCTCCATCGCTAACTAACTCTACCTCAACCAAAGTGCTAAGAACTCCAGGGGTTCCATTTTGACTAACCGCTCTTAAAAGATAATAGATCTTAGTGTTGGTTCTTACCTTTTCTTCATAAACGCACGAAGAATAAGTATAAGTAGAGCCTGGAATCTTCAAGTCTTTAGTCGCGATAAGATCGTTTTCTGTGAAATCAGTGAACGAAAGTGGTCTTTCACTTTTGCGGAATATCTGAATTTTATCTACATATGATTTACAATAATTAGAATTTTTTTCAGTTGCCAATAAATCATTAGACGCAAGGTAAAGGCCCTTATAAAGTTCGTCGGACGGCAACACTGTTAGGGGGAAAGTCGAAGCCATAGGAACATCAACAGAGGCCATTAAGCCGATTATTTGAGAATCATCCATCCTTTGAAACTTTGACAGCTGGATTGGGGGTGCCGGATGATCCAGAACCGTAACTCTCTTACTATATAGTGGAACTTCTATAATACGTATTATTGGCTCCGTCGTTAGCGTCATGTGTGCCTGATATCTCTCTAAAGAGTTAATCTGTGCCGAAGTATATAATTCGTTTGTAATCTCTACACTCGAAACATCTGCGGCTGTCCATGCGGCCGGGGTGGGTTGTCCTGTGGTGGGATTTATCATTTCCAAACAGTATACTTCTCCGCTTGATATTTCTTTGGGAGAGCCAATTTGTCGCGACACTCCCCAATCTTCATATCTCAAGCCCCATCCATAAACTAAAACATATGCGTATACTGTATAATCATATGATTCACCATATCTAACCTGAGAATCATATAGAGTACACTGGTCCGAACCATCTGTGGCTTTTGAAATGTGATTGCTATTGGTTACAATAAAGTTTTGTACAGTTTGCTGGGCCGTGTTTAGCTTTCGGACTCGATATGCCAAAGTTTCAGTATACTTAGAATTGCCGGCTTCATTTAGAATATCCGGCACTGTCATGTAGGTATCCTGCGTCAACGGATAGTTAAGATCTAAATATTCATTAACGCGCATTAAAAGATCAAGAGCTGGCACAGAGTGCGAAAATCTAAATGTCCGATAGGCATTGTCAAGTTGATTCATGGCAGCGGATTGACCGCCGGGAATATGATAATCGCGATTAAGCGTAGTAAATCCGGCATGTTGCTTTGATAGAGTGTCAAAGATCATAGTATAGAAATTGGTCTCATTAAAAGATGACTCTGTTGTTAATGAGTATTCTTTTACTACTCCCAATGATGAGGATATCACATTATGAACCGCTTCATAAGGATAAGGGACAATGTTGGGTGTCAGATGGGGAAAACTAAAAGAATCTTTAATAAACGATAGCATCAAATTTTCAAAACCAGAATCGTAAATCATATCTCCCCATGTATATGAGGAATTATCAACAGGAAAATTTAACTTTACCATATAGGGCATTCTATCTTCCCACTCAAGAGCAGTAGGAAATAAACTAAGTTGTGATTCTCTATTAAACATTATTTTCGGGAATCTTGATATCGCCGTAGAAAGGCTAGACGCTGACAATGCTGGGGCATTGTAGGAGCTACTTAAATATTTTTTTATATTATGTAATTTATCTTTATATCCTAAGCGACCCGATCTTAAATCAGCAGATGTAATATCGTAAGTGGGAGGATATTCAGTGTTGCGAGAGGAAAAGAGACTTTCAGGATCTACCGTTCCCTCTACTGTGACTAAGTTGTACATATCTTCATCGGTATCTGCTGTGGTCTTACCGACACCCACGCTAATGAGAGTATAATAATTCGGCTTTAACAATACTGATTCGCCATATCGGACATTTTGATATTCTGGCAAATAATAGTTATAGTTATAGGTAAAATTAGCAACCTGATAATTTGCTACATTCTCATAATCAACGCTTTTAATATAAAGCGGAGCATACGGATATTCATACTGAAAACTAATATCGATAGTATCTGTGCTCGATAAAAATTTGTTACTAAGTGAAAGCCAGTGGGTATCATCTTCAACAATATCTGGATTTCCTACAATTCTAATTTGGTTTTTCCAAGTTGGGATAATAGAAGCAGCACTAGCAGTATAAAATGATGCATCATAATAGTTATTTCTAATCATCACTTCTTGGATGGGGAAATCTTCCTCTGTAAAAGTGGTTATCCACGTTGCGGTCTCATTATCGCGCATCGGAACAAATTCAACTGTAGTCTGTACGCCGTCATCCTCTTCTACAAATTGCCAATATCCCCCCATCATGGTTCTGAAAGAATCTGACCCTGACATAAGTGAGCCGTTTAAATAATGACCGGTGCGTGTAATCATTTTAATATCCAGTTGTGGAGGTTCCGCCTAAAACAAAAGGCGTTATAGAATTAAATGCGGACAAATTAACGACAGGTAGGTAATCGAAGGTAGAGAAACTACCCTGAAGAGGTACTATCGTTGTGCGGTGATAAATTTTTCTTTCGCTTATATACGAAGAAGCCGCCTCTAGGGCAATAGTTGCGGCGCCGTCGCTGATAATATCGCTAATCGAAGAGCCCGCCTCATAGCCAAAGCGACTTCGAAGGCCAGAGATTTCTTGGTAATCATAGGTTACGCTAAAATTAATTACTGTATCATCCTCGACGTCGAGGTTGATGTCTTCTAAAATATCGGCGGCTCCTTCCAGAAGTACAGGATCTGTCAGTCCGTTATAGCCGATACTTAAAAGCTCTAAGGTGGGATTTGATTCATCATATCCATCAAAAGTGTAAGGCACAACTTGACAAAGCAATGCTAATTGCTCAGAAGAAAGCTTTTCAAGAAATACATTAGCAAAAGATTCATTCGGAATTATATTAAAAATAGGCGTAATATCATAATAAAATCCATTCTCATCAAGGCTGTTGCCCTGATCATATTCAGAGAATATAGTAAGGTATCCATTCTCCGAAGAGAAATCGCCGGCAACAAAGACGCCGTAATAATCAGCATAATGTGTCGGATCAATAACCTGGGTATAGTCTATTGTTATCTCAATTGTCATTATTTAAGTCCTCTCAAGCGTCTTATTGGGCGTGTGTACGCTTCTTGTAAGGCGCTCTTTTTAAGAGAACGATCGCTATTTGTAGGCCGCCTCTTGCTATGTTGTATTTTTCGCAAGCTCGTAATCACAGCGCTCTGTGCCGTCATATCTCGGGCGCTAATATCGCGCGCGCTAATATTGTTACCAGCAGGGTCATTTGAATCATAGCGACCGGTGCGAATATCGCGGGCGCTAATGTTGCGAGCGCTGATATTGCGAAGGAGAATATCGGGTTCCGTTGGTTGAATTATGCTCGTGGTACCACCGGTCGTCCAGATCTGGTCGTGGCGAGGTGCTTTAATTTGCGCAGAAGATCTTCTTTTATCAGCAGATATTTGATTATCCATAAGTTTTACATTTCGTTCAGCGCTATTTTTATCAACCAATGTCGTCGGTTTTGTGCTATAAGAGAATCCTATATTGACGTCAAAAATAGACTCTACAAGGGCAGCTGGATTTATTAAATTGCTTAACTCCTTAGTCTTTCTTGCGCGGCTGGCCATGGCTCTAGAGGGCGCAGAGCCGGCTAAATTATAAAAAGGATCTGCTGGATTGGGGAAACTTTTTGACGGTGTAAACGTCTTGTTCTTTAGATTTTTATACCTCTCTTTATCAAATACATTAGGATTAGAAGGAACAAAAATCTCTTGTTGTGGCATAAAATCAATCTTCTTTTTCCCGCCAGAAACTGGAGAGGCTCCGAGCGCCTGCATAACAGCGTGAGAGGTAGAAATTTCAGCACCATATTGTTTATAGGGCATATTAAGAGGTGTAGAGCCATTCTTCTCTAAAATCTTGAACGCATTTTGAACTTTAAAATCTCGACTGTTAACTTCTTTGACCAACACGCCATTAATATATCTGGGTACGGCTGCTTTTTGAATGCCTTTAAAATGAGATTCTTTATTTAGAGTCGTTCTTTGATAACTTTTCATTTTAACTCTCCTTTATATAAATAGGTGCCTAAAAACCAGCGGCTTCGTCGCGACTAGTGCCAACATATTGGGTGATCTTGAGCCTCTGGTAGACGCCTTTGCCATCGACGGCATTGGGGTATGCGTATAGTTGAACTTTGTAATAAGTATTGTCTACCATAGATCCATCCTCGGCATATGCCTGGATTGTGGATATATCCGTAGATGATGCCACAGTTCCATCTATAGTAACAGTATAATACATTGTCACAGCATCACCAATTTCGTATCCATACAGGAAAACCCAACTGTCTTGGGTGTCGGCAAATGTATTAATTTCACTTAACAATTCCGAATAAACAGCATCCATTGGTAGCGCAAATTCAGTCATTATTGAGCCGGCATTGTCATATAGCGTCTGATAATCGGCAGCCTCCCAGGCCTCCTCGCCGGCTGCCGAGAAATCAACATACATATCTTTGGTATATTCCCAATCCCATGCCGTGTAGGTTTCGCTATCGGCCATGGCAGCGAAATCAGGATATCCATAATCCATTACATCAATTTCGTTAGTAAATCCAAATTCAAGTCTAATTTCATCACTAACAGAACTTAAATCAATACCATCTGTAACTGCTTCTACTAAATTTTGAAAATCAACGTAGAAAGATTGCAAATCTTCTAAGTTTCCGGTAGAAGGCGAGATCTTTTGACTTATAATTATGGTCTCATCAGTTATCTTGGAAGTGTCTCCTCCAAATGTATCATACATTAAATCTCTATATATGTTAAACATCGCGGGAGCGCGGAACCATGGCGCGGATGAAGGATTAGCAACATAAGTCGCATTCATCTCATCTACAAAAAATTGGTTAAAAACTCCATCTAAATCGTTATAACTACAAAACTGCTCAGCATATTGAACATAGTCTTTCAAACTGCCGGTGTGACGGCTATAGGCCGTAGTGTCTGTTTCTGTCAAAAACGCAGCCAACGAACTTGTGATGGCCATTACCAGGGCCCGGGTGTGATCATATACAACTGTTTGAAATTCTATCGTATCGTTGTTTCGTGGAGAATCATAATAACTACCTTCGCTATCAAAAATACTTTGAAATTGGAAAGACATCATTCGATAATCATTAAGACTATCGGCGCCGGGAACTACTAAATTTCTAAGCATTATCTCTGGATATAAAGTCTTACTACTACCTGATGGATCGAACGAGGTTCGGTATTTGATATAGCCGGCGCCGCCGTCTTCGTCCGATTCAGTCCACCCCCAAGTGGTAAAATATTCTAAATAAGGATAAGATGTGGTAGGAGGACCTACTCCTCCATCATTAGCACGAAAGTAAGCTCTGGAAGCATATATAGGGAGAATGAGTCCATCTGTTTCTCCTCGTCGTAGGTATCCCGCCTCTTTTAAATTAAAATATTGATTTGTGGCGGACTTACCAAAATATGCTTCAATTCTATTAACATCCATCAGCTTAGATATCGCACTTTGTGTCTTGAGTGCTTTTTCATAATCAAAGAAGAAAAACCCACCTTCCACCAATACAAAATCATTATCATATTTATCTTCCGGGGGTTCGCCTTCAAAATACGCATTACGAGTCATGATCACGCTATTGCTGGATCCGTATACATAATCAGTATCTAAATCATATTCTCCGGAAAGATCCGCAGGAGGACTATAAGTATCAGAAATCTTGGTTCTCGAATCTACCACTACAGGCGTAGTAACCAATTCGCGACGGACGGATGGGTTTTCAAACGCCATACGGTTAACCGTCATTAGCGAACGTTCGAATAAGTTATACCATTGTCCAGTGGTGGTGCCAGGAGATTTATCAATAAAGGACTTTTTAAACAAGTTTAATCTAGGCAATAGCTCTTCAGTCTGGCCATATGTGTTTATAATGTATTTAAAGCCGCTAACCATTTCTGCTAAGCCCGGGGTTTGAGTGTCCGTCGACGGATTGGTATATAGTGTTTCAAACTGCTCCACCATGGTTCCGCGATTTATTTTAGGGGTTGATACGTGAAAAGATCCGTCTATAGTTTGTATTGGGTTTCCATTATAAACCTTTCCTGTGTTAAGATAATATACCGCAGTAGGATCGAGCACAATATATCCATTTCTAAAAACTTTCTCGTGAGATACTTGAGAACATAGAGCACTATATAAAGTAGCATAGCGAGGATCTTCAATAGCTTTTTCGAGGGCCTCTGGTGTTTCTCCGGAGCCATCGCCCACTGTGGAAAAGTCCAATAAAGACGAAAAGGCTATCAGAGACAAATCATAATCCACATTCACCGAACCAGAGTAAACTCCATTAGCAAAATATGCGGCTGAACCAACAGCACTTAATGTGATATCCGCAGTATAATGAGCTATCATGGTCGGCATGTTGGATTCATCCTCGTCTTCCGCGTCATCTACTAAAGTAAAATCTTCGAAATTTAACGCTGAGAGTTGTTTGTGTCCATCTATCCGATAAATTACCAAATCTCCCGAAGAGTATCCAGTGGCGCCGAGTGACGACGAAAGGGAATCTGAATGGATAAACAGGTCCGTGTAGTGATGAGGCTTTGTCACGTCAATAAGATAATCTAAGGCGCCTTTATCTGAAACTATGGCATCAAAACGCCGAGTTCTGCCTCCAAAGATGTTTGCCTCAGTATAATCATAGTCAAGACTACCGTCGCTATCGGTATCCAACGAACCACTAGCGTCACCATCAAAAACCTGCCCTACATAATATTTAAGCTTCTTTAAGGAGCCGGTTACATCGCCCAAAACCTGACCCTCCGAATAAGGAACATACAAAGCTAACTTGATATCTATCACATCATCGCGAACGACGGCGCGCTCTACGTATGGAATGGGCAACATTCTCCCAGCTACATTGATTACATTGTTACCAATATTTACTGACATATTTCAGGCTCCGTTACTACGCCGTAAATGTCATAATATTGAGAATCCGTTGGGCTCTCGATATCGCAGTCGAAGTCTAAGTCGATATACAGAGATTGCCTATTAAATACCTCTGATCCTTTACAGGCATCTTCTGGTGATATCTGGCCGTCTTTAAAAATATCAAAATAGTAAGCAACACTTGAAGACACTAAAGCACTTTCTAAATAAAGTTGCTTGGGATTGAGAGAAACTTTTCTTAAGTACTCCTCAGTAATCGCCTCTCCATCTAATTTAAATAAATTCTCAAGAAAGTACTTTCTTTTAAATTTATCTTGACGAGGGCACGTGGCACATAATTTACCATAAGCGCCGGTAACTATTTCAAACACCTCAATATCAAAATTCTCATGTAGCAATTCAGTATTTACTTCTTCCGCATATAACAACAGGTCATCTACCACTAATTGTATTGCTTTTCCATCGGCAAAAGGCGGCGTAGTCATGCCGGCATTTCGCACTGAGTCCGTGGGTAGTGTCGTCATATAATCTGGATCAATAAGCCTTTTATAGTAGTTAAGAGTGATATTAAGCTGTGGGATATCAAAATTGTTTACCTTATCCTGAAGCGTGTTGTCTTTTATATGCCCTTGAAGTGTTACTATCTTCCAGGCTGGGGCTATGTTGTTGCTTCCCTCTAAAAATGCGTCACCTATCATGGCTTCAAATCTAAAGGTATCTTTTCGAGGCTCTCTCATGATGGGGCTTATGTCTGTTAAATAATAAGACATTGATCCTTCATCAATAATTTCGGCCGGGGTATCTACTTCTTGGAAAAGAACTTGTGTTTCTAAATATTGTGTTTCGTGCTTAATGCGATCATGAATTTGATTCGCGGACTCGCTTATGTTCGCATAAGCGCCATCATATAGCACATTATCATCATAAAAAGCATAATAAGCTGGCTTAAATCTGCCCATAGAAAGCAAATAGTGACCATAAGACGTTAACTTAAAGTCCATTACTTGTTCTTTTTTGTTTAAAAATTTCATCTTTTATTCTCTAACAATAACTATCCATATAAGGGAAATATTCACCATCAACCATACTCATCTCTAAGAGCATCCCACATAGACTGATTTAAAGTAGGCGAATTCACAGCCTGTGAAAAATCTACGTCAGTAAAAACAGACATGCCGTTCTCCGACTCGTCATCCTCAGTAAATGTCTGTATATGAGTTACCGAAAACGCAAGAGCAGAGTTGGCCTCAAAGTGAGAAAGCATCGATGGGGCATCGGATGGCCTGCTCAATTCTGAGCCGGCAGCGGGACCGGCGCTACTCAATCCGCTCTCATCGTCAGCGCCCATCATTGGCGACTCTCCATCAACAAAAGGAGATTCCATAGCCAATTTCACATCTATCTTGATCTTCTCTACAAATGATAAATAATCATACGGCCAATTATATCCAAACTTTCTAGCATCGCGAATACATTGCTCAGTATAGGCACTATAGGTGCCTATTTCCTTATAGTGGTCATAATAATTTACTTGAGATCTCTGCTTCACCTTAAATACCATCCATCTAAGGCTCTCGTTATCTGCCAAGTTAGTTTCAGATAGAAGTTCGGAATCTATTAACTCATGAGCAACAGCGGTATTTTGAAGAGTTATCTTTTTATACTCAGGTGGTGCGAGATTTTGCCACATATAAGACAAATCATCTTCACTAAAATCATATGAAAATTCAAATATATAGGCGACAAAAGGCTCAGCTGCGGCTTCATCAGTAACACTATCTGGACAATCCGATTCCAGCCAATCGGGCCTTAATGATTGATACCATGAAGGAATACCTCCAGTTTCTGATTCAGCTGGGAAGTTAACCCAATCTAGGTTGGGGGGGAAGATATACTTTCTCATTAGCTCGATTTGGCGCCTGATGGATTCACCAGCGGCATCCAGCGAGTCGGATGCGGTCGTACCCTCAAGAACAGCTGCTTCTATTCTGCTTTCAGGAATACTTATAAATTTCTTTCTCTCCATATTTTCTGGAGAGGTCATGGTGGCGGCCGTGGCGGCCTCAAATCCATCAGAAGATTCGGCGCCCTCTACAATATACGGAATCGCCACCACAGCTTCATTAATCGTTAGGGACGTTTTAAGCTTTCCAAGCTTGGCGCTCCTGTTATCCGAATCGAAGCCAACCAAATCTATTAGCGATTTTGTGGAAAGTATAACGTTAGAGCCGCTTTGTTTAGCGTTGTAGTCGTTATAGACAGAATTATTAATATACACATCATAGTGATTATTTAACCAATCTAGAGGCATATCCTCAACTTCTAGGAAAATTCCTTTGGTAGGATCTCGCTCTAAAACGCCAAACTGATGCCACATGCCTCGGGGTACTGATGCGGCTCCATAGCCTTGCGGTATTGCCAATTCAGAACTAGTAAGAGGTCTTTGTAACTGTTTATCATTAAAGTTCATCATTGGGGTTTCCATGCGCGGACGAATTACCCAACTATCAGTCTCTACTATGGTGACAGTGCCAGTTGTGCCAGTATCAATTTCAACTTTTGGCGCCGTTACCACATCATTGATACGTATGCTGGCGCTTATTTGCATACAGTGTTCATTGATTCGGTTTCCACTGTAAGGGGCAGGAGTAAGTCCTAATAAACTTAGGCTAATGGAATCATCATACACCAAGGTTGTACCAGCAGAGCGATCTATATACCGGCCGGTCATTACGTCTAAAACACGGTAACTAGCTGTAGCATAACCAGGATCAATACGCCAATACTTATATTTACAATTATTTATAATATCTGTCATGGTATATTTATGATCGCTCATAGACTCAGGCACTCTAAATACGACATCACACCACGACTCGCCATCATAATAAGGGGGCGTATAAGCAGGGTTATGGCCAGAAAAGCTATCTACAATAGTATTATTCATATATCTCGACACAGATGTTTTGCTTTGCTCGCCCATGCCGGCCAAAGGAGGACCGAAAGCAGTAGGCCGACTATACATCGTAAACGTTTCTCTATAGGAGCTTGCCGAGGAAAAAGGATCTTGCGGGATAGGATATCCTATAGAGCTAGTAGAAAAGCCCATTTTTCCTTTAGCGTTTGCTGGGCGCCCACTGCCCTGGGTGCCACTAAAGATTCTGCGACCTCCGTTTTGTACGTATGGAGAAAGAGACGAGAAATTAAAGGGAGTTCCACCGGGCCCGCGGCCACGACCACGACCACCATAGGTGCCAACTGGATTTAAATATACTTTTGAGCCACGTTCGTTAGAATAGCTTTTTATTCCTTCCATACTGCGGCGTAATTTAATTCTCATCATATACGTACCTACTTCGATAGTCTGGCCTGCGCGCGGCCAACCATCTGACTTGAGCTGTGTAGGCTGACCATCTGCCAAATATGTATTCATAACCTCGCCAAAGAAATTATCAGCCATCCAGCCATAACTAGTCTCGGCACACTCTGCGTCAATAAGGCGCCCAGTGAGAGGATCTCCAGTACCAGAACTAGTTAAGTCAATCGAACAAGAAGGGTGAGAATCCAGATCAACATAAAGCGCTGTCGATCCCATAAAACCAAGATCGGGGTTAATCATCGCTTCGAAAGGAATTCTTCTATCAAACAGCGCATTTCTACGCATACCTAGAAGCCTCATGGTAGTAGGATCAATAGTAATGGCGTAATTGTTCTCTTTTAAGGCGGCAGAATCTCCAAATGGAGTACGCTGTACAAAGCGCGGATCTTCAACTACCGGAAAATCTACGGCGAGGCCAGACTTAATGGTGTTGAACATAATTCCAGGCGCAAACATAGGCTGAAATAACGGCTTTGTAAGTGAGCCAGAAAAATTATTATCAAGACCATCAATGTACCAAGGCGGATCATTATAATATGGGGCCCCTGCCGCATCCCAGCTTGTCTGAAGGCCTAATTCTTCTCTTAGCTTATGCGCAAGCTGAATTGTTCTCTGTACTGGATAAAATCCTTTGTACGGATTAAACCTAATTGAAGCGCTACATTCAATCTTAATTTGTTTAGCCTCAAGGCCGCTTGCCCATTTAAGATCTCCATAATTTTGTAGAAACTCAGAATTCGAATAATCTACGTAAAAATAAGTCTCCTGGCTATTCTGACAAGCTGGAGCAAAAGATCCATCTTCGCTAGCCTGTTGAGTTTCTGCGCAGCCTCTTGTTTCGGGAAATTCCAACATATCATATTTTTTATTCTGGATATCTGTCATAGACCAGCCGGCACGGGAATAATCTTCTATGTGGACGCTCATGCGATATTCTGGAACAATCGCAAATTCTTTGGCTTTACTAACTTTGTTTAATAAATAATTGAATTCTTCATAATTGTTAAACCATGGTTTTGACGGCTTGGGAATAAATTGTAAGTAATTTCTATGCGGCGCATCTAGATCATACCACATATACCCAGCTTGAGAGCCAGCTTGCCATTGAGCCTCGCCGGCGAAGATTTGAATCTGCTTAGTACTAGCAAATGGAAGCATCTTGCCCGATCCAGACTGGGGAATATCTATTCCAGCAGGGCACACAACCGAGGTGGGTGTAGAAATGGTATGCTTGCGCGCATATAAAAGACCAGGAGTTAAAACATTGGCTTTTTGATAGTTGCTAACTCGTAAGCGTCCTATATTGCTGCTAGTGAAATAAGTAGAATATGTGTTCTGCAGCTCACCAGCTGTGGCTTGATCTATGAGACTCTTTCGATTCCGCAAAATGGTGCCTTCGCGTCCTCTGAGTTGGCCCGAGGCGAGCGAATAAGAGACAAGGGGCACCATCCGACGAGTTAAGAAATCGAGCGGCGCGTCCAAAACAAAACAACTTTGAGTGAGAAGCGGCACAATATCTTGACTACTTGATATGGTGGTACCTAGTGTTACTCGCGCATTTTGACTGTCGCGCCAGAATCTATTATCGAACATCTTTTTATTACGAGAATGATTTAAAAATTCATTTCTCTGAGAAGGGAAGATATTCTCAGTATACAAAATCCAATTAAGATCGATACTGTCAAAAGCTTCAGTGACTGCGTTATCAATAATCTGTTCACCCACTGTTGTGGAAGTGTAATCTCGCCCAAAATCTGGGAACTGATCGTCTGTCTCGTATCTATTAAAATAGACATAATTGTTACTATAATCAGCTTTCCAGACCTGTGTATTCTCGTCTACCTCTAAAGAAACATAAAGTGGTCGGCCGCGCATAGATACGGGAGGCATAATAAACTTGGTAGTCGATGCTACGGCGCCGGTAATCGATTCCATATAAACAGCATTATGTTTCTTATAGGTTCTCAGAAGTTTATGATCTGCCCAGCGCATTTGGCGCCATGTAGGCCATCCATAAACACTTTGGCGATTAAGAAGAATAGCATTTAAAGCACTAGCTGTGCCGGCCGTATTTATAGTAGCAATTTGGCCTGGGTGCCTATTAAGGCTCCTGAAGGCTAAATCCGGATGATTAAGAAATCCGCCCTCCCCTCCAGGAAGGGCAGACAAAATCATTTTTCCTAAAATACCCGAACCAGTATTACAAGTTTCCAGTGTATTTAAATTTAAGCCTACGAAATCAGTTCTCTGTACTTGACGGTTGGCGAAAACACCCGAGTAGTCCCAACCAAACGCTCTCGGCGCGGCGTTAATATATGATACGAACTCGCTAGCAGAAACGAAATCCAAAGAGTCGATCCACTTTCCAGTACTGTCTTTAGTTAAGAAATCAGAGCTAACCATACCGTAGGCACCGTCGCGACGATATTGGCACGAAGCCGTAATCCAAGCATATTGTAATGTGGAGCGAGGAATTTGGTGAGTTATATACCAATTATCATATACCGAACTAGGTGAGTATTGAGCCAAGCCGGCCGCGGCGTGCGATTGCTTAAGTACTGTTAAATTATTTCTATTGACTTTGTGGAAACTTGGAAGCTGGTTGTAAGTCTTACCGGGTCCGCCGTATGTGAGGAGGCCCTTTTTCTTATTCTGGCCACTAGTAAATGTTCCCACTGTTACAAGGCTAGTTCCCGCCACATTTGCCATAGTGATACTATTTCCGGCAGTACCCGCATACAACGCCCTTACCGCAACATTAGTAAATCCATATAAATCTCCTTTAGGAGAGGCGCTCACTCCCTTTACTCCTATTCCCTTAATACCTTCACCGCTCGTAGCATATGTTACAAGACTATTTTCGGCGCCGTTAATCGCATCTCTTAGTGCGCGCGCATATTCTGCATTCCTATATGTGGTAAATATAGCAGGGGTGCCTATGCCAATCTTATTGGCGCCAGCAGCTCCAGCACCAGTAGAGTCCGATGTCGTAAATTCAATCGTAACAGCCTTTCCGGCGCCGCCGGCGGATACAGGCACCGTAATGGTGATTTGAGTACCATTAGCAATAGTGCCAGGAGTTGTTAGACTGCCGCCCGTAGCGAGCGCTCCTGGAAAAGGCTCAACGCTGCCGGTATGAGAGCCCGTTATCCATACTGATGACCGTCCAAACTTAGCCGAATGTCTTGTCAGGTGAGCGTAAAGTCCATAGTCCTTACCATGAATGTCGAAGACAGAAATACCAGCTGGACCTGCGCCAGTAATTTCAGCTGATATAAAAGACTTATTCTGCGGGAAAGCCTGAAATGGTCTTTTTACCATCAGATTTCTATTATTGACACTGTTATATACCGAATAAGAATCAGATCTAAAATCATTATAGCCGGGAGTGGCAATTTCAATACCTCCGGGTGCAGCAAATCGGCCGCGTATAACTGATTTGTTCTTGGATCCGGTCAAATAGCCTACAGAATATTCGCCGGGATATCCTCTGCCGTTAATTCTTGCTGGAAGCTTAGAAGAAGATAAAAAGTTAAAATGACTATAGCGTACATTTTTAAAAGGCTCGCTTCGGCGAATATTCAAAAGATTACGAACGCTAGTAGGGCCGCGGTCGACCAGTGTGCGAGTTGAACCAAGTCGACCAAAATTAGATCCGGAGTTCTCAAAAATAATATTGGGCAGCTGAGGCTGTTTTTCCACAAACTGTCTAGGATTAGAATAGGCGCCCACCGTATTTAAGAAGTCATAATTATTGTTATAATTTCCTAAGATTGTCGAACCAGTGGTATGGTGAATGTTGCGTATATTAACCGGACGCTTCGACACAAAGTCTCGATAATAGACCGCCTTTTGGCTAGCCGTCTGGGGATATGGGCGAATATCACCTTCGGCGCCGCCGTTGGATCCGGGATACGGGTAGTCAGCTCCCACCAAACCAATAGCGCCAGAATCTTCAATACTGCGGGACAAATCTGTACAACATGCTAAAAGAAGCTTCCAAGCTTCGGGTCTGGTTTTCCAAGTGTCCGCACCTTTATTGATAGTTATGTGCCTTGATTGATGGCCTCCAACCGCATATTCTGTAAACGGGCCCTGCATGGGCCTTTCAAGAATATAAGGACCATACACATCATTATGAAGGTTGGTAATGGTGATGCCACCGCTTAATACTTTTCGAATCTGTGCCTGATAACCTGCTTTAACTACATCACTGCTATCATACAAATTAAAAGGAAACGCAATGGACGACTTTACATTTTTATAGCCCAGGCCTGATTCATAATCGCGACCATGTAAAACTTTAGAATATCTTTTAGTTTTGACCCAGGCTGGCTTAGGATCTTTAGATGGAGGTATCTTTGTCAATGAACTCATGAATGACATCAAAACATTTTCTGGAACAAAAACACCGCTATCAGTATTTACTGGGCCTGCAGGGGTCAAAGCATTATATGTAAAGTGGATATTCTTAGACGCCTCAAAGTTTACACCTCCATATAATACCGAAGCAGAGCCTGGAGTTTGTATTCCCAATCTATATGGCTTTTGGAAATTTCTACGAGGATACCTTGGCGCTTGATATGACATGCCTCCGCGGGTGCGGACTTTGGGAATAGAACTGCTAACGTGAGGATTCGTTACAACCGCTTTTCTTACTTTTTCGCGCTGTTCATTTACAATAGCATCTGGTGGACCATTAGTTGCTTTTTTCAGTTCAGTCTTCCATCTTTGCGCCCGGTTTTTCCAATAAAGAATATTCTCTTCAGTGTCGCGAGGGCTGGACGGAAGGGGGCTGTGGCCAAATTTCCAGCTATACGTTTTCTCCCAAATTCCCTTAAAGGGGGCAAATTCTATTTCTGGTTCTTTAAATTCTAATGTCGGGAACTTAGTTTGGTATTTCGACCTCTCTAGCACATGCGGCTCGATCATATTTAAAATATTTTCCACATATGGAGAAGATCCCGGAACAAGCTGTTGAATAATCATAGATATGGCATCATCAAACCATTTATAATAATTTAAAAACTTTTCTACATCGGTGACTTTCGTAACCCTACGAAAGAAAATTTCTCGTAATTTTTCTAAATCTTTATAACGCTCACGATAGCGATTGACCGGATCGCCAATCAAACTATTAAAATCAATAACGCCCGCAAAAAAGTTTAACATCTCTGCTGAAACAGCGCCATACATGCTTTTCTCTAACGTGAAAAGATAGTCGGGTACTGTGTGAGTAAGATCGAATACTTCTTCATCTCCGGAGACAATTCTAATCATCTCGTCAGAAACCACCTGTTCTGGGTCTATAAACTCATACACATTAAGAGATTTAATTGAAGCTATGTCAGTGGAAGAGGTCGCATAACTAAAGCCGCGGCCAGTATGCTGATAGCCGCTTACTTTTCCAAGCCAACCATAATTATTTCTCATGGTGGCAGACCCGGAGCTGTAATCTTCTACGAAGAATTTACCATGAGTGGTGCTCTTGGACAAAGCCGTAAAATTCCACTCAAGAGCTAATGTATTTAAATTTAATAAATCCTTATTCTTGTTGTTAGGGTCAAGAGGAGAAATATTACGATACGAGCCGGAAATACCACTATTGTGACTATTTCTGGAGTGTTGTCTTAAAGAATAATTATCTAAATATTTAGTCCAATATTTGACACTAGAGAAGGTCACATCGCACGATTGAGAAATAGTACCAGTTAAATTATCGCGGTGCGCACCAACATAAAGCCTTTTTGCTGATTGAAGAAAGCGAGTACCAGCTTCGTGACTAATGCTGCTTGAAACTTCAAAGCTTTCCAACTCGGTGTCTAGAATATAGTTAGTCCCACGAAACACCACATCATATCCATATCCAATAGATCCGCTAACAACTGCGGCCATTGGATACCCCTGGGGTCGTAGGCGTACCGACAAATTCCATAAATTATTATCATAAACATTAAAGAACACGCTGCTCGTCAACAAGGGGATCGGATACGGCGAGCGAGAAGAACTTAATATAAATTGTACATCTTTGCTGCGGGGTGTTGGGCGCTGGGCGTATACCTGAAAGTTACTATAATCTGAACTAGAAACGAACGCTGTGTTGGCGCCGGCGAGGGCCCGGGCACTTCCCGTATTGGCCGTGTACATGCCAAACAGAGACATTTTACTAAGATCGTGTTGGCGACGAAATGTATTAGAAAGCAAATTATATGTAGGAAACATAATATCTGCTTCTATTGTAGCCCCATAGGGGTTCTCTGCGCCAGCTATCGAACTTTCATAACTTCCGGAAATATAACCACGACTATCGCTATTAGAAGAGGCTGTACACTGATATACAACACCGGCCAGATTATTGCGATGATCATTGTTAAGAAATGTCTTTTGATACTGTTTTTGGCGTAAATTATTAGCTAAACTATAGGTCTCTCCAGTGGAATATTGACGGAATTGTAATAAGGAATCATCAAGATTAAAACATCTTAATACATTTCTAATAGCTCGGCCAGTGCCTTTAGATTTAAAGATCTCAGCCAAATTATTATATAAATTTACGTAAATTTCATTTTTTGCTTCTACTAAATCTCCTTCGAAGAATCTTGTTGCGTCTCGATTTAATAGTTTTTCAACAATATCCGCATCAATAAAAGTATTAGGAGTGTACAAGCCTAAAGATTGAGGCAGATGTCTGGCAAAGGGAACTGGAGCGACCGAAGAAGTGATGTAATCAGACTCTCTTATCTTAGGAACTTCTTTGATTAAGAAATATAGCTTGTCAAAATAAGAGCCTAAGATATGAGAAATAATCTTTATATTAGGATTACCCAAGGCTTCGTGTTCTTCAATAATCCAACTAGGCACGTAACTCATAAACGAGGAGTTGTTATTCAAATCATAATAAGAGCCTGTGGCCAGCAACGAAGAACTAAGCGCTATGAATTTAGGATGCTCTACTCTGATAATAGGATCGGCGGCTTCAGTGCGCGCAGCACTAGCTGATACAATGGCCGAACCTGTATTTCGACTAGTGGCAGAATAGCCCGTCCAAACACCATTACTTAATCGGCCAGAATAGTCCAAAACCATACTATCAATTGAACTGCTTCCTACAATTCCTTCATTAAATTTATAATAGACGCCCAAAGTAGTGTTAGAAATATCTGTATTTGTGCCGCCATTAACTGGCGCGAACCAATTACGACTAATTTGTTGAGAATTTCGGGCAACTTTCCAAAATCTAAACTCATCTAGCGAAGCGCTTAGTTTTCCGGCGCCGGCTCCGATAGCAGATCCGGAGGGAGGCCGCATCAATCCGCCTAGGCGCCCCATCATCCCTTTAGAATTTAATTCACTTATATTGCCATTATAAATGTTAATGTCATTGAGTACTCCATTCTCATAGAGTTTAACCACAAAACTACTACCTGAATTTTGGAAAGTAAACGCATAGTGCCCCCAATTCTTAAGAGAGGCCGGCGTTATATTGTTTCCAATTCGCATACGCTGAAGGGCTACCGAGGTGGTACCCGACTGAACCGTAAACATGAAAGGTGTATTGCCGGAAAAACCTCCTGTCAATTCTAAAGTTATCCGACCATATTTTCCTGTAGATAACGAATAATTGTTCCATATATCTGCGACAACTTCCTTACCAGTTTTTGTAAGATCGAAGCTCGTCTTTTTAAGCCAAAATTCCGCTGTCACTCCGTCATCGAAATTTGAGCGCAAATTAGAAAGTCGAGTGCCTTTTCCATAATCATCAGGCAACCCTGCGGTTTCATATATGTTTTCGTCATAGATATTAGAATAATTTACTTTATTGGTATCCGGATCGGGGCCGCGTGAAACCATTGAAGTGCCCGATGCTGTAAGAGGGCCGCCCTTGAAGGTGATATATTCAGGAGTAGCAGGCATACCGTAGCCGTTAACCTGCGCTCCAGAACGTGAGCCCCAACCATCCACAGACATAATAACATATCCTGTAGTGGTGGGGTACCTCTTATCAAAAACGTATTTTTCACCCTCGAAAAGACTATTGTAGAACTTTACTTTTTCGGCCGAGGATCCATCATAAGGATAGTAATCTGATATTTTCTTAAGGGCGCCCTGATAAAAATAATACGCAGAACCATAACGAATAAAATTTACTGGCTGAGAGTAATCTAGGTGTGGTACAAATGTTTCATTCTTAATGTTGATCTGGCGTGCATTGTCGCGAGACTCAACAAACTCAAACATCTCTTTTTCATTTTTATAATCTTCGAAAATAATGCTTGGATTAGCGGAATCGAATAATTTTTTAATACTCATAGTCTTCTACTCTAAACTTAAACACCTCGTGTTGTTCATTCCACGACAGATTTCTCTCATCATAAAAAGCAAACTTCAAGCCATAGGCATATCCCGGCTCTAACAACGTCATGTCTAAATCAAAATAATTTCCTGATACATCATAAGATAAGCCTGTGTGATTTTCACTCCCCGTTCCATACGGAACAGCAGGGTAGCCATCTAGTAGTCTATACACTCTATAAGAAGCACTAATGATTGTTTCTGTCTCAATCTTGGTGTTTGCCACTGTATAGATCGTAGGTTTCCAGCCTTTCTTTCTTACAAATAAATTAAGGCGCGCCGTATCATTTCGTAAATATTTTGGCTGAAGGTTGGTTAGTGAAAGATAGTACAGCGATGTAGCAGTAGACTCTCCACCATCTATAGACATCGGCCGGAAGGAGCCAGTAAAATATTGCTTAGCTTTATTGGGGTTACCAATATCGTCACTTCCTGAAAACCATACATCATAAACCGTTTTAACTGAAGAGGAGGGCAAACAAACGTTACAAGAATAAATTCCTGTCGATACATAACTTGCTGTAGCGAAGTATGTTGATGCGCACAAGGTTAGCGGGTTGCGCGCCACTCCCGATCCGGATGGGCCGGTGTTGTCTTTAGAGCCTGAAAACAAACTAACTACTAATTTACCTGAAGAGCCGATGCCTGGGAGGTTCGTTAATCTTCCTCGAACGACATTATAAAAATAAAGAGTATTTAAGTTTTCTGAAGCTGGCGCGCGCGAGCTGCTGAAGAAGAAATTGCCGCGATCATCTGTTTTGGCCGAATTCCAACGAGCTTCTATGATAGGCTTAAAGAAAAAATATTGGGAACCGCGACCAAAAAATCGTTTAGTATAATAAGATTTTACTGCGCCGGCGGGATTAAAAATTACATTGCTATCTTTTCGGACGGCGCGCGCGGAGGACGAAGCCTCATAAGAAGAAGAAAATCTGATTCCTAAGCCATAATTAACATATCCATCGCCAACAGAACTAGTGGCGCCTTTGATCCAATCCTCTACAAATTGTGTTACATTAACCTCTAAATTTTCAGTACCGGCGCTAAAATGTTGAGTTACGGGCCTGCGTTTAGTGACATAATCACCGCCAACTGAATACCAGCGGCCGGTACCTCCGGTAAAATATCCATCTACTCCAGAAGCGCCTCCTTGAGTTGTAACATTCGCCGGCACAACAATGGCCCTATTGCCGGCGGGGCCTGGGTATTTATAAGTTAAAGTAATAGACGTTTCACTAGTCCAAGTAGTGGGTGTCAGTGTCATCGAAAGATTGCCGGCAGCAATTGCCGCGGCAAAAGTCACATGTAAAGCCTGGGTTGCTTGTGCATTGGAACTAATTCCGTTAGTGCCTATTTTGGTGGCAGTCCCAGCAGTAGGAGCTAGACTGCTGTCCGTTGTAAGTGTAACTGTGTCGCCATTATAGTCAATAAGAGTAAGCTCGGTTCCATTATCAGAAACTAAAGCCGCTAGTCCCCCAAAAGTTGCGCTAGCATTGGCCAAAGTATCGTTTGCTACAATCCAGTTAGAGCCATATTTATCATAAGTTGTATCTTTATAGCCCTCTAAGTCTAACCCATCTCCTTCCTGCCATGAAGAAGAAAGCGCTTGAATTACAAGTTTATAATCTCGCGGTACAGTTTTTGAACTAGGCGCATTAAACATCCGCAAATAAAAACTCACAGAACCACTATCAGGAATCTTTCCAGCTGTACGATCTGTGTTTATCTTGGCTACCGGAAATTTAAGAAGAATACGAGACAATTCTTGCGAGCCGGTAGCCTGTCTTCCGTAGATAGAAAATGTCTCTAGGATGTCTGCTCGACCAGCATTAGCACCGGTACCGCGTGTTACCAAATTAGGCTGGTAAGCATTCACAATTGTATTATCGGCGCTAGCCGAATATCTTCTAAGCATTATCTAGCCTTACCTTTAATGTCGACTTGAGGATATTTAATCTCAAAAATAGCATTTTTTGGACAAATTATATAGCTTCCATCCGGAGAAGTATTTTGATTTACCGAAAAGGCTACATTAGAATATTGCGCGCCTGTTTTGGCAAAAATTCTCAAAGCCTTCACATCTAAAACAGACGGAACACTTTTTAATAGTGAATATATTTGACTAATTGAAAACTGTTCACCAATATAGTATCCTCTGGTTAAATAACTGCGTAAAGTTGCCAAGGCTTGAGCCATGGCCATTTCCTTGTTGCCAGCACTTAAGACCGAAATAGAAAAATCTAAACCAAGATTTATAACATAAGCATCCTGAATATCGACAGTATCATTAATCATTCTATAATTGTTTAGCCAAGTTTTTAAATTATTTTTAATAGTAGAATTAGTTTTTATTAATTTGCCGTACACGTCTTCAGAAATAACATACATATTAAGGTTTCGCTTAAGAGAAGCAGTATCTTTTTGAACAGAGCAGCGCTTAATAGAGCCAAACTGAGGGGCCATCCTATACGCAATATTTTCATAATCTGCTTGTGTTACGGCGCGATTCTGCGTGGGGAATGTGTCGTAAATGCGTTGTTTAATTTCAGTCGTACTAGCGTAAGTAATATCTCCCACGATAGGAGATTCGTTGGAGCATTCTAAAGAGTTACGTACGCTTGTGATTGTACTTGGCGCTAACGTTGATAGATTGGCAAATCTCATACTAGCATCCGACACTCGGGTAATACTTCCTACCGCAGCATTCGAATTAGCGGAATTTGTCACCCTATAAGTTACTGTCAGTTTAGTATTCGTAGGAACAAGCCCATAACTTCTATTCTTAGAAAGACGAGTGGGGTCAAATGAAGTACTAGAGACATAGTTTTTTCCGAAAATATCGAGCGCGACCTGCTGAGGCTCCGCAACTATGTCGATCTCTGCCGCATCACCGCTCCCAAACTGTAAAAAGGTAGCCATATTTTCTCTAACTAATACAAATTTACGATTAACGATCAGAGGCTTCAAGATAGAAGGGACATTATCATTTTGAAAGTTTTTGTTTGTTATTTCCCTATAGACAATATCTTGTGCGAGATTCTCTACTTCAAAATATTGCTGGCCACTAGAATCTGTAACCGAAATAATTTCAGCTACGTCCGGAATCGGTAAAAGTACTCTTCGGAATTTTTGAAAACTACCCACTGTAACTGTGGTAGTTCCCAGGCGTCCGGAAACAACTGTTCCATACGCTTTATAAGCATAGTGCGTGGGCGCGCCGGTGGAGTCTGTCACCTTAGAAACCACCACGGGATTAGCGGGATTGGCGAAGTCTACATTTGCTGTTAGAAGAAAGTTCTGTCCCGAAGTAGAGCTAAATCGGCTTCCTTTCTTTAGAACAGGAATATAACGCGAATCAGGGCCTAGGCCTGACGGAGAGGCTGGCACTTCTACATAAAAGGCTAGCTCGCCATACGTAGAGGCGCGGCCGGGATCTTTATATCCTAACGCTCGGCCATGGCGAATTATATTACCTAATCCGTAGGCCGTGTCCAGAAATGACTCATTGACATTATAATCAAGATAGAAAGATAACTGATCTCCAACATATGCTACTGCGTCAATCATCATTGAGCCAAAAGAGCCCTCACTCCAATCTTGAAAATTATCAGGATAGAATCTCTCTGCTAGTTCCATCAAATCTTCTCGAATAGTGATATAGTCTCTACTCGTATAGTTTATGGGGATAATTTTATCTTGGGGCATTATCAAATTTCCTTATTCTAAATAGCTAATTGTAATAAATCGTCTATTCCTAGACCCGGCACCACATACTTAAGCGTTATTAAAATAGTATTAGTTTCCATCTTATTTTCAAAAAAGATATTCTGAATTGCGACAACAGGCAAATACATTTCTACTTGTTCTTGGATGCGCGTACGAATTGTAGCTTCTATATTTTCACTATAATTAGAAAACAAAAACCTTGAAAGACCTACTCCGTATGTTGGCTCCATTACTCTCTCTCCTGGGTTTGTAAGAATGAGCATTTTTAAATTTTGCCTAATCATATGATGAAGATTTTTAATCATAGTGAAGCCATCATTAGAATTATAAGTGATAGGCAAACTAAGTCCAATAGACGGCATTTTCTTTCTCCTTAATAATTATCGCTTCATTGATCTTTTTTACATAACTTTCCGTTTGCATCGAAAGGATTCCTTCTAAGTTTGCGCCGGCGCCATCGCGGTACGAGCGCTTGGCCTGGGCGTGGGCGCATTAGATTCTTGAGTCGATTAATCCAAAATCCTGTTGGATTAAAGGAAAACATAAGATCTAAATTAAATTTCCAATCTCTAGAATTATAGGCGCGCTTAAACATTCTTTTCAGCTTTACATTTGATTTGCCGAGTATCTGAGCGTCCCAATTGTCCCATTCTCGAATAAACCAGCCGCTAAACATGCCCGGCTCTCGATCATCAGCAGAGGCCCATCCTACAATCGATTCTTCATAGCTAAGATTTCCATCATCGTCAAAAGTAACTTTGGAGCCCGGCTTGGAGGCAAAGGTGGAATCGATGCCTGCGGCGTCGCCATCGGCCACCGTTATTTCTCCGATTGATCTTAAAAAGCCCATATCATTATAAATAGCCAACGTAGATAATAATTTCTTACTTGGAAAAATATACCTTGTAATCAATCTAAACGTTTCATCTTGCTTGAGTAAATTAATTAAACATAGTAATTCTTTCGAATCGCCTTGAACTCCTACGAATGCTTGAGTTTCATAATCTAGAGCATCTATTTCTACAGACGTAATCGGGGTCTTTTCATAAGCTTCATAATAAGAAAATAACAACCCATGTCGTACTCCTAGTTCTCCTGTCAGGCCAGATGGTATAGGCTCGCCTGTGTTTGGATCTGCCTCATAAGTCAGTTCCAAGGTGCCTGGATATATATCTGAAATATTCAGAGTAGGGTCGCGCGATTTAATAATTTCTGTCCCTCTCTCGATGCTATATTTTGTCCCATCGATGCTAATATATTTTTCAATTACAAAAGGCGCAGAAGAATTGGTTGCCGGCGTATAATCATAAGATTCAACATCCCCAATCGGGACAATCAAGTTGGTGATACTGTGATCGTGGGGGCCCAACCCAGCGGGGCCTTCGAACACCTCCTTACATTTCGGATAACAATCGCTAGAGGCCGGCTGAACCACCCAGTTAATAATTTCGTGCTTGTGCCTAATTCGAGGCTCTGTCGGATTGGAGGCCTCATAAGCCCAGCCGTTTCCATCTTCATCCACATAATAAACATGAGTATGTCCTAAATTATTAGATGTTTGTCCATGAGAAGGTCCCGAAGGATAATCTTCTTCGATTTCTACAATTTCTTGATTTAAATTAAGATTAATGCCACCTTGCGTAAATGTTTCCAGAAAATAATAGTCTATATCCCTAACTTCAGGTTCGACTCCTAAATCTTTAAGATTTTCTATAAACCTAGCGCTAGTATTTTGAAGTTCTGTTTTTACCCATTCTTTAAGAACAATTTTTGCTTGTTCTTCTGAAGATTTAATCGCTTCAAAATTTAATTCCTCTTTGTATTGTTTATATGTTTTCCATTGTGAAATTGCTACCGCGGTTCCAGCAACAACGGCTGAGCCAGGGACAGGGATGGCGGCTGCGGCGGCGCCGGCGGCCAACGATTTTCCCACATCACCGGCCACATCTTGAGCCTTTAGCCAGTCATCTCGACTAGGAAAATCATAAGAAGACTGCACATTATTAAGCTCTTCTAATGCTCGTAAAACCGATTCAGGAGGATCCTCTATTTTACCTTCATCTAATAATCTTCCATAAGCTTGAACTGACTGCTCTAAAAAAGCATACCAAAATTCCTCATCTTTAAAAGTACTTAAACGCTCCCATCCATCCGGCTGGGCGTCTTTGAAGGATTCCTCCATAACCTCTACAATGTATTGTGGGTAAATAGAGCTAAAAACTTTGTCAAAATCCGGAGCAAAAGTTGTAAATGTTGCTAATGTTTTAATAAAATGTGCACTCGAATAAATTCGACAGGCAGCTTTTATAATACCCTGTATCTTTGCTACGCTCATTCTTTCCAAGACTCTATTGTACGGCAATTCTCTTACACAATCGGGATCATGTTGAAGTCTCTTATCTTCTGGTAAATTACGATAAGTTTCTTGAATTTCATCTTCTATGTCTTGGAAGTCTATCAAATCAGTACGCGTTGGCTTACAGGGGCTTATTTCAGGGAAAACTACATCTATAATCCCCATCCACCCCTCGCCAACCATAGGCTTGACGTGAATTGGCGGATTAATATATTTGCCACCATAATCAGCAGGATTCAAATAGAAGACCCTTGTATTTTCTGGGGTACCTAGCGAGTCATTGATGTATTGGTCATAGCTTACGCCTAAAATCATATTATCATTGGTGATTATTTCGCCATCGATAGTTGCTTCTCCATATGGTGTGCCGCCCGGTGAATCCGTTTGATCATCTTTAACCACATAAGCAGCATCTTCCCTAGTTAGCTCGTCAAATTTGGCGCCATAAAGAAAAGCCTCTTCATTATTTGCCACCTTAGATATAAAATCACTCATCATAACAGTTAAAAGATTATCATAAACCGATTTCAAACCTCCGATCGTAACGCTACGACCATTTTGAGTCAAAATTTCATGAAATAAAGTAAGCTGAGGAGTGTGCTCGGTCTGGGTTGTAAAGCATCTCTGGAAATTGGTATATTCAGATAGCGCTTGTAGATTGGAGAACTCATCGTCGACAGCTAAAAATTCATATGCGCGATCAACAATAATCGATGGGTCGCGGCCGCGCTTTTTCATTTCCTTCCTTTGGTCTCTAGTCATCCCTTCTTCAAGAGGCTCAGCGCCATCAGCATTCTGATTTAAGCGCACAACGACATTAATTCGAGAGGCGTCGGCCGGTATATTTCTAATCAAAGTTGCTTCTCCCACATTGGCCTCAACGAGATCTCCTAAAAATAAATCTACGTCAAATGCTTCAGAATACATAGAAGCATCTCCCTCTGCCCTACCTCTATTGTTGTCATAAAAAGATAGTGTCAAATCAGGAGTCTTCTTTCTACCCAAGCGAACAAAAGTAACCGCCTCTTGTTCGTTATCAATCCATGCCACAGTTCGATATCCAAATTCTGGTAACTCAATTGCACTCACTCCTCCGTATAACGAAAGACCGAGTTCCTCAAACGTTTTATTTATATACGTATCTTCAGTAAAATCGTTATGAGTCTCTATTATCGGCATCATGGTGCTGAGTTGCTCTTGGAGCCAGCCGGCCACTTTATAAGGAAATTGTCCCTCCTTTCTGAAGTTTGCTACGTCATCTTCATCGCCAGCGTCGGCGTCATCTACTAGAAAATTTACATATGCTTTATTAAAATAAGCCTTACGATTATGCGCCGTCAATGGATTTCCCATAGTATCGCTCATAATCATATTCATCATTCCCCAATTTCTTTCGCCTGGGCCATTTCCTATCATATCCATTGAGAATTTAAGATGAAGCTGTTTCATCATTCGTCCCAAGGCTTGATTTGCGGCGGTGGTGGCGCCTTCAGGCTGAAAAGGGATAATCCCGTTATCGCAGCCAGGATCCGATATCAATTGCGGCATTGCGTCGGCCATGGCCTTTTGGGGTCCTTTTTGTAGTAAGTCTGCTATATCCTCTAATTCATCTCCCAAGCCTTCACAATATTGCTCTGCCATGGCTCGGGCCTGACCGGGGGAGGCTCTACCTTGTAAAAGGCCTTCGCGAAGATTACAGAAGTTTTCAAAATCTTGTGGAGTTGCGCAAAGTGACGGATTAGCCGGAAAAGCATCATCCGGAGGCAACTGATCTACGAAATCATTCATGGCGGAACGATAATCGGCCGGCAGTAAATTTCCGATCCCATTAGTAAAATCTGCCAAGGCATCTTTATTGGGAAGCGCATCTCTATATTCCGGATATTCATTTTCTATTAAATTATCCATAACTGTTAACGCTTCGTTAGTGGGCTTGCCCAAGAAAGCCCCCATCATTTCTGCGCGCGTCAAACTATTAGACAAATCATTGCTGAAATTCATAAGCTTTTCGGTGTCAGCCATTGCTGCGGCCCCAAGGCCTAATTTAGAAAACATATCCATAAGGGTGTCTTTTACTGTCTCGTCTGATGCATCAGCATCGCATATCGTATCTCTTATTATGTCTTCAATTGCGCGAGGATCGTTGGGATTTGCCGCCGCAGCTACTAGCTGGCCAGTGGTCTTAAGAGCGGTACACAAAGTTGTTCCTAATAAATTACAAATCTTAGTTATTATACGCGTTATAACAGCAACTAAAACTTTCTGGAGAGCTAACTTAAAAGCAACCTTGATTGCTGACCAAATATCTTTACGAACAGGTACCCAGGCCATAGGATTTTGGAACTGGGGAAGCGTAATGTCTTTCATGCCTCCGCAAAAAGGTAGCTCACGGTCTTTTATAAAATCCAATACGGAGGGCTCAAATAAAGGGGGCTTTGGACAGTCAAGCAACATCAAGCTTCTTGCTAAAATCTGAGCACCGGGAAAACGATTAAGAAGCTGAACAATATTCAATAAATCATCCTGAAACACATCAATAATTGCTTCGGCATATAGTTCCATAAGAAGACCAAAAGTGCTGCTATCCACTACATTCGGAGGACCCAGATAGCTTTGAGCGAGCGTTCCAGTCGATGGATGAGGATTAGCGTGCTCTTCTATCGCGCCAATCTCGGAGCCGCGGGTGCCCCACTTGGAAACCTTGTCGCGGCTGGCGTCACCGGCTTCAATTCTTTCTTTCATGCCGCGGCGATTACTCCAAGGTCTAAAGTCAGTAATTTCTGACGTACCTTCTCCTGCTTCGATATAAGCGTTGATTCTTTGATTATTAGAACCATCTTTAAAAATACCAGTTCCGGATTCCATATTGTTTCGGGCGTGGGCCTCTAATCTCATCTGTTGCTCCGGAGACAACAATTCAAAAAACTCACCAAAGTTTTCTAATGACATGTTTCGTATGGTGGCCTTGAGAATTTTTCCAACGGCCTCTTCGAAACTCAAGCCCCCCATTAAACATTTTATCGCCTCAACTCCCATATCCGTAAGGCCGCACAACTTTATGCGATCTAGGAAACGACCGGTCTTTTGCTTGGCAGCTTCCGATCCGCCTCCGGAGTCGGCCTCTTCACCAAACAAAGACATACACGCAGTCAGGAAGGCGCCGCCTTCATTCTCAATCTGTTCAAATGCTTGGGCTTTAGCGGTAGCCCACATAGTTTTCGGATCGCGAAATTGTGGATCATATACTAAATTTAATTTCACTTCGTCATCATGTACCTCAGCCAAATTAGTTTTACAAGCTTCATTATTGAACAACATTAGTATGGCATCATGAAGGCCAAAATCTATATCTAAAATATCGCTGCCCACTTGCTTCATTTCACTAAGCAGCGCTTCGCCGATACAGCTCTTGGTTGTCTCTTCATTAACCGGGGAATCTATAGGCCAATTAAACGTTTCGACTAATTCGGGATATGTATGAGAAATTACAAACTCTAGCCATGGCATAGGCTCGCGCGCCATCAAGTCATTTGCCATTTCGTCTACTTTAGATAAATATGCCATGGCTGTTTTATCTTTAAAGTGGCCCTTCCTCAATAACGGATGAAGCTTCTTTTTAAAGACTATTCTCTTTTCACCACATTGAAAAGTGGTAATAACCATTTTCTTAAGTTCATAATCCTTTGAAAAGGTAAATTCAATATTATCAACTATTTGCTGTCCCATTCCTTGGAGTACATTAACAAACCCTCCTCGAATTTTATATCCCCTATCGTGGAGAAATCTATCAATATCTTTAATAATTCTTTCTAGAACTCCTGTCCCTTCAAAGCCATTATCCCCATAACGCTTAAGATTAAAGACACTGTTGTCGTTTACTTTAATTAAGTTTCCTTTTTGAGTCAATCTATAGATTTTTAAATAATTGGCATAAAGATGTAGGCCTTTTCGAACTTTCAAAAGATTTTCTGTCAACTCATCAACCTGATAAGCAACTGTAATATCAGCAGCATCAGAATCTTCTTCCTCTGCCTCGTCTTCTTCTTCCTCGTCTGAGGGTCTTTCGGGCGCATCAGGAATGAGCGCCACATCCTCAAAAGCAATAGAATAAAGCAACTGTACTCTCGAATGAATTCGAATATCTAAATCATATTTTTCAACAGTAGTTTTGTCTCTTAAGCTATCAATATTATCATCTGAATTCTCTTTTTCATAAAATGCTAAGATGCCATCAATAGCCTCAGTCATATAGGTCTGAAACATTCTTTCCATAAATTCGGAAATTTCAGCATCTGTGGCGGAAGCTGATGGTGTTACTGATTTCTCGTTAGTGTTAATGGTGATGAAATATTTACAGTTTCTCTCATTTAGCCATGGCTCATCAACATTTCGAGCTTTCCAGTCCGGCGGTGTATAGTTCGGATCTTTCTTACATCGAACACATACGTTCTCGGATGGGACGGCCGTTAACTCATCACATTTGTCTATTAAATTAGAATTATCAGTATCTTGAAGTTCTAAAAATTTTGAATTTGCCATATTCTTTCTCTATGATGTAAACACATTAGGACTCTCGATTGCTTTAGGGGCGCGGAATCCCGTGTAAGTCGCTTCCCACACTTGTTTTTCGACCCGCAATGACGTCAAAGTAGTCATAAATGATTCAAAGTTTTCCTGTATCATCATGTTGGCCGCGGCGGGTATATGTGGATTGATGGGAGGCGGAATTTGTATACTAGTGGTAGCGAAAAAAGCGCCTTGAAAAGTGCTCAATCTCATTAAAGCAGATAAAATCCCATCTATTATCTCCGATAGTTTAACTATACATTGCGTAGTGTTGTATCCCTTGGCCACCCCTTGTATAATGGGGACCATTTCTATTTTTAAATTCTGTGCGAGGGTACCATCGCCGGGTGAAATAGCATGTTCATAGAAGCCGTCTTGATTGCCGGCTGATAAAACAATAGGAGGAGCTTTCGGAACAGTGCCTCCTAAGCAATTAGTAATCCCGCCTAGGCCAAACCCCTTTGCGTTCTTGGGGTGGCCAGTAGAAATCTGTACTCCCCCTAGGCCAAAGATTCTTATCTGATCGGCAAAGCTTACCACCGCAGAATTAGCGTTAACGGTACCAAGTTGAGCGCCGCAAAATCCAAAGTTAGTATCAGCATTTGTCATATCGGCAATATAAATTTTGGCCGCGTCTCCAAATGGAGAAGGATCTGCGGTTGTTCCTGCGGGGGCTCCTTTTCCATTTCTGGCGCGCGCCATCTTGCCTACTGTTAATTCTATTCTATTGGTTCCCTTGGAATGGGGAGAGGCGCCAATAGCTCCCCATCCAGTTCCTTGGCCGGCTGGGCGATCTTCTCCTAAAATAATAAAAGAATTCTTTTGCTTGTTCTGTATAACTTTTTCGTTACGCGCACGGCGATGGAAAATTAACTTTGCTGGGGCGCCTGTTTGAATAGGTCCGTCCGTCGCAGTTGCCGCGGGACCAAGTTCGCCGTCTAATTGTTTCTCCTCAAGAGTCTTAGTTAGCTCTTGAGTAGTAGGCGGGAGTTCGGAAGGATCGTATACTTTTATTGACATCTATAATATTATTCCTAAAATCCGTGCGTGGTGCCGGATGTCTCCAAAACAGTTCCAGCCGCAAAACCGGCAGTTTTGGCCTTGTCAAGAATTATTTTCAGACCCTTCTGCTGATCAGAGTTGGGTTTCTTGAGCATTGCAAGGTGATCTCTCAAAGCCTCGACGACTGTCTCTGGTAAGATATTAGCAGCATTTCCAGCAATTCCTCCGTACGCACTTTGGCCTCGATGTTTGTTGGGCGGGATATGATCCGTACCATTAAATTGTACAGGAGCGAAAGCCCATTCATACGCCAAGGCTTGGCCGGCCCACAGGCAGGCGCCAGGGATCCCCAATTCAGCTGGAGTGGGATCTGAGGAGTCCGGTTTGGTCATCTCATCATCCGTGTATAGGCCCATAAGCCAAGTACCAAGGAAGCTAGGTTGTGTAAATCTCCTTCCTCTATTGTATTCATTTCCCGCCTTACAGAGAAGCAAATAGATAGCTAGCATATCTTGACCGATTTCGTTAAAAAGAGGAGAATTAGGAAGCTTATTAGCAGCGATCGATCGATCAAATTCAGTAACCACTTGATTCTTCAAATCTGTGATGCTCTCGATCAGGCTATACATCGTTTTTGGAATTATTTGATAAGCTCCAACGGCAAATAAATTATTAAATGTTCTATATTCGGGTCTCCATATCGCCTTGGTGTTTACGTAATTTTCGGTCGCGGTCGAGAACGCGAGGCCTTGGAGATCGCACACATTCCTAATCCACAAATCTTTCAATTCTATATCAAATTCAATTGCTGGGGTGGCTTCATTGTAATATTTATTAGATATTACTCCCGATGTTACTGTCGATGATTTTTTAAAAGTGATCGGTTTAGCTGTTGAAACGGTACGTGTGGTTGTCGGCATTGGGTCCCAGCCGCGGGGTACAAGTTGTTGATTCTTCAAGTTATGCCAGTAGTACAGCCCAGTAAACTCAACTGGCGCATGGCCGGCAGTACCCATATTATATACCCCATAAGGCTTACACCACTTGGTCTTACATACATCGGTAGACGAAGCGGCGCCAGCTTCGCCGGCTCGGAGAATTGCCAAAATAGGCTCAAAAATCTTACTCTGTCTTAGTTTAGACAATTCTTCCCACGTAAAATCAAGAAACCGGGCTTCGGGCTTCTTCGGAGGTAAAAATTCTCCATAGATTGCGCCGGCGCCGGCCATATCAAAACGCTCTACAAGACTATCGCATGCGGTAGATTTTTGATAATCATAAGCCAGAACATCAGCCGTACTAGCGATAGTTTCAAAATTAGAATATTTTAGGTCTGGGCCTTCAAAATCCGAAACTCTCATATTGACGACTACTACGTCATTGGCCTTGGGCATCTCACCAAAATTTCCATCATTGGAAATAAAAAGAGTGTGCTGTAATATTACACTGTTGATATAATCTAAAGATTCGGTGCCAGCGGAAGCCATTTTACACGGATCAGGAAGGAAAATATGCGGCCGCAGGCCATTCGAAGCTCTAAGCACTCTTCCTCTAAACATAATACGAGGTCGCACTAGGTCTCCGCTAGCATTCATAGGGTCTCGATCTGATCTAGTCTTGGGGGGCATCCAACTTTCTTTAAGAAGCATATCCGCATAGCGAGCATCCATTGCCATAGGATCGTTCAGCACCCGAACATAAAATACAATCGCATTATTAGTTTTGTTATATTCTCCTGCTCCAATCGCTTGAGACTGGCCAGCAGCCAAAGTAAGACCATCCGAATTACTAGTAAAGTCCATTACATCTTTTTCTCCTGAATTAGATCAAATAAATTAGTTTTATCATCTTCGGTCAGAACGCCGGTTTGAGTATTATCCTTCTGTCGAATATTGATAAGTTTTACAAGTTGCTCATTTGAGCGCTGAAGTGTTTCAACGTGTTTTGCGGCAACAGGACTTAAATATTTATTTTGTGCGGCATCCATAGCAATCTGATTGGCTATCTCGTTAAGAAATTCACGAGCTATTTTTCTATCGTTTCTGATATTGCTTAAAGCTTCATCAATAAGAGAATCTAAATCTTTACCGCTCATAATTTTCCGTCTTCCCATTCGTTTCTAAACATATAATATCGTTTTTTAAATTTCTTTAAGGAATTAACAATTTGCTTTGTATTTAAGCCTGTAATCTCTCTAAGGTATAAATAAATAGCTTTTTTGTTAAAAATCTCTATCTCATCTTTTGATTCAAAAAGTATAACGATGGCTTTATATACCTTCAAATCATTTTCTTTCATAGACGATACATCCCATGAACGCAATTCTGTATAGAATAATTGCCAAAATTCCTCTTCTTCTCGTTGGGTTAAATATGAATCGTTGGTTGCTAAAAACTCTTCCTCAAAGCGCTTAGAAACATTATCAAAATCTACCTCGCGAATATTACGTTTCTGCTGTCTTTTAACCTTGTGTATGAACCAATTCTTTGTTATAACTGAAAAATAAGAAAAGGCCTTCGAGCCCTTAGATGGATCATATTTATCTAATATGGTCATTAACCAAATCTTGCATTCATCTCGCAGTGAATCACAATTAGGAAGATTAGTAAATTTATAAGTAAAAACAATTTTATCAACCATTTCATTGAATGCTGGCTGTATCCACTTTACATATAATTCAGTACGCTCTCTTATACATGTAATTTGAGAATATCGTATTATTGCGTCTTCATGCACCTGAGTGAAATAATAATTTTTATTTCGCTTCTGGCGCCGTTTCTTCGTTTTCGGGGGGGTTTTCTGCGTCATCTATTTTATCTGTTTCTTCAATTAGGGAGTATATGAATTCAAACGTCTCCATCTGTTCGTTTAGTGAAATTGCGTGATTAAGAAGTGACTCCAAAGTCTGATCGCCATAAAAAGAGTCAAGCTCATAAACAGCCTTAAGGTGCCTAGCAAAGGCATCCATCATTCGCTGGAGATCTCCCAACTCTTCAGCAACCGCTAATAAACGTAAGACGGAGGCGCGAGCATACAGGAAAAATCCTATATTTAAAATAATAGAAAAAGTTAAGACTGCTGATAATATAATTTCTAGTCTACTCATAATTCTGTTTTTCTGCTTCCTTCTTTTGATTTTTTAGAATTTCTTTATTGGCTTTAATATATTCATGAGTGAGTTTGCCAACTTGAGAACTTTGATTGCGATCTTTATTTATAACTACCGGAACAGAGAGCATCTTTTCGATAGTCTCTGACTCACACTGGGGGCACTTTGTAACGATATCGTTAATGCGGTGAAAAATCACAATCTCTTTTTCGCACGCTTCACAATGGTAACGATACCGAGGCACTATTCTGCCATATTCTTTAAATCTTGTTCGCTAATCGTACTGTTGTCACTAAATCTTACAGTGGGCGGATTTTTGACGACAAGCCCATCATCCGTTTCAACGAGATCAAAGTTTTTAAGAATCGGTACGATGTCTAATTCATTTAATAGCGATTCTTGTAAAGCCATCATAACGGCTCCTAGTGCCTGTGTAGACAATTTGTGTGTTTTATATTGTTTCATTGTTCTTCCTCTTGTGATACGGCACGTCCTTTGAGCTGTTCCCAGTCTCTTTCAGGTCGTACTTCTAAATTTTTATTCCAGGCTGCGCTCAAAACCAATGGATCGACATTTAAACTGCTAGCAAATGTGATCATAGCATTGATATCTTTGGGAAAGCATGAGCCGCCAAATCCTCGGCGGCCGTCTGGACCCGGTGTAGAAAAATGAGACTTTCCAATGCGTTCGTCGTAAAGCGCATATTCTACAACCTTATCATAATCAATATCAGTATGCTCGCAAATTTGTTTAAGCTCGTTAGCAAAACTTACTTTAGTGGCAAGAAAACAATTAATAAAATACTTAACCATCTCTGCGGTGCTTGAACCGGTCTTAATTATAGGTGTAGTGTAAAAAGCTTTCTTAAAAAGATTCTTGACAATAGTTGAGGCCGGTCGAGGGCCCCCGATAATAATACGATTTTGATTTTTGAAGTCATCAATATAGTTGGCCTCCGTCAAAAATTCAGGATTAAATACAACCTGAATATTTTTACACTTATCGTTGAGAGCGCCGGTCGTCCCAGGGGGCACTGTCGACTTAATAACAGCCACATTGCCTTGGCCTTCAGCATCAATATTCATTACAGTCTGTTGGACAATTGAAAGATCGCACGATCCATCTTTGCGCATAGGTGTAGGCAAACATACAAAAATCACATTTGCTTTGCCGCATAGTTCAGTTAATGTATCACATGTAGATACATCCCTCTTAAACTTATCATAAGTCTCAATATTAAAATGGTTTCTAAAACCTTCTCTAACAGCAGTTCCTACAAATCCCTGCCCAATAATTCCAATAGTGTCCAATTTTCCTCCTTAAAACGAAAAACACCTTTTCATGCCATCTTCAATACATATTGAAGCATCCCAACCAAGCATTCGCAGTGGCTCTGTGAACGCCCGAGTAACTTTTACTTCGCCCAGACGATCTGGTTTATATACGAAATTTAAGTCTTTATGGTGTGCTTCTACTATTTCTTTTAATTCCATCAAAGAAATATTGTTACCTGTTCCAACATCGAAAATGGCGCCTTTAAAACTATCCTTATATTCCATAGCAAATATATTAGCCGATACAGCATCATCTAAATAAACCATATCTCTTCTTTGGCTACCATCTCCGGTTATAAAAGGGCTGATATTGTTCCTAATAGAATGCATCCAATGAGCAACCACAGTAGCATAGGGGCCCGTTGCCTTTTGATCTTCTGAATAAACATTAAAATAGCGCAAAGATACAGTGTCTAAGCCGTAAATTCTAGAATAAATGCCCATTTCCATTTCAGTTGTAAGCTTTTGTAAGGCATATGGATTTGTTGGACCGGCGCCATTACCAACAACCGACGAAGAACTAGAGTATATAACGCGCTTAACAGACCCTACCTTGCGCGCAAAATTTAAAAGAACGCTACCGGCCAATACATTATTTTTCATCGTATCCACGGGCTTTTCAATGCTATAGCCAACTCTAGGCCAACATGCTAAGTGAAAAATATATTCAGGCTGAAAATTATAATAATGCGGATGAAACTTGCCATCAGCACCTTCGTCGAGAACTTTAACCACATCATGAGGAATATCCGTATTCAAATCAATTCCCATAACTTCGTGACCATCTTCTTGTAATTTTTGATACAGGCGGCTACCAATGTAACCTTTGTGTCCTGTAACTAAGCATCTTGCCATTTTATTCCCTATTTCTTTACTATAACACAAATATTCTGTAGACGTCCACCATCATCGAAAACTTTCCAATCGCGGATATTATCTACTAAATATTGTTTTTCTTCGTGTTGTAGAACATTGGACAACCATTCTTCAGATTGATAGTGTGCGAGAGATTGTTCTAAAGTATAATCTGGAACATGTCGTTCTTTCATTAAATTTTTAGTATCTAATTTGAGAAGATTTTCATTAACATCATCTATATTCCCGCCGCGGCGGCGCGCTGTCGCGAGATCTTCTATGATAAAATAGCCGCCACTCTTGAGATAGGGAAATAAAAGACCTACCGAAAGCTGGATAGCATCAGGCATATGAGCCCCATCGTCAATGATAATATCGTAGCCACCTTTTGCTGCTTGGCCGGCGGCTAATAAATCCTCTCTATTTAGCTGATTTCCTCTAATAATATTAATACCCAAATCTTCAAGCTCTTTAATTGTTACTACCTGATCTGGCAAAAAGAAAGGATCCATACAGTAGACTTCCCCATTTATGAAATATTCTTTCCACATCTTATGAGAGCCGCCAACTTTACCGGCGCCAATTTCTAAAATATTAATAGGTTTTTCTTTTTTACTTTGAAAAAGAGGTCCATAAATTTTTTCAGTAAAAACGTGTACTGAGCCCTTATCGGATCCATATTTATTGGCTAACTCCGTTAATTCATGCATTGACAGCCTCCGAAGCTCTTTCTTCAATCCAAGCATAAGTCTTTCGCATTCCATCTACCAAAGGCTCAGAAACTGCCCAGCCAATCTTTTCTCGATAAAGGTTGTTATCTGAATTTCGGCCATTTACCCCTACAGGGCAACGATGGCCATATTTAGCTTCGAATTCTTCGCCATCAATATTATAAATGGATAAATCCTTACCAGATATACCAATAACCATTTGAGCAAAATCGTTCATCGAGATCATCTCTTCTGAGCCAATATTAACTGGGCCAGTGAAGTCCGATTGCATTAGGCGGTATGTTGCTTCAACACATTCATCTACATAAAGGAATGAGCGAGTTTGATTGCCGGGGCCCCAAATTTCTACAGAGCCGCCTTCGGGAGCAACCGCCACCTTTCGACAGAACGCAGCCGGTGCCTTCTCTCTGCCGCCTGTCCACGTTCCATAAGGTCCGAAGATGTTATGATAGCGCGCGATGCGCACTTCTAGGCCTTTATTTCTCATGAAAGATAAGAACATGCGCTCAGAAAAAAGCTTTTCCCATCCATATTCTGAATCGGGATTTGCTGGATATGCGGAATCTTCCACGCAATTAGGGTTGTCTGGATCGAGCTGATTGTGCTCTGGATACATACACGCAGACGAAGAGTAGAACACCCTTCCGACACTCTTTTTAGAGGCTTCGTGCGCAATATTTAAGTTAATTAACGCAGAGTTATGCATAATATCGGCATCATTCTCACCTGTAAATACAAACCCGGCGCCTCCCATATCAGCGGCTAGTTGATAGATTTCATCCATTTCATCGTCAACAACCGATGCGACTACCAAAGGATCGCGCAGATCTCCGACTACAAAGTCATCGGCTGCTTCATGAACAGCATGAAATTCATTATATTTCAAATCAACGCCGCGAACCCAATATCCGCGCTCTTTTAAAAACTTTACGAGGTGGCCGCCGATAAACCCTCCCGCTCCACAAACCAACGCTTTCTTCATTTTTGCTCCTTAAATGTACAAACTGGTATAGGTCTCATCTTATGAGAGTTTGTCCTATGAAATTCATTATAAATCTTTAATACTTCTTGTTGGCGCGTTGTGGGGGCTGGGGGCGTTTCAGTGTTGATATAGGAATCGATATAATTCATAGCCCATTCTAATTCTTCGTACGTAGCGCCGATTTGCTCTTCATCGGTCCTATGATCTTCCCACAGCCCATCAGTGGGGGGCGCCGTAATGATATGTTGTGAAACTCCTAGTAACGATGCCATCTCTCTCACTTCAGACTTCATTAAATCTGCTATAGGACTTAAGTCTACACCACCATCGCCATATTTTGTATAGAAGCCAACTCCAAAGTCTTCTACCTTGTTGCCGGTTCCTATCACTAAGCCGCCGATAGAAGACGCAACCTGATATAAAGTGAGCATTCTAAGGCGAGATCTAGTATTTGCCAGCCCTAATTCACTTTTAAACTCGCCAGGGAGCATATTCTTAAATGAATAAAAAGCAAATGTTAAATCGATTTCTGTATCTTCCACATTCTCATAGTTTTCTTTAAGCCATGCGATATGAGCATGGGCCCTGTCTAGTTGCGAGGATTGCTGATATATAGGCATCGATACAGCCATCGTACGAATGCCAGTTTCGGCGCACAAAGTCGATGTGAGAGCAGAATCAATACCTCCCGATACGCCAACAACAAAAATTCTATCGCTATCTTGCGAATAGGACTTTAGCCAATTAATAATTATGTTCTTTTTTTCGTCAATGTTCATCTTAAGCCTTTATGATCAATAGATCTTCATGTGGTAATAAAGTTGGCCGCTGTTCCGGATGATTTTCCCAGATGAATCCCCATTTGTGGGGATTAGGAGTATTTTTTAATGTTACGGTGCTGTGGGCCACTCTATGGTGTGTTTGACGACCAGCGTTAAAAAACTCAAACATCTCAATGTTATCAAAAGTATTTAAATAATCTATTATATCTTGCTTATTGTAATGGTGATAAATCAAAACAGGGTCCGTGTGTTTATAAACTATCTCGGAAGGATCTTTAAACTCTCTAAAAAACGATATATAAACAATTTTATTACTTATTCTTATAAGCTCGCTTAAGGACTTTTTAAAATCCATTTGATGATTCAATACATCCAACGCCATCGCCAAATCATAGGTATTATCACTCTCATCAATATTTTCAATATTTCCTATCGACACATCCATTTCAAGCTTTTGACAAATATTAACGAATTTAGGAGTGATATCGATTCCTTTATAATTAAATTTATGGTCTGAGTATTCTGATTTTAATAGTGTTCTTATAAGTCCTACTCCGCAGCCAGCATCAAATATATTAGTTAGGCGCCTTTTTGCTATCATATTACATATACGATAGTGCCATGGGGTCGGAGTACCGAACCATCGAATTGCTGCTGTCGCATTCATCTGGTGTGGTTTGGCATCTTCCCAAAATTTAAGATGTTCTTCAATATTCATATTATTCCCATTTAAACCAATTGTCAAGAGGTATTTGACTTAAATTCTTATTTTTATTTCCTTTAAAGGGGCGCCATGGACCATAAACGCCCACTTTGTCTGCGTCACTTAAAAACGCAGCCCACCACGAAAGCGTTCCGTGTTCAAATAAAATGTTTTTAAAACTTCTAATAAAATCAAAATCCTCTCCAACACTACGTCTTTCGACAATTGGGCTGTATTTCTTAAAGCCGTCCACAAACTCATTAAAAAACTTCACGGACTCTTGGATAGGCACCCTCTCGTTGTCAGGTACATTAAGATGAAATTTCATACCTTGTAATTCATCTGCCGTTACATAGTCCCACTTAGGCATATCTGTAACAATATATAAGTTTTTAAAATCAAATTGCTCAATCGCCTCTAAATAGTTCTTTGCGCGGGGCTTACTATAAAATTCATTCTTCATGAATAGTCTATCTCCTGTGCGCATGTGGACAACCAGATCATCTCTGCTTCTTTCCTGTACGTTAGGAAACCAGTTTTTAATCATCTCTCGTTGATTGAGATAATATCTATAATCTTCAAAATATCCCGTTAGTATAAAATTTCTATCGCTATATTTTTCATCGAAGGCGTGAAGATAGTTCTGATCACTTATATATAATACCTCATTATTTGCTTTTTGTTCACTGAACTTAATGCCTAATTTTTCCAGATCTGAGATTCCGTAGTAGTCTTCCCAAGGAGGATTGGCATATACTTCTTTCTTATGAAAAGTCGCCAAAAGTCGAGCGGCCGTGTATTGGAAAATATTGTTTCCAAAACCATTTGTCATATTTACTAATACATAATTATTCATTATTTCCACTCAAATTCGTAACCAAATGCTTCAATATCAGCCTGAGAGCGCTGTCTAACAATTTCTACTAATTCATCCGTATAATATGTTGAATAATGTGGCTTTTCTTTTTGCATAGGAAGACCTTCTTGATGGCCAAAATAGTTCAAATGAGGAAGCTCTATCTTTAAGTCAATCTCCTTACATATAGTAGAAAACTCTTCCTGTAAATTCTCAAAGCGTCCGACATAATCTATCATAATATTCCCTTCATAATCGACAAGATGATGAAGTTGATTGCGAATATGCCACTTGTCGTGTTGATAGTGGTGTAGTTTTGGAGAATCGATATAACATGCTTCCATTTGTTTTACAAAACTTGTAAAAGAAACATGACCATCAATACCTCGCCAGCCTCTCATAACCCAGCTATTGCGCTGGCCTAGTCTCAGGGCTAGCCACTGCCAATTAGATACGTACCGATCCCAAGGATTTCTCACAAAAGCAAATTTATAAAGATTGTTCCACGTCTTCTCTCCTATCGCTTCTTTTTTGCGCATTGAGTTGGATTTTCTAAAGTTTAGGACCAGAATATGCTCCATATTCATATTAGGATGTTCCTTGATTACGCTACTGTTTTCTGTGATTACTAAACTATCTTTATGAGATTCTAGCGCATCTTTGATGCTTGTGCCTCCTGTCTTTGGCACATGAGTATATAAAGCGCGATACATTATTCTCGTAACTCCTCTAAGCGCCCTTGGATATTAGCATAAAAATCATCCACCCATCTCATTTTGTATTTTTTCGTAGCTCTGGCAACGTAATCTGTAATAGAATCTGGTACATCTTTTAGCGCGTATTCCAAGACCGAATTGTGTAGATTATTTTCATCCAATAGTTTCTTAATATATGGAATTCTCGGAAGAGCTAACAAGCCATTAATATACTGATTCATCAAATTTTCATCTACATTAAATAAATGATAATACTCTTTTTTAATAAAGAATGCGTCCTGATAAGAACATAGCAACTTATATCCCTTATATTCAAAGCTCTGTACCATTACTTTAAGGCTCTGTTGAATATTATTTTTAGATATATCTGTTGATATTCTGTTGCCGCGAGGGTGAATTACTTGCCCTCCCTCTATACACACTAATTTTGGCAAAAATTCTTGGACCGCCTCAAATACGTCCAGGTCTAAACCATCAATATCGATACTACAAAAATCGATTTCTTCTACATTCTCTCTTCTGAGAATATCATCCAAAAGACTATTTGTATCATTTACAAAACTTTTTACACAGCGGACTCTCGAATTATAACTAAAATTTCTAACTAATTCAGTATATTTTTGTTCATCTGGCTCGATTAGAATCGCTTGCCATCCTTTGTCAATCAAGTTCTTAGTATTAGAATTATAAAGGCCGTCCCATGCTCCAAATTCCACACAAACACCTTCTTCGATATTCATTCTATCTAAAATTTCTTTAGTTAAGTGTTCATTCTGATTATACACATATGGAGTACGTTGAGACTGTCTGGTGCCGTGCCATTTGTCGTGATATCCAATATAATCTAAAAGATTTTCATAATTATTCATTTCTTTCTCGCTAAGTTATAAAATAAAAGATCTCCGGTGTCCGATGAATTTGGATAATCTTTTAACACTTTAAAACCTTTGGCTGATAAAAGAGCTATAGTTTGCATCCTGGACAAAGCACCTTCGTAAAAAGTTTCTCCGTATTCAATCCAAATGAAATCTACATTGGCTAATTCAGTTGAGGCGCCATCAATTACTTGTTCTTCAGCTCCCTGGACATCTATCCACAAAAGATCGACATGAACAAGATCGTTCTCAACCATCCAATTATCGAAACGCTTAGTTGTTACCGTAACTGTCTTTTCTAGAGCATGCTCATAGCCCTTTTTGAGAGAAGAAGCTCCGGAACTATTGATGTTATAGTCGCGGTAATCTTCTGGAGATATCCAATCATATTTGTCTGGTACCTGTTCGTTTTCAAAATCTTGGAAACTTTGATAAAATTCTGCGGTACCTTCTTCGTTAGACAACGCGCATTCGAAGAGATGAATATTAGAGCTATTGACATACTTCTTAAAGACTGCCACATTACGCGGATCCGGTTCGAAGCAATAAACAGTACAATCCTCAAAAGCTTCAGTAAATCTTACACTATCTTCTCCATAGTGTGCGCCTACTTCCACAATAACAGGATCCTTCTTATCTAAGATTACTTTAAATATATTAAACTTCTTTTGATATCTTTTCATCCAACTCATTTATATTTCCACATATTCAAATAACTCACCATGTAAGGCGCGTACGCTCTCTATTACCTCTCGACAATCATAAATCCTTACTTCATATCCACACTCTGCTAGCGCCACCGCAAAAGCTAATTGTTGAGACTCTTCAATCATGGTAGAGCCTTTTTTATATGTTACGTTCTCATATATTACTCGGTCTGGTTCCGGACAATCCCCAAAAGAGATCTTGGTATGTTTATCATTCTTTCTTATAAAGTCATTGATTTGAAACCTCAAATGTTTAATATTGATTTCGTCGGTGGCCGCACTAATATCGGCTGGGAGGCCTATATCTTGAGCATAGATGCCAATGGCTCGATTATCTCGGGGGAAACATGGCCCCCCATATCCAAAACCATAACGAGTGAGCTTAGAGCCAACGCGGCTGTCTGCGCCCACAGCATTAAGGACAACTTGAGGCCTTCCTCCCGAAGCCGATACAATATCTCCGATCATATTAGTATAAGAAATTTTCGTTGTTAAAAAACAATTAAGAGCAATTTTTGTAATTTCAGCCTCGGTGGGAGTCATTCTGTGAATTTTTGGAGTGTTTAGTGTCATCGTCTCATATATCTTCTGTAATCGATCTCCGACGTCCACATTGGATTCTCCAATTAATACCATATCTGGATTTTCTTGATTGGCTATAATTGTTCCTTGGGCTATAAACTCTGGATTATAAGAAACAGTCCAGTTATTTAACCCTACTCGCTCTTGAAGCTTTTCGCAATATTGAGGCATCGTAGTACAATTAATAATAAGATGCTTAGGTGCGGCTTGAGGGCCCATGGCCATGAGGTTGTCACAAAGATCTTCTATTTGCTTATGGTCATAACGCCCATTTGATAAAGAAGGAGTGGCTACAATCACAAAAATTATATCTGAGTGGAGTATTGCTTTTTTAAGGTTAGTGGTGGCCTCAAAGTGCTTGCTATTTTTTAGCATTTCTTCTACCATTGGCTCAGAGCTATTAAATGTTTTATTGTTGATGGCTTCTACATAAGACTCATTGATGTCTACCCCCACTACATGATAGCCGGCTGCTTCTAAGCTTAAACCAAAACATAATCCTAATTTTCCGATGCCTATAACACTTATTTTTTCCATTCTATTTTTCCAGTACCTCTTTAAAATAACTTAATAAAAATTCTACACGCTGTTCCCAAGTGTGGGCTGAGTGAAATTCTTTATAGGAATTCTCAATAATTTGCTGCGTAATTTCCCAGTTATCTCGATAATAATAAAATTTATCTAAGAAATCACTTAAATCATTAGAGAATATAACACAATTTTCACCATCACGCAACACATCTTTGTAAATTTCTGGCACTTCACTACAAAAAAGTAGCGTCTTAGCCATTCCAATTTCATAATATCTACCTGTAATTTCCTCGAAGGGCGCGGGGGTTGCTATCCACATCTTACATTGGCTTATCTTTTTGGCATACTCCTCATAACTTGGTATGCGGGCCGCTACATCGTCGCTACCATTTAAAAAAGCAGAGATGCCTTCTTGTTCGCGCAACAAATCTTGAGCGCGTGAGCGTATGTTGAAGGTCTTGAAAGCGCCGTCTACATAGATATGGTTGTCGTGTAATGCTCCGCTAAAGCCAATATCATAAATTTTGTCAATTTTACGATCATAAAAGGTCCTCGGATCGCCGGCTTGGGACAATAATTTACACTCAATTCCGGATTTTTCTTGGTATTCATCGCATTGAGGAACAGAGCTTATAATCAAATCAAAATTATTATTCTTTAAAAATTTTATTTTTTCTTCTAAAAAGTTCTGGGGCTTAAATAAAAATCCTACGGCTGGTATATCTACTTTGTCTAAATGTAGATTTTTTGAAAAGTGTGGAGGCTTTAGTGCGAACCATCCCATTCCAAAGAAAATAATATCGGGCTTAAAATTGTTTAGATGACACTCCATTAAAACATCTCCAATGTTATTAAAGGAAGTTTTATTATAAAGAAAAACTTCGTGATAATGCCTCATCTTTAATCGATCGTAAAGATAATTATAATGGTGGTATGTCGCTGACTTCGCGCTATGGACGGCTGGATCTATAAATAATATCTTCATTTTGTTGGCTCCTTAATCCAAAATGGAGGTAATTGTGATTGTATCGACAAAAGAGAGTCGAACAATTTATTTAATTTATCCGAATGTGTGTGTTCTTCGTGTTTTGATCTTCTTGGTTTCCACTCAGCATTAGCATACGCCTTTATTAAACTTCGCGATTCATAAATTTCAACAAAGTCTAGAAGCTGATCAAAAACTTCCAACAAATATTCATATTTTACAAATGCTATAGGAATTGGACAATCGGCATGAAGCCACGAATTGAAGTGATCTTCTAGGCCAGAAAAAGATTTAATTTGCTCGATGATAATAGCTACAGCCTCCAGATAGTCCGGACAACCGGTAGTGACCGTAACCCTAGGGGCTCCAAGGGATATGCGCTGAAATGTCATGGCTTCGCGCGATGATTGAATCGATCTTGTGGGAATGTGCGTTCGATGCATAGTATCTAAGTCCTTCAAAGATGTTGCCAGTTCGCTTCGATCGCCCAAATAGCCTAAATGTAGCAAATGACGATGCCTCCTATCAACGTGTTTATTACAAATGGATAAAAAAGTATTTCGAGGATCTCCATAAAGAAAAATTATTTTTCGTAAGGTGTTCAGATCTTTACTTTCTATCTTGTGGTAAGGAGAGTGTGTGGGGCCCGCGGAACGAAATTTAAATTTATTACAAATATCTTCTAGAATTTCTTCCTGAATTGTTGGGCTCTCTTGTCCATGGGTATACGAAAAAATACCAGTTAAAAATCTAGTTCCACAGGCGCCAGGACTAAAAATTTTAATCTTCTTTTGTTCCATGTTATCTCAATCCAAGCTCACAGATTTAAATTGCTTTAAAATTTCATAAATATCATTTCTAGCAAAAATCAAATTCCCCGTATAGACCAAAAGAGTATATCCTTTTGCCTCTCCAAGTTTTTTCATAGGGCCAAAAGATGTGCTCCCCTCCATATGTATTCTATGATCTGCGCCTTCTTTGTAGATTATATCTAAATCATTATTATTTGCTTCGATTATTACAATTTTAGGATGATAATTTTCTAAAGACTGCCATATTTGATAATCAGGCCCATCAACATCAATACTTAAAAGATCAAAATCGTGAGGCATGTTAATTTCGTCTAAAAATGATTCTAAGGTGATAGTTTGTTTGGCAACAGATTCACATGGATTTGTTTTATCATCTCCAATAAATCTTGATTTATAATCAATAAGATATTCATATGGAATAATATCTAATCCTGGTCTTGATGCGGTTTTTCGCAGTTCTTTTGCTTTTTGCGGATCGGCCTCGATCATGTGGCATTTCCAACCATAATTTTTTACAAGATTAAAAGTATTACTATATGCTATACCGTCCCAAGCACCGAATTCGCATGCTATTCCTTTTTGAATGTTCAAGCGATTTAAAAATATCTCTTCTAGTATACCATCCTCACCATGGGCAGCAAATCTTTCAACACTTCTAGGAGGTCTTCCAGGCCGGTCAGGTCTTTTAGGGCGGTTGCAGGACATCTGATATCGCATCAGTCTCAATGCGTAGTCGCGTGGTTTAATGTGTATCGTAGGAGATCCAAGCTCTCGCGATTCATCAAATTCTTTCCAAGTCTTAAATTTTCCCATTTAATACCACCAATTAAAACACTCTATTTCGTCAGAAAATCTATCCTTTACAATTTGTTTTAGATCTTCAGTGTAGTATTCTTGTTTTTTGCTGCGATCATAGTTGCCTATATTTGTGCGAATCTGGGTATTTTCAATTCCGAGATGTTTACAGACTGTATTTAAATCTTCATTATAATTCTCGAATCTTCCAACAAAATCATACATACACTCGCCATCAGCGTATGTCAAATAATATTGGTCAATCCAGTGTGTATAAATAGGATCTTGGACTCCAACATGGTTGGTGATAAACTCTTCAAAAGTTACATGATTAGGAAGACTATATTTTCCATTCAACTGTCTGTCATAATTGTAGAGCGAGATTAAAAGATCAAACTTGTTTCGCACAAATGTAAATTTATAATATTCCTCCCACTCCTCCAGGACTTCCTCAAAGTAAGCAACTTTTTCTTCATGAATGCCTCGTTTGTTTCCTAACACCATATCATCCATTTTGTTATTTCGGAGAAGCTGAGCGATAGAGGATCCTCCTGTTTTGGCGATATGAAAATAAAGCACTTTCTTTTCGCGAGAAATAACAATCGGCGTCATTAATGTATTCCCATTAGAGTCAGGGGTAATAAATTTTCTCAAAATACTATCTTTTAGTGATGATTTCATTATAGCTTCCTAAAGTGAATTATGGGATTTAATGGATCGGCGATTACTGCCACATCGCGATTTATCAATTCATAGTCATTATTCTCAATCAGTTCTACAAACCGATCGGTATTGTAAAAATACCACCGACCTGGAGATTGTTTCTTAATGCCATCATAATCGGCGACAAATTCATCTACACTATCGAATCCGGCGCCTTTAGCTAGCTTATTTAATCCATTTAAGTTAATAAATTTATTGGAATCTTCGGCGTCACCTATAAAAAGTGCTCGATCTTTGTAGATATATTTATCATAATCTGCAATCATAATAAAGCAATTTGCCCCTTTTTTAAGTTTTGGTGCTAAATTTTCTATATAAGCTTTGGCGCCGGAATATGAGATATGACAAAATACATCATATGAAAATACGTAATCTATACTATTGTCCTCCAAGAACGAACACTTAAAGTCTGATATTTGATGGAATTCTACCTTTTTTAATTCTTCTGGCGATAGATCTCTAGTCATGCGGCTCCAAAATCCAAGATGTGCCGCAGGGAGCGCATCTATTCCAATAAGTCTTTTAGCGTTTTTCATCCTGCCAAGCCAAAATCCTCCGTTAGTGCCGATATCTAAAACAGTGGACGCGGGAGTCATACATGGTAAAATACATCTTCGTTCGATATAATCTATGTCTATGGGATATGGACTCTTGTTGAAATTCTCCAAGGCTTTTTCCCATCCCCACAAAGACGGATTAGATCCATTAAGCCACAAATTCTGCATGTCTTCTAATTCGCGCTTTAGTTTTTTCTCAATATTATTTTGCGACATCTTTAACTCCAGGTGCGTAGTCTTGAATATTTCTAAACATTCCTTGATCATGGTAGCCTTCTGGGACTGTTTTTAAATCAAATATTTTATCTTGGCTCATATAAGCAAATAATGTTACAATCTCATTATCTCCCCATCGATATTTGTATATGCCACCATTATTATTAATCGCAGTGATCCACTTATTCCACAATTCCGATCTGAATATTTCAGTTTTAATAACATACGTATCGCACCATTTAATATAATGATATAGGTTCTCTGCTTTCGTTTCTTTTAGCAGCGCTTGTAGAACGGGAGATTCGGGAACTATTTCGTTTTCCTTAAGAAAATTACGAGTGAACTCCCACAGTCCAGTTCGAGTATCTAAGTGTCCCTGATGGGGGTGGCCATTTTTAAGGCGTTGATTAACCGCATATGCTCCGATCCAGTAAGGTTGTTTTTCCATAACTTCAAAAGGATTATAGGGCATTTTCTTAGTATATCCGGCCTCGTCATCATGCGTCATCACATAATCATATTCATGTAAATTAGTATTAGGATATCCATACATATTGCTTGTGTAATGACACATATGAAGATATCCTTTACGAGCAATTGAAAATCTTTCACGAGCATACCACAAATCTTTACGATTATAAAAAAGTTCTTCCTCTTTCAAAAAAGAGGGAGTTTGATAGGGGACTTGACAAAAGATAACATTTTGCTCATTGTGTCTTGTAATGTGAGAGCGTAAATCCAAATTATCATAAATATCATCAAAATAATTTACATATACCGGATAATTGTAATCACAATTGAAATTATCCCATAACGATTTAAGGCTATACTCAATACACCGTGTACGCGAAGAAATATAACTTATACAGGCTTTCATCTTAATCTCCTAAAACATATCCCAAAGCAATCATCGCATCTTCTAATTGCGCTAAATCTCCCGCATCATTCGTTTCAATAAAATTTATAAATGCGATAGTTTGGTCCTGTAGAGCATTTGTACGCTGAATATATAAATCCGTAATCCCATAGCTGTTCGATTCCATAATGGAATATTTTGCCACGCTTTGTGTCATCAAATCAATTTTATAATAATGTTCTTCTGTCATGACATCTATTTTTCTCTCCCGAAAAGGAGACATCCAGCTGTTTAAAATCGTAGCGGACGTATTTCCTAAATGAAAATAAAATAAAGCTGTGTCTTCTCGATCTGGATGTGTTACCTTGGAAGAAGTACAATGATAATTCTTAACCTCTTTGCCGGTTATATATCTCACCAAATCTACATCATGAATGCCTAAATCTAACTTTACCCCTATATCTTGAATACGAGCAGGATAGGGGCTGATACGCTTAATATTACAGGTCAAAACATTTTGCTCTTTTAAATCGTTACGTAAAGCAACAATTGCCGGATTAAATCTTTCAATATGACCCACTGCTACTTTAACATTGTGCTTGGTAGCTGCGTATCTAATCTCTTCTGCCTCTTGAAGAGTGGGGGCGATTGGTTTCTCAATCAATACATGAATGCCATTATGAATAAGAGATATGGCACTTTTGTGATGATAACTGGTTGGAGTTGCCACGATGGCAAAATCAACTGGAACTTCTGTTTCTAAAAATTGTTCTATGGAGCTGAAATTAATACCTTCTCTTTCAAAAGTAGGATCAATAACTCCCACTACTTCTAAATTATCAATAGAGTCCAGCACATTAAGATGCTTTTGTCCCATAGAACCACACCCAACCAGAACCACTCTCATTGGTTTATCACCTCGATAACACGATCTAATTCCGCTTGACTTAGCTCGGGAAATATTGGAAGGGCCAATACTTCAGAACAAGCTTTCTCCGTTACAGGAAAATCACCTGCTTTATAACCAAGCATCTCCACGCAAGGCTGTAGGTGTATAGGATAAGGATAATAAACGGAACATCCAATATTATTATCATGTAGTTTTTGCTTTAATTTATCGCGCATAGAACTACGAATTACATACTGATTATAAACATGATAAGCATATTCATAGGACGGAGGTGTAATCACCCCTTTCAGGCGTTCGTTATAATATAGCGCATTCTGATGGCGCTGTGCTTGCCATTGTTCAATATACTTAAGTTTTACGTTTAATACAGCTGCTTGTAAGGCATCAAGTCTGAAGTTTCCTCCAATGTGTTCATAATAATAAGGATTTTTCATATCAATGCCGTGTTGACGCGTACGCAACATTTTCTCATACAGCTCTTCATCATTAGTAGTAACAATGCCTCCATCTCCGAAGGCGCCTAAATTCTTAGAAGGAAAAAAACTAAAACACCCTAATGTGCCCATTGAGCCAGCCCGGTCGGACTTCCATGTCGCACCTACCGCTTGTGCTGAATCTTCTATGACTTTTAGATCATACTTGGCTGCTATATTTCTAATCTCCTCCATATTTGAACATTGTCCAAAAAGGTGAACAGGAATAATAGCTTTAGTATTAGGGGTAATAGCCGCCTCAATTTGTGAAGTATCAATATTAAAGGTCTCTTCTTCAATATCAACAAATACAGGAGAGGCGCCTCGTCTAATAATTGCTTCGACAGTGGCAAAAAAAGTAAATGGCACTGTGATTACTTCGTCCTCACAGCCAATGTCTAATGCTGTTAGTGCCATAATTAACGCGTCTGTGCCCGAAGAGCACCCAACCGCATGAGATGCTCCGCAGAAATTAGCAAAATTCTCTTCAAATTCTTTAACGCGCGGGCCGTTAACAAACCATTGAGATTCCATGATCTCATTCACAAGGGGAACAATCTCCTTTTTTATAGCTTGATATTGTCTTTTTAAATCTAGTAGTGGAATGTTCATTAAAAATTCCCGCAGTGTTTATAAATCATTTTAGACATCTCCATGGCCTGTTGATCTTTTATCTCTCTTGTTAGACCATTGTCTCCCTCGAATTCGCGGTGGTGATAGATCATTGCTTCGGGATTAAATTTATATTGGTAGCCTTGATAGGCCAATCTCCATATAAACTCTTGACCACAGCCGCCGTATCCTTCAAATCTTTCAGAAAACATGCCGCAGCCAATCAAATCTGACCGCATCATACAGGCATTATTTTCTACTATTCTTTCAGTGATTGGGTTTAGTTTATTGATTCCATATTTTAAAAGCGTACGTTTCATCTTTGGATGTAGCGAGTCTTTAGGATCGTGAGAGTTTCTATATCCACCTGTAATAACTCCTCTTTGCGCAGAGCTTTTGTGCGCTGCTATAAACTCAGGAGTCGGAAAGCTATCATCATCCAAAATAACAACGGCTTGTCCTACAGTTTCAACAATAGCCATGTTGCGAACTTTTGCTAAACAGTATTTTTCAGTTTCACCGGTATTGATCCAGCGTAAACTAAATGGGCCCTGATAAGAATTCAACATTTGTATTGTATCGTCGGTCGAACCATCAATACCTACCACTATTTCGAATTCCATATCAGTCTGATTCTTAAAGTGATCTAAATTTTGTTTCAGTACATCTGATCTATTATACGTTGAGATTACTACTGACAATAACATTATAAGTACCTTTTTACAAATTCTTGCGCATGTTGAAGATTTAGTCGATCTTGTACTGTCAGCGCATAGTGATCAGACTTAAGATGTATTATGCGTGATTCTTGTGAAGGAAATACCGCCGATACTATTTGCTCTTTTAAGTCTTGAACTTTAAAATCATATTCCTCGATAGTTTTAGCCAAAGCAGGGCTTTCACAATGTTTAAGCGCCGTGGTGTCTTGTAATATTTGAATATTTTTTATCCACAAATCTATAAACTTAATTGATTGCTCAACATTAATGGCTCCAAAAAAAGAGCCAATATATTTAGAAAATCCTTCTCGTTGTCGCTCACATCCTATTATATCACACTTTTCATCTATCAAGTCTAAAAAATCTTGAATAAAAATACAATCGGCATCAATCATAAATGTAGGAAGTTGAGTATTTGTTAATATATCTTTCAAAAATTTAGTCTTAGAATAAGTATTGCGCTTCCATCCAGAATCATGTATAGCGTCTGATTGAGCTGTAAATCCAGCATTTCGAATTTCTATCTTAGGAAAACACAAAAGATAATCACGGGTTTCTTGACTAAGGCCTGTATCGAATACATATATCTTTTCAGTTTCGCTTAAATTGCCAAATTCAAAAAGAGAATTAACAAATAATATCAAAAAAGAACGATAATCTTCATTAGCCACAGTTAGAATGTTATGTCTCATCAAACCAGCCCATAAAACGATTTAATGCAACATCTCGCATTTTCTTTACTTCTTCTATCATATGAAGACCTTGTAAGTGAAAATAATCCTCATGAGCCACGCTAATCAAGTGTTTGGGCGCTATAAATTTACAATTTAGCATTTTGGCCTCAATAGCTACACGAGGAGTGGGTTCGGGGTGCCCAGTCATAAAAGCAAGACCTCTATAGTTTGACAATATGTCAATAAATTCTTCATAGTTTTGAGATGCTATCAGATCAAAAGGAATGTTCCGGGCCCTACAAAATTCAATTGCTTGAGGCATTCTTTTGGTGGGGTTGCCGGTTTTAATGACGGCAAATTTTCCATTCTTATGCGGCTTTTGAAGCCTCTTAAACAGATCGAGCTGACTATCCGACCACATACTACAATTAATATTGACAATATTAGGTAGGTGTAAGTTTTTATCAAAAATTTCTCGGTGCATCTTGCTTAAACATATTACTTTTTTTGCAGCAGCGTAGAAATTAAGATTCATAAGATCGCTTTTGGGGCACAAAAAATCTGGAAAGTTTATAGGATTTCGTACTTTAGAAAATTTATAGTCATGTTCGTAGATATAGTACTCACACTCTTTAGCCAATAACGCTTTACACACATTTTTTAGCGCAACAAAATTTGAGATAAACCATATTTTATCAGTATTTTTCTTAATATAATCTACAGTAATAAGAGAAGTGTTTTTAACATCATGTAAAATATTCTTCGTCTGAAAAAAATCAATCACAACAGCATCATGTAGTTCGGCGCCACCAGTGTGCTGATGAGCGAACGCGTCAGCAATAAAGATAACTTTTTTAGTCATGTTCTTACTATAATTGCCATTCCAAAGCCATAAGGATACTCTCTTAATGAAGTCTGTAAATATCCCAATCCCTGAGCCGGATTTAAAGAAGATTTGCTTTCCTCACATAATTGTTTATTTATCTTAAGCATATGCGAGTCAATTTGTTCTCGGGCTTCAGCAAAGTAGCCAGCAGGCTCATCTGTAAAAATTATATCATCAAAAATCCGCGCGCATTTTTCAGCTTCTGGAGTTCCATGGCAAAGATCGTGGATACATATAAACTTAATTCTATGATCTCCCTCATACAATTGGCGAGACATATCTATAGCCATCTCGCCTTTTGGCCCATCAATGAAAATTCCAATTTTGTTGCCAGTAAAAGTATTTAAAATCCCAGGAAGTTTATCAAAACTGTCGCCTTTTATTAACAACACATTCTTATATTTAGCTAATCGATTCTTGGCATATACATATGAATCATCATAACAAGTAAATGTATCAATCCCAACAATTGGTTTCTGTGTCGCGAGGGCCATCATTTCGGTTGATCCTCCATATGCCACCCCCGACTCAATCATCAGATCTATGTCAAAATGCTTCATCAAGCTAACTAACGCAAAACCCTCACTAAACATAATGCCGCGCGGTGTAAGCCATGTGCTGGTTATTGCTTTTTTAAATTCTTCTACGTAAGGCAAAAAATCTATCATAACTCTTCAATTGCTTCAAGTTTAGCTAACCACGCATCAATTTCAGGATCTTGCCGGTGTACTGCTTCGGTAAATAATGAAAACATTTTTTCTTCACTGAAGCGCTCTTTCAATTGTTCAGCATACGCACAACTTTTTGCGGCTAAGCCAGTATTTTCTATTACTTCCTCGTAACATCTTCTCATCTGTGTTTTAGCGGAAGACTCCTTGGCATATGCCCACATCGCTTCTTTCATGAGCACACCGTCCCAGACAGCTTTTTCTTGAATAGGTTGGATATCATAACTTACATTGTAAAATTGCTCTTTTTTATTTTCGTCTACCAGATAATCTAGCTGGCCAGACCACCCAGTGGCAACAATCGGCATGCCAGAATATGCTGCTTCAAATATAGGAAGCCCGAATCCTTCTCCATGAGGCAACGCAATCAGAGCCTTTAATTTAGGATGACAATAAAGTGAATGAATCTCTTCATCGGTCATATCTCCGTGTAATAAATAAAGTTTACATTTGGCGCCGTCACTTAGAGACGAGACAAGCTGCTTAAGCTTGTTTAAGGTAGCTTCTCGATCCATCAAACAGTTTTTCGCTAGATTAGTTTTTAATACTAAGCCAACCTCATCATCACGGAATTCTTGCATAAACCATTTTATAGTTTGCTCAATGTTTTTTCTTACAGCAAATTGAGCAATACTGAGAAAATTAAAATCATACTTTAGATCTAAATCCAACGGAGGTGTCGCAGAATGCGTCTTTACAGGATAGCCTACTACTGAAATTGGTGTGTTGGGGACTAGCTGTACTTGCTGGCCTGTTTCAGAGTGAGTGCCTTCGTAGGTGGATGATTCAAAGATATCTTTTGAAAAAGAAGAGATCGTAATCACCTTATCCATTGAATTAAGCTTTTCTATCCATACCGGAGGAACTCGCGTGGCCTCCAAACCAGCAGTATATCCTACATTGTAAGGAGCCAATTTTTCCCATTCATTAGGAATGGTAACCTGGAGAGAGATGTCAAATTGGCCCCCCTGCTGAATAAACCCGATAGTCTTTTCTATTGCTTGATCGATCCACTCGCGTTCTTCGTTATCTTCAAATAACCAAGATGTGGCGCCCCATCTTAATGGCTGTATATAGACATCAAATAAGTCTGGCTTACTTCTGAGCGCTCTAAGCGCAAAGCGCGCTTGTTCTCCATAACCCGAACGCGTCAGAAGGGGTCCTTTTAATAAAATTTTCTTTTTCACGCTACCTCCATTAAATGCCAGCGAGTATAATTTTTTCTTTCGCTCCAAGAGCCATGTTCTTCAATTAAATTATCCATAATTTCTATCCATCTCTTTTTATAAGTTTGAAAATTGTAATTCTCCTCCACATGTTTAAGTCCCTTTTTGGACAAATTCTTGTATGCCTTTGGACTTAAATTAAGAGCCTTTTTGAGAGTGGATATAAAATCTTCTTTAGAAATACGATCTTCATAAATATATGGAACCTGAAGGGAGCCTATAATTGATCTAGAGGCGGGCTGGATTCCATAGCCAAACCAGTCTTTGCCATCTGTTACTTGCTCTTGAAGACCTCCTGTCATGGTTACTATAACAGGCACACCACAACTTAATGACTCTAATGCGGAGAGACCAAAACCTTCCGCATCTGAAATATTAATTGTATAATCACATGCGTTGTACATAGCCGCCATATCTTCGGCAGGGACCTTGTTGGTAGATAAAAATATCTGACCTTCATTGACTCCCAAGTGCTCAATAAGATGGGGCAAGTCTTGCCCGTGAGGATCTCTAGCATCTGTATGCATTAACAAGCATGCTTTATCGTGCCCTACTTCATCTAGAAATTCCTTAAACCACCAAATCACCGTACCGCTTTGCTTTCTGCGAGCGTTTCTGCTGTTCCAGAAAAATATCTTCTTTTTGGGATTGGCAGTAATCGCACTATTTTTCTCTAGCAATGCTTTCTTTACAGCTTCGACTTTTCTTTCGGCTTCGCCACCTTTCGCAGGCTTAAAATATTGAGGATCAACTGCGTGTGGTAGATATTCACACGCCACATCAGGCGCGACAGTTTTAACAATTTCGTGTGTGACTTTTGAAATAGCTACAACTTTATCATTAGAATTATAAAATGGAGCATTATAATAAGGAGCCGGAAAATTATCCCACACATGATAATAGATCATGGGGACATTTACTCTTACTTCATTTTCAATTTCCCACAGCCATCCATAGAACCTGGGATCTGTCATAAACCAAAGCACGTCAGGCTTTTCTTTGCGAAGAATAGAGCGAATCATTTCGTCATTACCATATCCTTCGACTGGATATATTACCCAATCATCTTCAAATGGAGCGACTCTCTGCGGTCTATAATCCTGATGCTGTAATGCTCCTCCTAAACAAATAAATTTATATCTATCAGTGTTTAAGAGAGCTTCAATAAAGTACCTTGTCTGGGTACCAACGCCGGAAGGCGATAGTGGATGGTCTGCGATGACCATTATTTTCTTTTTTGTCATTTATTCCTCATGGACATTCTTTTGTGTGCCTAAACGTACATCGCTCACATGAGAGCCTGTTCTTAATGTATCGCTTATTTTTGATATTGTATAATGCTTTGTGCAATAATTTAAGAGCGTTTTCGGTTTTTCTTGGGCCGCTCGTCACCCTAAATAGTTCTACCCTATTTTTCTTTGCTGTTCTTTTAAGAAGAGCAAAGTGAGTTTCGATGCTCTTTGGATCGACCTCCATTTTTTGAGCAAAGAAATGCTTATAGAGTGTAAGTTGATAAGTTGTCATCTTCTCGCTGCGACGGCGAGAGTCCCAGCCCCAAGAACAAGTCTTCCAATCAAAAATATGAACCTTTCCATCTGGCGTAGAGACAATCGCATCGATATAGCCTTTGAACATATAGTCTTCTTCGCCTGATATTGGTTCATAAAGCTTTAATTCTACTGCTTCGACGTTGTATTCTCCGAAGTATTCTGCGACTGCTTCTTCGATTTCTGGTAGTAAAGCTTTCCCCTGTCCCACCATTTGATCAACCAATCCGCTATCCACAGGCACATCGTCTCCGAGGTCAGTAATATGATCATTAAAGCTACGAACAAAAAATCTTTCATCGTCAATGTCCTCTTTTAATAGTTTTTTCTCGCATACAGCGTGAATAGCTGATCCGAATGCGGTAAACTCGTTTCCTTTAAATCCCTTGAGCTTATCAATACGCGTAAGTTTATGATAAAACGCGCAAGTTACCCAATCTTTGAGTTCCGAATATGAAATATGTGGCAAAATCCCTCCAGATTTATACTATATTATAACCACTTTTTTACTGGTTGTCAAGTTTTTCTGGATCATGGAGTAAAACTAATTTTTTATAAAGTTCGGGGCTCACCTTTTTAAAAAAATCATGCTCTTCGGGATGAAGATAAAATTCCGTAAATCCGGTGGCAAAATATTCTCTCAGAGATGTAATCGCATATGGAGTGAGAAAAGCACCAGTAAGAATAGGGCCTAATTTGTCATAGCCAACCTTTTCATATAAAAACATATCCAATTCTTCATTATATTCCGGATTCATAAAAACAGATAAAGGAATCTTGTATCCCATTTTCCATAGCATATCGTGAGCATATTTGCGTTTTCTTAAGAATTCATTTTCAATCTTTTTATCGCCATAAAGAAAATAGCCATGAGGCTCTTCTAGCGAGTGAGATATTTCGTGAATTATATCGTCATATAAGTCCGATGCGTCATCTTGAATATTGGAGATATATAATGTGCCTCCGTCATAAAAAGCATTTAAGCTTCTTTCTTCAAACTCATCAAACCACCCAAATATAATCATCTCAATTTCAGATATTAAATGAGCAGGCAGTGTTGATTCTACTTTGGCAATTACTTTTTCTACATCTACATTTTCAACAGGTTCTTTAAAAAAAACATGTAAACCTGTAGAGGTATAAAAATCAGTCTGTTGTTCCAACAGTTTGCTCTGTTTCTGCTGGATGTAAGCTTTGAGCATCGTCTAGTCCTAATTGATATCCACGAAGAAAATTTTCTTCGGCAAACGCAAAAGTAAACTCTGGGAAATCCGTAGCTAAAACTTCTGCGATCATATTAACAGTTACTTCTTCATTGTCGGGAGCCAACTTTTCTCCCACATAATCAACCAAAAAGCTTTTTAATTTAGAATCAGGAACAACTGGCATTGCTAACATAGGGTTGGTGTGAACTTCTTCTTCTGTGATTACTTTTTCTGTAGTTTTTTCGGGCATATCTTAATTCCTTATTAAATAAATATTTGTCGGCTATAAAACTTTTGAGGCTAGCGTAGCCAATTCAGAGCGCTCTCCTTTCTTAAACGTAACGTGGCCAGCGATGGGATATTGTTTAAAATTTTCTACAGCATGCGCTAAGCCATTTGAAGTTTCATTAACATAAATATTGTCAATTTGTTCAATATCTCCTGTTAAAATAATCTTCGTTCCATCTCCGATACGAGTAATAATAGTCTTAATTTCGTGTTTTGTTAAATTTTGAGCCTCGTCTATTACAACAAATGCGTTCGCAATCGAGCGGCCGCGAATATATGTAAGAGCCTCAATCTCAATTTTACCCTTCTCCATATACATTTCTAAGGATGTGCGATCGCCCATAAGAAATTTCAAATTATCTTGAATGGGCATAAGCCAAGGAAGCATCTTTTCTTCCATTGTTCCTGGTAAAAAACCAATATCTTTTCCGAGCGGCTGAACGGGTCTAGAAACTATAAGTCTAGAATAGTGATTATTTTCAGAGCGCAAGCCAATAGTTTGCTGTAAACCAGCCGCAATGGCCATTAATGTTTTTCCAGAGCCGGCTCTACCAATTAATGAAACAATTTTAACACTAGGATCCATCAGTAAATCCATCGCGAAGGCTTGCTCCTTGTTTCTAGAATTAATTTTCCAATCAGGAAGTCTATCATGTATAATCTTTTTTAAGGGCGCATGATGGCTACTAAAACGAGCTAATGCGGTTTTTTTCTCATTGGCATTAGATACCATCATGAGAAACTGATTTGGATTCCACAATTCCTCCACTTCGTCTTCTTCAATAAGAATATCTTCTCCGTCATAAAACCTATCAATGACCTGATCATCTACCAAGTGCTCAACAAACCCACTATAAAGTTGATCCGATGATTCGGCAGCTTTTTCTGTAATGTAATCTTCTGCCAACATTCCAATAGAATCGCAAATTACGCGCATATTAATATCCCGAGAAACAACAATCATCTTTCTGTTAGGCTGCTCTTGTTGAACCGCTTTAGCAGTAGCAAGAATAACATGATCAGGTACCCTAATATCCAAATCAGGAGGAAATATAGATCCAGTAAGAGAAGCATATGACATTACTTTAAGAATACCTTTTCCTTTTCCTAATCGCACACCCTTTTGGAGATCTCCCGATGCTCTTAAATCATCAAGAATTCGAATTATGCGACGAGCGTTAGATCCCACTGAATCTTGGCGCTTTTTATGTTTATCAATCTCCTCAAGTACTTTAAGGGGAATAAAAATATCATGATTTTCAAAACGGAATATCGCATCTGCATCCGTTAGATAAACACTTGTGTCTAATAAATAATTTTTCTTAGCCATCTGTTTTTAAATAGTTGGTTTAGATAATACTAAGTCCTTCTCTTGTTCTTTCTTTTCTTAGTATTTCTTTCTTTTCTGATTATATTTTTTTCTAATACAAAAGTTTCAATTTCGTCAGGAAATTTAAATGGGATATGCCATTCCTTTCGTAGTATAGTCGCTTCACGCTGGCGTGTCAAGTGGGCGCGCCAAATAACATAACTAGGATCCTTCGGCGGATTTCTAACAATACGCTCAATAAGCTTAACGTGAAATCGAGGTATTGCTTCGCCGGCGCTGGATCTAACCAGAACTATATCACCCACTTTATATTTCATTAAAGTAACTATGGTGCTTCCAACAACGAGGCTCATAAAGTTCGGCGCCTCCAACTGTTATCTCAGCAATATCTTCTACTTTTTTTTGTGTGTAATAAGCGTCTTGCCCACAGACTGTACAGACAGCAGGACACTTTTCGATATGTGTTGCCCACGGAAACATGGCCTCAATCTCGTCAAATGCCTTTCCAGTCGCAGATAAATCTAAAGACGATACTACAATCGTTTTACCTTTTTTAAACAAGTCAATCAGCACCCAGGACGTCCCAGGTATCATAAAAGCCTCATCTACAGCAATAACATCATATTCATCATGATGAGTTATATATTGATGTATTTCCATTCCGCTATTAACTACACGTGCGGGCATTGATGCTCCTGAATGCGTGACGATACTAGTTTCACAATAACGATCATCGATGCCGGGCTTAAACGCAATAATATTACGTTTCTGGTACTTATAGCGATCTAAAGCCGCGAACAAACGGGTGGTCTTTGATCCAAACATTGGTCCAGTAAAAATGATGAACTTTGGATTCATAACGCCCTTAATGTGGAGCCACTTATAGGAGTCGAACCTACGACCTGCTGATTACAAATCAGCTGCTCTACCAACTGAGCTAAAGTGGCGAAAGAACCGGTTTTTTAGCGTCCAAGGAAAACCGGAAAACCCCCGCCTACGTGACGTTCGGCGGCCACGTACCGTTATTAGTCCGACGATACAGCGGATTCGCTACTGTTACTGTTGTTGGTAGTATCAGTAGTCTTTGCGGGGGTTGCAGGCGTAGTGCCTTCAGTGGTAGTTCCCGTTGTGTTGGTACCATCAGTAGTGGTGGTTTCAGTGCTGGTTGTTTCCGTCTCAGTTGTCTCTGTTTCAGTTGTCTCTGTTTCGGCACAACCAACCAATACAGCCAACGCAATAATCGCTCTCATAATTTCTCCTCTAGTTAAGCGTAATTGTTCCATTTTCGGTAGGAACAGATACCGTCCAACCGCCAGTATATGGCGATTCCATAATTAGATCTTCCACAGGAATCTTGACTTCTGCCGTGAGAGTACAAAATCCTCGCTTATAATCATACTTTGTAATTGAGGACTCAATAAAATCCAAATCATAAAAGTTCTCCCGGATAGTCTCTCCGATGAACTCCGAGAAGCTAAAGCTTCCGCGCTCATAATCATCAAGATACCCGCCGTCTCGCAAAGAATCCATGTAATTAGTTCCATACATGCTGCTTGCGTGAATACCTCGCGTAGTGATAAGTTCAGCAAACTGCTCAACTACATCTGTGTTGGACAGCGCTGTATCTACTTCATCTTCGTTCATGAGAAACACATCTGTTCCCTCACTATATGTTAGAGTAGCCATGGTGTTAGGAGCTACCCTCAAACTCTTTAACTTTTCTGTAAATGACATTTATTCTCCTTTATTATATTCTTGCCAATCAAACCAAAAACCAAGCGCAACCATAAAATGCATTATGGCTGAACTTGATAACTCTATTATATCATGGTAGTCATTAAGATGCAAGTGTACATGACCAATAATCCAAAAAGGAATCGCAAACTGCTGACTATACCATATTACAGCGAAGCGGCCGAACTTAGCCATCAACGCGATCAGTCAAATATTTGACATCTGCGGCTACATTCTTTTTGAAAGATTGTATTTCTCTCTTAAGTGAAGTAATTTCGTCTGTCATTACGCTCATTCTACTTAAGAGATTAGCCATGGCCTCTGCTTGATTTGCTACCTTCTTCTTAAGCGCTGTTACCTCTTTCGTACTACGGGTAGTTGTTTTTGTTGTAGTGGTCATATTTTTCTCCTTATATCTCCTCTAATTAAGTGTAATTGTTCCATTTTCGGTAGGAACTGGTACCATAAATCTTTTCTTGATCCATACTGGTGGCTTAGATGCTTGCTTTCGCACCAGCGACCCAAACAAATTATTAAGATGGGCTCTCTGGGAGGGTGAACATTGTGATAGTTTAGTTTGTCGAGGAGAAAATCTATCCGCTATAACTTGGCCGAAGATTTCAGATTCCTCTAATTCTAAAAATTCTCCTAATTTTTTTCCATTCGCTTCTATGGCTAAAGATTCGGATTTAACAAAGGCAACATCAATAGGAAATTTTGTCTTTATCCAATCGTCATAATGATTTTCTAATCCCTTAAAACTTTTAACTTGATGTAATTCTTTTTCAATATTGCCAAGACGATTTTTATTACCTATTTCAAGCAAACGACTTGTTTCCTCCGCTTCGCACCCTAAATGTTGAAAATGTTTTATACGCCTATCCGGCTGCTTGCGAATAATATGTAGAAATACTTCTCTTGGATCGGCATAGATTAGAATACCTTTATCAAAATATCTATCCACTATAAAATTCTTTTTAACTACAGAAGCCGGCAGATGAGTGGGAAAATCAGACGGCACATCAACAGGAATCGTATAAAACTTAGTTATGCCTTGGAGCCAGCGGGTGCCACAACCGCCAGAACTAAAAATTTTAACTTTTTTCATCCTAACTATCGACGCGATCAGTCAAATATTTTACATCGTTAGAAACATTCTTCTTAAATGCGTTAAGTTCGCCTTTTAAAAGAGCCAACTCATCCGAAAGAATACTCATGCGCGATAGCAACGTTGCCATTGTCTCAGATTGGTTAGCCAATTTTTTCTTAAGGTGTGCAGATTCTGAGCTAAGAAGCTTTAAAGTATTAGAAGTCGCACGGGACTCTTTTGTTGTAGTGGTCATATTTTTCTCCTTATTGATTCTACAAAATTCTTTTAGTTTTTGAAACATCTCTCGATCCACACAATGGTATATCCACTTTTCGCAGGAGGGGACATATTTAATATAGCTTCTTGAGATATATCTAGCGGAACAAGATTTTCTTTAAGTATTCGAATGGCAATTTTTGGACCACCTGAAATCCAAGATACTTGCTGCGCGCTACATGATTCTTTAACAATTACTTTATGGTCACTAGGATACCAGAAATTTTTATGCCCTCTCTCTGATGTATAACAAACAGTATTTCTATCAATTAACATTTTATTCCCATAGATAAATTTTCCACAAATCACTTATTTGATTTTTAGCAGTAGTTTTTAAAGCAGATATTTTAGGCTTATACGGCTTTCGTATTGGTATCATACCACATTCTTGTGGAGTTTTGTTTCCTTTTCTCTGATTACATCTTTTACATGCCGCAACTAAATTCTTCCAAGATTTAGGCCCACCTCTGCTCTTAGGCATTAAATGGTCTACAGTCAATTTTTCAGAAGGAAAAGATTTGGCGCAATACTGACAAATATTTTGATCTCTCCAAATAATGTTTTGACGATTACAGGCCATTCCTTTAAAGTGATATTTTACTATAGTTTTTAAAACAATCACTGCTGGAATTTTAAATGTGCGAGAAGGAGAACAAATTTCTCTTGTGTACGTTTCAATAGCCTTAGCTTTTCCTACAATACACAACACTAAAGCTTCTACAGCATCGATAACACCAACCGGTCGATATGATGCGTCTAGTTTTAATGCTTTCATTGATTCTTCCATACTATAACTACTTCAATAGAAGTTGTCAAGTATTATCTATCAGAATGTTTTGTAGAGGTTCGGACCGGAGGAGCCAAAGACTGTTCAAAATCTCTAACATTCTGTACCAAATCAGAAGAACTAGCAAGTTTTTTATCTCCTCCTACACCCCATAATAATTTAACTCCCAATTCTTCGCAAACAGACTGTTCTGGCGTATTAGAGCGTCCACGATCGCCTCCATTTGCAAAAAAATCAGGCTTAAGTCTTCGAATTGCTTCGCAGACTGTACCATCTGTATCATCTACAGAATCTACCAAGATAACACCTTTAATTGCGTTAAGAATTTCTGCTCGCTGCTCAAAAGTCATAAATACAAACCCTTTCTTCCGAAAAAGCCATTGATCAGAATTAGCTATAACAATGACATCTCCAAAATTAGCAGCATCTCTAATCATTCGAATATGGCCGGCATGGACGGGATCGAAGCCGCCTGATACCATTACAGTTGGTTTTTCTTTTTTATCATTAAACATATCTGGATGGACTGTCATTTAATTTCCTTTCTTTTGTTCTGGGAAGTATTTCTTTACTTTAAATTGTGAACCGGCCGGCCCACATCTTCGAATTTTTACTTCCAAAAGTCCCGTATCATCGTTATCCAACAATACGCTTCGTAATTCATTGGCATCATCATAACTATCAAAAATTCTAACTTTTTGCCATTTCTTTGGTGTTTTTTCCATTTTTTATGCTCCTAAATCTCGTAAAATATGAAAATCAATAATATCAACTGTTTCTTCTGGTGAGCCTACTTCGAAGGCGCGGCCGGTTTCTTTCAATGCTGAAAATATTTCATAATCATTCCCTGTTGGACTACAGCGATCGCCTACAAACCAAAATACCCAGTTAGGGCCGTCAAAGTGATTTAAGGCAAATGTTTTATCCCATCCATTAGGAAATATATCAAAAGAAGTATTGCCGCCTAGTTTTACAGTTATATCCATTTTAGAAGTTAAAATATAGTTTTTAAGTTTATCTAGATACATTCGGCGAATCCCATACAAACTGTCAAGCGCTTTAAATACATCTCGATCTTCTTGTTGTGCGTTTCTACCAATAGGACACCAGTTTATCATCGAGCCTCGATTTTGAACAAAATTTCCTGTTAGTGGTAAATCATTATTCTCTTCTACTATTTCCGCTTGAAAAGAACAAAGCACTCTCATTAATTTTTGAAAATCTTCTTTACCTATCGAATCAATCATGTACTCTTTCGACATAGGATTAAAAATAATCTCCTCATCACCGTAAGGTATCACATATTCCGTACCATTACAAGGCAATAAGTGACAATTCTGACGTATAATAGGATCGGCTAGGGCCGGCCAAAGTTGTTCTTTGATATATTCGAGACCAGAGCCAGTAAGAAAGCCAATTTCAGCATAACGAGATAATTCACGCAAAGCTTTTAGCATTGCTTTTTGAATTGGTTTTCTTGCTTCGGTTAAGGTGCCGTCTACATCAAATAATATAAGATGTTGGGGTTGTATCATTCAATCTCCTGCTGGTGTTGGGGGCAATACCCAAGGTGACGACAAGGCATCTTGTTTTTGTTCGCAATCACAACCAAATACGGACACTGAATCCATACGATTGCCATTGGAACTACAAGATGTTTCACATTGTTTAATAACTTCTTCGTCTACTTGACAAGAGTTTACAAATACAATTATAACCACCGCTATACAGATGTAAAGAATTCCTTTGGCTATAAAAGATAAATCTAATGAACCAAAAGGATCTGGCGGCTCTGGTGGTCTTCTATTTGATCTGCCGTAATCTGATGTATCGTCCAGTGGCCTCGTCGTAGATGAGTCGTTGTTTGGATATCTCGTCAATTACGTGCTCTCTAAAAATATTTGTGACAGGCTCTTCATTTAACTCGGCCTCTCTCTCAGATTGATATTCTTGTTTCATCTGATCCAATAAACATTGTACCTTATGATTGAGTTCTTGTGTTCTATATTTTTCGTTTTTTCTAAATTGTATAAATTTATAACCAAAATATGTAAAAGTAAGGCAATTGATGCCCAAGATTAATAATAAAAATTCTAACATGTGTCCCCCTTACGCAGCAGTATCTAATCCGGTGTCACCGGTGTCACCCCCTTCATCTGGAAAATAACGATACCCCACTTCCACTAAGTCATTCCCACCCGGTATGACCGTAAAGTAAATAGTATTATCAGTGGCAGAATAATACCAATCGTAATTTAAAGCGCCATTTATAAAGACTCTAATTGATTCTTCTATTGGTTCATAAGTTAATTGAATATACTCATATGGCTCTAAACGTGATGCTGCGTCTACAACTCCAGCGCTCCAATCTTCAGAGCAAACATCTACAATTTGTCCCCCAAAATGTTCAGTAGCTTCAATATATCTGTCTCCATTGTTATATGCGTTAGTATTACAGAGCGATTCAGAAGGATCTATATTAACAATACTAGATAAGAATACCGAACCACTTCGTAGACCTTGATACCACGAGATAAAACCATCTACACTTGGAAAATGCGCATCACTTTGCTCTTCTTCATCGGATACAAATACTACCAACAGAGCAGCGTCATAACGAAGCCACGTTTGAGCATATTCGTTATTTACTAGATATTCATATGAAGCGTCAAATCCTTCTTCTCTATGGCCGCGGCCCATATTGTTATACATGTTTTCAGCATCTGCGATGTCATCACCAGGAACCAAAGGAAATTGGGATTCAATGGAGGCATATGATGGATCGTTAGTTAACATAGCCAAACGCCAGCCGCTTTCTGGCAGCGCTAACAACATCGCTTCAATGCCCGCCATCAATTCAGCGTCATAACGATTCATCGAACCTGAAGTATCAATAACCCAAAGAATATCGACACCATCAACTGATTGAGGTTGTATAAAAGAATCAATCCAAATTAAACCGGGATCTGCTGGAACTTCTACTTCAACATAAACTGGAACTTCTATCTCTTCGTAAACAGTTTCGTGAACAACTTCTGTGACGGTTTCAGTGCCGCTACCAATAATATAATAATCCATATTGGTGGTGCAGCCTGTTAAAACGGCTGCTACAAATACGAGCAGTTGTTTTAAAAATTTATGTGCCATCCCTATTAGTACGTAGGAGGCTTAGATCGAAAAAAGGTTCTTTTCCTTAACTTTTCTTATTTTGCCTTCGACATCAATAAAGATACGATAGTCATAAACACTATTATTTTCCATTACTTCTAAAATAACGGCTTTTTTCTTATCATTTTTTAAATTTGTAATTTCTGGGAATTGTACATAATAAACCCATTGATCAATTTGATATTTCATTTAATACTCACTATATCATACAACGTGGCAGGAGAAATTTTTGCTCTCTCGAATATCCGCGCGACTCTCCAATCAACCACTCGACTTACTCTTAAAGCATGTGCAATCCACTCGCTACAATACCATTTTCCGCGCTGCTTGATTCTAAATGGCAAAAAATGAGACAGGATCATCCCCCACCAATCATAACGACATCCCTTTGTACGTTCAAAAAATTCTTTTATTGTTTCAACTTGTTCTTCGGTCACTTTAAGAGTGACAAAATCCCAATTTTGAGGCTCCCATTTTTCTTTTTTTATTGCCGACAACTTTGAAGAAGAAAATGGCCCAATACGAATCCAAGTAACACCATCAGGCAAAATTAGTTCAGCATGAGAGTAAGGACTTTTTGTCCACCATCTAACGATTTTATTAAATAAATCGCCGCTACCTTTGTAAAATGCCACTTTTATTTCCATCTAATCTTGATTCGTAATAAACGCCTCCATTAATACGTATTGAGATCGTCTTTTAATCATACCAAAAATTTTAAGTTTTTTATAAAAAAAAATGGGGGGCGAAAAGCCCCCCGAGAAAGTCACGAAATTTCTATCTTTCTTACTGTTCTTTCTTCTTCGGTTGGTACGACTTTTGGGATGGTCAAAGTAAGAATTCCATTATCATAATTTCCTCTGATCTTTGTCTCATCCAAATTGTCGCCAAGACGGAAGGAGCGCTGAAATGCGGATCGTTTGATTTCGCGCTTAACATACTGTCCGTCCTTTATGTCATCGTGTTGATTGCTGGTGCCTTGGATAGTTAACACGCCTTCCGCAACCTCTACCGATACATCCTCTCGTCGCATACCAGGAATAGCTGCCTCAATCAACACGCTCTCGTCATTGTTAATGACATTCACCTTTGGGTAAGATCCTTTAAAAAAGAAATCTTCTCCCAAATCTCTTGATACAGTCGGAAACATGTTTCCAAGCATATCATCAAAAAGTCGATCGAACGGAGTTAAAAACTCGTTCTTCGAAAATGCCCTAGGGGCAAGGTTATTTCGCCTTACTATTGTAGTCATAATATTTCTCCTTATCTGTTTAGTATAAGCTTGTTAGCAGTCGCATTGATCTACCAACGTCTATAATATAACCACTTATTATAAGTAGTCAAGCTTTTTTTGTATTTAAAACGGAAGAAACCAACTCCACAAGAACATCTGGCATTTCTTCTTGTGTGCCGGTTTCAAACCACATAATAGTAAGTCTATCGTGAATAACTCTTTCATTCGTATGAAATGTAGAATCAACCGCGATAACAATACCAGTCATTTGATCATCGAAACCTATTGTAATAAACTCTTTTTCTCTTACAATATCGCCGACACGAAACTGATATCCATCGTCATTCACATACTAATTATTCAGCTGTTTCACTAGTTTCTTCAATTTCGACTATTTCAATTTCAAAGTTAATATCTTGGCCGGCCAAGGGATGATTAAGGTCTAAAGTAACCTCATCGTCTGTAAAAGACATAATTTTTGCCAAAACGGGCTGGCCATTACCATTGGTCCCTTGAACGTGGGCGCCTTCTTCAAAAACATAATCTTCTGGAAAAGAACTCCTAGGCATAGTTTGGACCGCTTGGGGATTGGGGTGCCCATATGCTTCTTCTACTGGCAATGAAATCGATTTTGTTTGGCCAACTTCCATGCCCAAAAGTGCTTTTTCAAACCCAGGAAGAACCCGACCTTCGCCTACTAATACACTCATTGTATCGCCGCGAGAGCGGGAGTTATCAAACACCTGCCCGTTCGACAACGTGCCGACATAATGTAATTTTACATTATTTCCATTTGTTACTGTTTTCATTTATTTATTTTTCATCCTTTATTATTTTACGACTTTTGACTGCTTTTTCTACTTCTTCTGTTGGGAGATCCATGTCTTCCTTTAGCTCCCAAAGAGCCTTCTCAATTTCATCTGTCACTTCACCGTCTAAGTCGTCATCTATGAAGTGAGTTTTTTCTACTCGTTTGTATTGTATCTTATTTCTTATATTTTGTATAAATTTATTCATCTTTTTTAGCCTTAATATAATTTCCAAAACAGTAACCAGACGCTAATACACAAATACCTGCGAGGATCCAACTTTGATCAACAAGCAGAGTAACAGCAAATACGCCATTAATAACTGAGCACCCTAAACTAACATATCGTGAATTAAAAAAATCTAACATTACCAATTTACTCCTGTTGTTGCTGCCAAGCGCCAATATCCATTGACGTCTGGAATATATATTAAATGAACCGGAACACTAAAATGTCCTGCGGCCTGTGTCCACCCGATTGCTGAGACAAGATGAATATAATTGTTATCTTCGGCTGGATCATAAATGGTTGCGTTTGCGCCTACAGCCAACTGAAGAGAGTCATTGATTTCAAATCCAACCAGCACATTTGCTGATGGAATAATAAGACTTTGTTCAAGACCACTAATAGTTAAGTTCTGTACAAAAAGCAAATCAAGCCAATCTCCACCACTCATTGTTTGCTGTGCTTCAAAGCCAATAGCAAACATATGCGGGCTAATAATTCTATCGCTTCGCTCGCCGCCGGCAACATAATTATATCCAAAACGCAAACCTTTACGAGTGGTCCAATCATCGCTATTTTTCATAGAAACAGCATGATCGTCTGCGACTGCTGTAGTTGTAAGCGTTAATCCAATAACGCATGCTAGTAATTTCTTAATCATTTTATTCTCCTTGATTAAATGGTGGAAGCGGCGGGAGTCGAACCCGCGTCCACGATACCTCAAAAGGCAAGTCATTCACAAGCTTAGTCAATTTACTATCACCTATTGACAAAGATAGATGGCTATAAGATATCGCTTACCACCCTGTTGCGATAAATAGTTTGATTTTTATAACTTGTCTGTTATTTTGATTAGATTGGATAGAAGGCTCTAATCAGCCTCCTCGATTAAGCCGCTAAGCGAGCTGCTTCGAAGTGTGTGTTGTTATTTGCAACTATTGTTTTGAACTATTAAGGTTGTATCTTACCTACTTGCACTCGACTTCATCCTTACCCTGTCGAAGCCATTTCGCTCCCATAAAAGCCAACCGTCTGTGGTTCTCTTGCTCCCCACACGCTAGTCTCCCAATTATTTTATATCCTTATTGAGACATCCGGATATTAACTTAATTTAGTTTTTAAACGGTTGGTTTAAGTTTTTCAAACATCGTTGAAGTATGATTCTATATCATATCTTCTGAGCAACTTCTTAAATTCTACATAGGTAAGATCTAAGAATCTTGCTGCGTCTTTTTTTGATTTAGTTGTTGAGATAGCAAATTTTAAAATTGCTTCCTGAACAATCTTATTAGAGTTTCTCCAGATATCAAAACCATATAACCTGTTATTAATAAGATTACATGAAAGTTCTAACTTGATAGCTATAAGGTCTTCTAAAGTGAGATTAGAAATTAACACTAATAAATTATCATTTAACTTGTTTTGATCTCTTAATTTAGTTATAATGCTTTTATTGATTGTTGTTGAAAGCTTTTGTTTGTTTGCCATCACATATATAAAGGTAACTGATTTTAGAAAGCTTGTCAAGTGACAATTATGAAAAAAAGTGTTTTCACAGGTGTTTTCAATACTCACCAAACGTAAAATCTACAGGGGTACCCCGTCCAATTGGACCTGGACGACCCCCTCGCAGCCCTCCTCCTCCGTACGGTCGTCGCCTCCAAGCGCCATCGTTAAACATCTTGCGAAACTTTGATGCTTCTTCTTCTCCTAGACCTAAATAATGATTTACATAGTCATCGAACATCCAGCTGGCGCTTGGGTCGGATTCTTGGTATTCCATAATACCAGGATAATCTGTACGTATAAAATCACGCACTAAAGATCTCATATCTCGTTTTGACAAATTTCCTGATTCCATATTTTCTGGTAATCCGATCCCGTAACTATCTTGAAAAGACGTAAAATCTTCCAATCCAGAATTATAAGCCCAGCCCTGTTCCACAGTATTCATGTATGTTGGACGTCCATCTCTATAGGTACCCCAGTAGTCGATCCATTCTTGAACTTCTTCAGCCGGCATAGCCTGCGTGGAGTCTGCTGCTTGTTGTGCGATTTCTGCGTCGGATCCGGTTCTATCTTGACGCAACGAATCCTCAAACATCTGCGAAAAATCATCTATTCCGGAATATTGCTGCGAAGATTTTTCAGCTTCTTGCGCAACTTGTTTAACAGCCTCATTGTCTACCTGACTTAATTGCTGAGTAGTTTGTTCTGCAGCTTGTTCAAGCTTACCTAACACTTCTGCCGCAGATTCAGGATTTTGTGTTGCTTGTTCAAGCGCTTGTCCGACATCCGGCTCCACTACTGCCGCGGCATCTGCTAGCTCTGAAGCTTTTTGAGCCACTTCTCCAGCATCGCCGCCCGAATCCATAATAGCCTTAATACCTATTAAAGTGGCGCTAGCAACAAGCCCCGTTAAAGCCACCGCACCAACTTTTCCTAGGAGGCCTTTTTTTTCCATATTTTGTTTTAATTTGTTAGCCACTGATAAAACTTTGCCAACTGCTTGTCCTCCACGCTGCAATAGCATGTAGCCTTGGGTAAAAAACGGTATAAGGCTACTCATTGCCATATGTTGGTTTGATTTTTTAAGAAGTTCGTCTGCGACAGGATCTTTATAAGGATGTTGAGGTGTTCCTCTAGCAGCAAGAAATTTCTCTCTGAAATCTTCTAGATAATCAGCCTCTTGCTGAGTGAGACCCATATCTTCAGGTGTTAGCTTACGCCCTTTCCATTCAGCATTGGAGCCCCATCTAAAAGCTTCCCCCGGCTCTGCTTCGTCTTTCGACGTCCATGTGCGGCCGCGATCATCTCGAATTCCTTCAGATAATAAACCTAATTGATAATCAACAGATTTTTCCCATTGTTCAAGAAAAAGCTCAAAATCGTCATCGTTTTCATTAAGAGTCAAGAATCTATCGTAAAAAGAAGCTTTCTGGATAGAATCGTTTTCAAAAAGGTATAAATCGCCGCAGTTTTTAGTTGGTTCGGTCTCTGCAACGAACTTGCGCCAATTTTCCATTAAGAGCTTCATAGTTCAATTTCTAACTCTTCTTCTCCGCCTAAATCAAGGCCCCCACCTTCTTCAGCAGGTTCTTCTTCTTTCGCCGTATCATAAGCTTGGTTTGTGGGCTCTTCAACAGTGTCGGCTAACTCACTTTCAAACTTATCAAAATAAAGCTTGAGATTAGCAATTAGATAATCATAAAAAACTTCTTGATCTTCGGGGTTAGAAAGCAGTTCATAAGAATCGATTACACTTGATTCAATCTTTTTGAAACTTTCGTAAGCCATATTGCGGCCGGTTTCATCGCCATCTACCCCAGAACCAAACTCTTCACGCTCATCTGGCGCTTGTTCTTCTTCTTCGGCTTTCTTTTCGGCATCAGTACGAATATCAATAAACTTGTCGTCATCGCCTCCTCCGATTTCAACATCAATTTCTTCATCTAGAGACTCTGCCTCTTCTTCTCCTGCTTGGTTGTTAACTTTAGCCGGCGTAAGAGTGTTGATGCACGCATTAACAATATGTGCTCTAAAAGATCGTCTTTGCTCTTCAGAAGTTGTGAGAGATTTATAATCAGTTTGTAACACAGGAACAATTTTTTTCAGCAACTGCTCTAAAACATTAATTCCTGTAGATTTGTTAGGGGTAGGATCGACATCAGGGACATCTGCTTCATTTAACATTGCTTGAAGCTCAAGCCTCATTAGTTTTTTCAACGATTCGCGAATCTGTTGTTCTTCATCTATTCTTTTTTGCTTGACATGCCGAATTAATTGGCGTATATTTTCTCTTAAGATTCGTTCATCTTTATTCATTGTAGAATGCCTCTTTCCATAATTAGTCTCATAACTTCATCAACCGTGCTTAAATCAATATTTTCTTTTTTCGGAGATAATGGACCTCTTGTGACAAGTCTAGAGCGCTCTTTTTCTTCTTCGTTATCTTTTTTAATATTACTATGTTGCCATGGTCCGCCCCCTGACGCCACGGCGCCCTGGACTGAACTGGAGCGTCCTCCAGAGCCGCCGGCACTTGACATTTCTTCTAGGCCTTGTACGCCTAAAATTTGTAAAACACCATCAACGTTGTCACCAGCGAAATCTTGTAATGCTTCTTTGTTGGCGAGAATATCTCCTAAAAGATTTCTCATATCTGTGGCGCTAAATGGCTCTCCGTTAGGGCGGTTTAAAGGCTCAACAGCGCTCTCCATCGGTGGAACCAGATTCAAATCTTCTCCCACGTATTTTTCAGCACCTGTCCATCTGGCAGCATCGCCGCCTTTATTGCTGGCGCCTAAAATAACTGTGTCTCCCGCGCTGATCGGATCCATGCCCATATTTTCAGCAACCTTTTCGCGCAAACCACTTTTGCCAATTATCTCATAGGCAGCATTAATCGGGGAAGCATGAGAGGATTTATAAACTTCTACTTTTGGATTGGAACCTACAAATAGATTCCAAATCTTTTCTGAATCTTCTGCTGTAATTTCCCGACCATTTGGTAACTTTCTACCACTTTTAGTAGGAGCAGAGATCAAAACGACAACTCGATCGGCGTCTTGAGTATATCTTTCAACCATATCTAGATGTCCCATATGCGGGGGCTTGAAAGCGCCAGGAACAATCGCGACTGTTTCGCCTTGTACTGGCTCATCTTCAAATTCGATATCAACAACGGGATCTTCGTCTTCTTCTTGCTCTTTCATAATAACTGGGGCCCCACTCGCTTTCTGAAAATCGGATGCCGTTCCGCCGACAATAAACTCGCCTGTAATTTTAACAGGTTTGGTGGTACCGAATGTTTCCTCGTCTCGGAGCACAACTCCTTCGTGGTTGATTACATCACCCATAGGGCTGGTTAAGGCCCTTAACATTTCATTTCCAAGCATTCGTGCGGCGTGCATAAATACGGTGCCATAAATGGCATCTGCGGCGTCTTGTTCGTCTACCATATCAACAACCGCATGTTCTCCGCTAGAAAGTGCTTTATAAAGATCTTTGTGGAGAGGGTGCCAACTCATCATTCGTTCCGAGTCACCGTCTTGTATGCGGACTTTCAAGGTTCTATAGCCAGGATTTTGTGCTTCTTGGAGCCACTCGCCTAGAGATTTTTTAATTGTTCGATCATCGGAGATTTTAATAGATAAAGGCTCCGATAAAGCACCGGTATAATCTACGTCTGCCATAGTTTCTGTCGGAACATCACCATAAATCTGAAATCCATATTCTTCTCCGTAAGGGCGCAATTTTTCAATCAAACGAGCCATGACTGCTGGGTCATAGGAAACTTCTCGGCTAGGATCTTTAATAGGGACTTCTTTGCCGTTTTTAGGATTGACCATTGTTGGACGCTCCGCGCCGGGCCGAACATTTCCTTTACTGGCGCCTGACTTTGCTACGCGTTGATAGAATTGATTTAAACCATGAATAGCAAGAAAGTTCTCATCGTATTGAGTTACGTTAGTTTTACCTTCAACATATTCAGTGTTAAGGAACATGGATGGATCATCCCACATACCCAGAGCTTTAAGTTCTGGCTCTACATCGCCGAGAGCAGCATTAAGAATGGTTAAAAGTTGCGCAACAAATCTGCGCATACCGTGTCCAGGCGGAAATCTTTCAGCAAATCTATCAACGGTAATTCCGCTAATGTCAATTTCTTTCATAGAGCCACGGTCGACAGCAAACTCATGCCCATTAGGCGTCTCTACCACCTTAAAAGACACGTTTACGCCGTCAATCTTGACGCTCCCTCCTCTTGCTTCTTCAACAAAGGCTTTGGCTCGATTGAAAAAATCTAAGAGGTCAGAACCGCTTTTAACCCAATCTAAATCGAATGGGTGATTCATATGCCCAGCGGCACCACCCATGATTTATTTTCCTTTCTTGCGTCTTTCTTTAAGAACCTTGGCAATGATGCGACGGACTTGTGCTTCGCTTACGCCTTTGCCGCTAGAATCAGCACGGTGCTCTCTTCCTGCGTCCCTACCTTGCTCGCGATCTTTATCTCCTCGATCGCCTTCTCCCTCTTCAAGTTCTTCAACTTCATCTGAAGCGCCTACAGCATCACTCATTCGTTGCGCTAAGTCCATTAACTCTTGCGCGAGATCTTCAGGACGCTCAGCGCCACCTTCATAATCTTCTTCGCCGGGATGGGTGTGAGACTCATCACCTTTGTGCCCAGTATAATCCTTCTCTCCGGGACGGGTACGAGAATCTTCGTCTTTACCCATGCCCCAATCTTTATCATGTGCTTCATCAAGCCCCTCTTCTTCGCGCTTGCTTGTTTCTTCACCTTCAGTTTCTTGCTTGGCTTCTTTCTCTTCCTCTGGATCATCGCCGGGCCCGCGATCAACGCCTGAAGCAGAATATTCCTCCAGCTTTCCAAAATTACTGAGATCCATCTTAAAACCCCAGGCTTCACTCAGGAGACTTTTTAATTCCCCGTTTTTCCAATTTTTTGTAGACATTGAACTTTTATCTCCTTTTTGTAAATGTTCGTAGTAAATAGTACCTTTTGTACTGTCTTCCCAATCTCTAAACACAATAGATGCTTGGTATGCTTGAATTTCCATCGTTCTCATGTGCGGATCGCTCTGCGCATAGCCTTCTTCGCCCATAGTTGTCACATTGTCAAAGTCTCCATTACATTTTTGCGTATGATGCATCAATTCGTGCGCCAAAGAGCGCATAATGTCCTTTGGGTGACGTCCAGTAGTGTATAAAGTGACAGATTCGGCTTCTGGGTCATAAAAACCGGTTTTTCCAAGCGGATTTGCCGCATTTTGCGGATCATCACGCAAAAATAGCTTAGGAGGTCGATCAAAGCCCATTTTTTCTTGCGCAAACGGCATAAATTGTCTAATTAAGCCTTTTAAAACGTCAATCACTTAAAAATACCTCTTTTTCTTCATCGCAGTAGCAAATATACTCTAAATAGTTTCCAAATGGGTCTTTTACGTAAACCCCAGTCGTTCCATCGCGATGATAGACCACTTCGCCCATTTCTAACGGCAAATCTTCCTTTTTTTCGACTAAAATACCAAAATGTGCGTATGGATAGTGATTTTTATCAATTAAAGCGATATTTGTGTTCGAAACAGTCATTCTAATATACTTTGAGTCGCGAAAAGTCACTTTTCCGGCTAATTTTCCGGTATACCACTCTTCTGCGACCTCTAAATCGTCTACAAGTATGGCAATGTGGTCAATAACTGACATCATTGTATTTTATCCGTTGAATTTGACTTAGAAACAAGCTTTAAACTAGCAGTAAAGAAATCTATTTCTATTGACGCGTCATTTACAGGCTTCACAGTAGAAATTGATACCAATCTACTGGAGCGGAATTCGTTTTTTATTTCCACAACAATTCCATAATGTGAATCCCAATCATTATTCTCTCTATTCCATGTCGACCACTCAACAATATCTCCAATATCGAAGGTTTTCGCTATAAGCTCACCAAAAGTGTTTTTTTCATCCATTGCAAGGCTCACTGGTTTCCTCATAACTAGCACTAAGGGGTGGTAATAGCTGAAATTCCTTAAGATCCTCATTAAAGACAATAATTTCCTTTTCTTTCAGGTTAATTTTTCTATATTTGCGTGTCCGTCGATTAATGATTTCTACTTCGTTAATTCGTTGAACTATTTTTTTCTTTTTTCTCGTCATTTTATTAATCATATAGCTTAAGTGCGAGAATCCATGCTAAAAGTGTAATAACTGTAAATTCAAAGTCCCAAATACCATAAAAAATCCAAGCTCCCAAAACGAGAGCGGCTGTTTGCCAAAACTTGCCAAATTTAAATAACATCAATCATATCCTGTGTGTAATAATTCCTCTGGGTCGATACATATCATATCGCCGGCGTGTGTATAAATTAAAGTTCTTCCAAAATTATCATAATTTTCATATAAAATAAAAGCTTTTACACCGCGATATAATTTACGATGACATCGATTTGTTGGATCCCAACACCATATTTCTCCCGAGCCATCAATAGCAACTTCTGGAATCAGCTCATCTTCTTCGGTTAAATTACCGGAGATTTGCTTCATTATTCTTTTTACCAGATCAGTTGTAGGATTAGTTTTTTGCGCCATCAAAGTAAATAGGCAGTTTATAACAAACCAATTATAGCTAAAGAAATTCCCATCGCAAACTGAACTACTGCGAATATTGTAACAGCTTTTGTCTTAAATGTTCTTAAGTTTTCTAATTCCCTTAACGCATATTTCATTTGTGATGGGGAGGCAACCTCGTCTATTTTATCCTTCCAGGCTTTTAACTCTTCTAAGCGATCCTCTTTCGCTTTAATTTTTGTAATCTGCTCTTTTACGAGCTGTAATTCTACTCGCATGCTCTCAATACCAGCACTAAGAGTTTCTAACTGTTGTATCACTAACTTAGAGTATGTTTCCCATCCTTGATCATTTGGCATGATAAAGCCTCCTACTTATAAGTAGGCTTAAAGCCCAAGCTCTTCAAGCTTTTTAATCGTAACCCCAACATCGGTATGAAGAATCGCTATTCCTCCTTCTTTTTCCCACGGAACTGTGTTTTTTGTGAAGTCATCAATTAAAATATGATTTGGTGCCGCCCATTTAAACTTATCGTGCGACATAAAAACCTTCGAAGGTGGTGGTTGTAAATTTTTATCAATCCAAGCTTGTTTTCCTATTTCGGAACCATATCCCATGGGCGCCGTCAGAATATAAGGATTAAATTGAGAAATAAAATTCCACAATTCCTTTCCTCCTGGCATCCATGGGAGATTCTCCCAAAACTCTGCGTGATGTTCAAGTTCTTCAAACATGTAAGCTCGAATGTGCTTATTTTTATTTGGATTGCTGTAATGAATGTCTTCTTCGGTTACATAATCTCTGCCGATCCTTTCCTTTAACTCTTCGGCCTCGCCTGCTTGTAGTTGTTTAGTGATATGCTCTACAGTTCCCGCAACAAAATCAACGAGCACTCCATCCATGTCACAATAGATTTGGTATTGCCCTTCTTGTTCTTTAAGATACTTCCGCCAATTTTCAAGTAGGAGTTTCATTATAAACTTCTTATAAAATTAAATAACTCATTATTGTCTATCATATGATTGTGAGTTTTAATATATCGCAATAATTCTTTATCGTTCAATGCTTTAACATCCGCGGGTCTCTTTTTTTCATGATCTCTCATATTTAACATAAAAGCCAACAAGGCATTTTGAATTGTTGATTCCGTTAAGAACTGGCGCCAATTTTCTAGTAGGAGCTTCATCTTAAGACTTCTTCCACTATTCCACAAATCTCAATAGGATCAATGGGCTGAAAGTCTTGCTCTGAAAATTCATTAGACATTGCGGGTTTTCCGCCGGCTTCCGGGTTTGTAGCAATAGTAACATGTGGAAGGCCTTCAATCTTATTATACAGGTTTTGGCTCTCGCTGTCAACCCTTACAGCAACAACGCGGTCGTTTTGAGCGATTCCGGTGACAGTTAAACACCCTTCATAAAACTGATCGGAGGGCAAACGTTGTTTTTGTTCTGTCGGCGGGATCATTGTCATGTGATGCGCAAAAACTTTCCAACCTTCGGGCGCTAGCTGTGCTAGTTTTTGATGCGAAACTTCGTCTAAAACAAATCCCGTATACTCAATGGACTTTGCCATGTCATGACCCATAGCAACTTCATTTATATACTTTCGCCAATTTTCAAGTAGTAGTTTCATTGTGTTCTCCCGCAAGGTTATATTTTGTTTTTACTTTATCGCTAATGGGAATTGCTTCTCCATCTCCATCAATACGAACAAACGTCATGTCTGTTGTAAGTACAGTTCGCTGAGAGCCATTATAGACACTATGCCTGCGAGCCTCTAGACGAACTATTATAGAACGATTCCCCACAGATTTAACTTCACCATAAATCTTAATAATCTGCCCGGGCCTTACAGGTTTATTAAAAACTACTTCTGATATTTTTTTAGTTACCATTCGTGGAGTATCGCAAGCTTGGCAAGCAAAGATAGCTCCCGCCTCATCTAGCCACGATAACATCGTCCCGCCAAATAAATTTCCATGATAGCCAACATTAGCGGCTTTACAAAAATGGGTCGAGATAAGTTCCATTTAATTACTAAATGCCAAATACATCTAGCTCCCACACTAGAGTTAAGTTAGTATCTCCAATACTGCTGGCAGCTTGAACGGTCATACCTACAATCTCTCCAGCTTGAAAGTGTTGAGAGCCCGTAAAGGGATAAACTACTGTATTATAATTTTGAGCAGGAATGCCTTTTGTCTGGTTTTCGGCGCATCTCACGCCTGGGTTATCTAACTCACCAACTCCAACGTTCCCAGCACCTCCTGGAGCTATAGATGCGGTAAGAAGTCTTAATTTGACATCACCGGTGATACCGGTATGTCCTCTAAAATAGGCTCTTTTCAAGGCGCCATTAAAAGGAACTACCCATTGATTTTTCATATCTGCGTTCGATGTTGTAGTTTGGGTAGCATTGTAAAATGGAATAATGTATTCTGCTGTACCCGGAATTTGAAAAGCATGCTCGGTTACATGTATTTGTTTACCGCGAATACTTCCGCTAACTCGTAAATCGCCCGAGCCCGTAATGTGACCCACGAAATTCGCATTGCCTGAAGCTGAAAGGTTTCCTACAACTTTTAATATTGAACCACCGAAGGTTAGATTGGAAGTACCTTCTGCTGTATTCGCATCTGTCCAAACTGCTATCTGATCATCTGCTGGTGTTCCCGTCGCATCTACTAATGTAGAACCCCAAACACGAGAATCAATTTCATCATGAACAATTGTGCTGCCATTGTAGACTAAAACAGTATTATCGGTGCCGGCCGCCACATTTGCTATATTAATTGTTGCTGCGTTAATAGTAACGCTATCACCAGACGCATCACCAAGAGTAGTGTTTCCGGTACAATCTAATCCGGTCGCCGTTAATGTTGTATCATCCCAAGTTAAGTTAGAGCTAGCTCCAAATGAGCCGCCATCGTTGAACTGAACTTGTGTGTCAGAACCAGCTGGTGTGCCACCACTCCCGCCGGCTGTTAAATCGGTTTCAGCAACTGTATTAGATTTCCAATAGATTTTACCATCTTCTTTACCATATAACACACCACCATCATTAGCAGCTGGAGTGCTTGGCACATCACCTCCTCCTAGCTCTGCCGAAATATGAATAGCTCCACTAATTTCTAATGATGTGTCAGGATCGGTGACACCAATTCCAACGTTTCCGCCAGCAAGGAATGTTACACGGTCGGTACCTCCCCATCGAAATCTTGTCTCGGTACTATTAAACTGAAAGTTTCCATATCGAGTAGAGCCATCATCTCGTCCGATAACATCGTTATCGTTCGCTAGAAAAATATCACCGGTCACAGATAAAAGAGAACCATTAAAAGTTAAATTAGATTCTACATCTGCTGTAGTAGCACCACCATATGTGACAATACCATTGGCTGTTGAGCCGTTAAAGGAAATACCACTACCAGCAGCCGTTAAATCAGTTTCGGAAACTGTATCGGATTTATAGTAAAGCTTTCCATCTTCTTTACCGTAAAGCACGCCGCCATCATTAGCAGCTGGGGTGCTTGGAATATCGCTTCCTCCTAATTCTGCTGAAATATGAATGGCGCCACTAACTTCTAGTTTTTCATCCGGATCGGATACACCAATACCAACATTGCCGACAAATTTGTGATCACCGGTGCCACCATGAGATGTATAAGATACAACGTTTGTGCCTTTAGTGATTTGTAGTGTTTCTGTATTATTAAGATAAATTAACAGATCGTTGTTAGCCACGCTTCCCAAGACAAGATGAGTGCCATCAGCCCACAATCCAGGATTAGCCTTATATGATGTATCCACATCAAGCACAAGTGTGCTTCCTCCGGTCACGGCCTTAATATTCCCACCAAAATAGCCGCCCTTAGATGCGGTTAATTCTCCCACCACATTAATAATATCAGCCCCATCTGTACCTAATGTAGAGCTGCCGGAAACTTTAAGATAGCCACTTGTAACTAGGTTGGCTGCTGGCCCTGAAAATACCATTCCAGTAGGGATTGAGATTCCACTATTATCAATAACAAAACGAACAATGTTATTTGTTAAAAAAGAGATTTTGTCTTGAGACCAGTCGATTTGAGTATCGGTATCCTCTTCATTCTTAAGGTCGCCAATTTCTCTAGGGCCCTCGGAGGTATTATATGCCATTTATTTGTCTCCCATTATTATTGGTATATACCTCTTTTAAATAGTCCGAGATCTACAATAACGAAATCTTTAGTATCTGGTCTACGCATAACATTCTTTATATGTACATCTTTCGGCCGCCACCCTTTATCTTGCATAAAATATTTCATCGCACTCATTAAGCCTTCTGCTTCTGGAAACATGCCTTCTACTTTTTCAAGAGAGGGTCCAGTCCAGTATCCGCGATCAGACTCTTCGTCACCGGGCTTTGGCTGGTGAACGGGAACAATTTGTTTATCAAAATAATATAGAATAGTATCTTTTAACGCCTTCTCAAAAGCTATAGAGGTCGCAGGGACGAATGCCTTCCCCACAACGCTTTGAAAAGTAGACGTTCCTACTACGGCACCATAGATCGTATTTATTAGCTCGTCAGCATCTGAATGTGGTGATTGAGTCGCCGCGTTTACGGCAACACTCGTAATTTCTGAATATTGTTCTGGAGTTAATCTTATTTGATCTAAAATTGTATTGTGTTCTATGGCTTTCTCGACTATCTCGGCTACTGCTTCGGGATTTTTTAAGATTCTTTCTGTTTTTTTCGATACAGTGGGGGCATCTTGTGCTGCGAAAAGCTCTTGCGCTGTTTGCGGATCAAGTGGTTCAAGCAATTCCATTAAAATTATAGTGCTTCCGCCACCAGTTATAAGCTGTTTAACATTGGGAAGATACTTAGCGTATTTTTCTGGCATAAAAGCTTTTTCTTCCATAGCAAACTTGTAGTTTTCTATCTCGCGCGTACTTTCATCTGACACAACTTTAGCCGCCGAGCGCTCGCCTGTTGTGCTATTCTCAACTTCATATACTACACCAAAGGCGCCTCTACCAAGTTCTCTGTGAACAGAAAATCCCATAGATTTTAATAGATCTTGCGCGTCTTTTTGTCGTTTTTGCTTGCGAAGCAGATGCGGCGGCATGGCGCCGGTAGGGCCTTCTAGATCGACAGTAATATCTTCCGTCAAATACTTCCGCCAATTTTCCATTAAGAGTTTCATGTCTCGTTCATAAGCCTCCCTAATTTTTCTAGTTCGGCCATAGTTGTAGGCTCTTTTGTGTATCTTTTACTTAGAGCGTTTTCTTGCCAGTTGTATTTGCCTCCAAGACTAGCAATATACTGATCACAATTGTCCTTTTCTACATCTGGCGTTAGTGTATTGTGTTTGTCATCAAGCTGGTGACTTTTAACATCTCCGCGATTGCTTAAATAATAATCCCAGATCGGTCGCGCTTGATCTGAAACTTCTTCACGATCCGCAATAAGACCATTTCCGTGCATTGTAGCATATTCCATTGCCACATCATAAAGCAATGGTCCCCACCCACGTTTCGCAGAGGCCCATTTGACTTGATATGCTCCTGCGCAAGGACCATCGTCAGGAAGCTCCCACGCCGGCACGATTGTAACTTTACCATCAAAAGCATCATTCCAGCCGAGATCAAGAACTTCTCCGCTTTCATCAATAAAAGCATAAGTAAAGTCAATACCGGGGCCGTCATCCTCCTTGCGGATGCGAACATATAAGTCGGTTTGATATTCTGGATATTCTTCATCCACAAAGCTCACAAGATCATCGACAGTTTTCATGCCCTCTGAGATGAACTTCCGCCAATTTTCCATTAAGAGTTTCATTCGCCACCTACCCAATCTTTAAGAAATTCGTAAGCATATTCGTATCTCTTATACATTCCAGAAGCCGCGCGCGACGGAGGATACCCAGCCTTTTTTTTCCCGTGTAGGTCATAAGAAGCATAGTCCTTAAGATTGTGCATAGAATCAATCCAATTGTGATACCCGGATATAACTTCTTTTTGTTCCTCGTCCATCTCTCCCTCAAACGCAGTGCCTATCATCTGTATAAGCAGCATTCGTACATCGTTGGTCAACACATCTGGGTGCTCCTCAGTTTCATCAATAGTCAACCATGGATAGTCATTACCGTCTTCTGCATATTCAACCAATCTTACGACATGACCTCGGATACGACTAAACTCTTCTGACAGACTTTCTGCTCCGGGTATCATCGATGCGAGTTCAATGCCCGAGTTGGCACTGGAGAAAAATGCCTTCAGCAGCCTCATAGCAAACTCACCGTCATAAAGACCTTCGATTTTGCGGTCTGGTGGAGGCGCATGATCTTCTTCGTCCTCAATCGCTTCAATGCGAGCCATAATAGTAGGGTATAAATCCTTTGGGTCGCTCTGTGGCCCGGGCCCACCAAAGTCTTCGATAAAATCTCTCAGGTCCAACAATTCTTCAATGTCAAGATCGTAAAGGTCATCTTCAGAAAGCGTGTCGTAGTAATCGCCCATGTCTTCCTTAATAAGCTTTTCTTCTTTTAAGAATTTGCGCCAGCCCTCTATTAGGAGCTTCATAACTTTTCCTCGGTGAGCAGAAAGTTGCGCCAGTTGTCGTGGAATTTGGATTCATTAAATTTTCCACGGCGATATTCCCATCCTACTAAGCTCCAGTCTTCTGATGCACGAGCTACTTTCGGAAGGGATATATCATAGTTAGCAAGAACATATCTTCGTAATAGTTCGTCAAGATCGGGCATTACCGAATTTTTTGAAAGTGCACCCAAAGCGTTTGGAAGATCTTCTAGAAAATTATCAAAAATTTGTGGCCTTAGTATCTGTTCATACTTTGGATCAAAATCAATATAGGCTAAATAAGGATTATCTTTATAATCACCTTTTAAAATAGATTTATCATCATGCGCAGCTTTAGCAGCAGCCTGAATAAACTTTTCATAACCACCAGTTATAACACCTGTCGCAAAATCCAATAAGTCAGACGATATTCCTTTTGCTTTCTCTCGCTGAGTTGTATTTCGTAAAAATTGTAGAAATTCTGCAACAGTTGGGCCGGTCGTCCGCTCTGCGAGTTCTGTGTCGCCTGCTTCATAATCCTCACGATCAGACCACGGATCTGATGGTTCTTCATCACCATAAATTGATGCCAAAGCATCGCTAAAAGACTGAACATCTGCGCCCGCTTGCTGTCGCTGAAAAGCCTGACGGCGCGCCTCTGGTGAAATGTCGACTACAGAAGCCTCCCCGTATCTCGGACTTTCCAGCAAATACTTCCGCCAATTTTCCATTAACATCTTATCACTCATAGAATAAACCTCTTCCACGTTTTAACTAAATAGTCAGCATTGTATTGTTTGTTCTCGCCTAGATCTTGAAGCGCATCAAAGTCGCGAGCTTTTTCGGACCCCGGACTCGACCTGCTAAGTTTAACGCCATTTTTTGCTGCTTCTTCTCGTAAAGCGCCCATAAATGCCTTCGCAATTTCGTCTTCATCATCCATCTCTCCCGTAACCAGTTCATAAAACTGCGCCACAAGGTCATCAGGGGTGTCTGCGTCTACTTTAAAAGTTATACTATAGCGAACTTCGCCTCCAACTTCTACTGCGCTCTTATCGCGTATAGAGAGCCAATATTCGCCGCCTGTGTCTTCTCTAGCCTGCGCAGTTAAGTATCCCCTAAGACGAAGCGCAAACTCTCTACGATCTACGAGATCAAACAAAATCCTTGGCTCAATTCCCAATTCTTCGGGATCAAAATCATAAGATATTGTAGCCCATGCTTCGTATGACTCAGTATAATGCTCTTTGTCGTATTCTACATCCCATTCATAGGCGCCAATCTCGTTATTCTCGATTTTCTGCGCTAAGCTCATATAAGCGTGACCTTCGAGCCAGCCTTGCGATTTGGCAAATTGTTCTACAATCGCCTGGAATGTGTCTCGTTTGTCGTCCAACTGATCGACGCCTTTACAAAAATGCTTAAATCCGTCTGCATCATAAACTATCTCTTCGCCGCCCATCCCGGGCACTAATTTGTTGTTAAATTCACAACGCCAAACAATTTCTGGATGCTCTTCTGTTCCACCGCGATAAATTGCTCCTTTGTCGTCATCGAACAGATCACCCGAAGCATTTTCTGGGTCAAAATAAGATTGGTTTAAATAATCGGCAATGTCTTGACCAGCTATTACATTAGGAAGTTGCTTCCATTCTGACACATCCCATGTAAGCATCAACTTGCCTTCTGGATAAATATACCAATCATTGTTACCGTTATTTTTGACATAAAAATCTACTTTACAATTAGCGTATTTAGGATTCCACTCTTCTGTAACCACTGAGCACTCACGCTTAAGAAGCGCACCAATGTCTCCGACCCATTCAGGAGGCATATCATTTTCGGTTTCAAGGTTTTGTTTAACTGCTCCTATAAAATCACTGCTCATAAACTTTGTCAAATTCATCATCAACTCTTTTCGACCAGTAACACCAGAAGTGTCCTCATAAGAGCCTCCATAGATTTCGAAATTATCTAAATTAATTTTCCCATCCTTTCTTGGTAGTTTGTCGAACAAATTCTCTTGTTTTTCTCTCGCCCATCTTGTTACTGTGCTCACAAGACCAGGAATGTCTAAACCATAGGTAAACTTTTCGGGAACTGCGAGTTCTTTGCCATATGGCTCCTCTTTTCCGTCAAAATCACGAAAATAACGAAGTTGTCTTAATCTTGTTCGAGCAACTGGGTCTAAATCTAAGTTAGTACCGTGAAGATAGCGATTTTGCTCTGAAAAAATCTCATCGTACTCTTCAAGTTCTTGTTCAGCACTTTCGATGTTGCCTGTGTTTGTTTGCGAGAGCAATTCTTCAGTTTCTACCACATAAGCGATCGCTCCATGGCCCTGAGCTTCAGCAACTGCGCATTTATAGTAGCTTTGTTCTCCTCCAGTACGACTTGGAGGTGTATGACAAGATGTTATTTTGTCAAAATCTGACATTCTCATAACATCAACGGGGTGGCGCGTTAAAATAATAGAATATTTGTCATTTTCCAGATCATTTATGTTTTCTTTGACATATTTTGCGTTATCTACCCAATAATTACCCATTATCTTAAAGCCAGTATCAGGAGTAACTATTGGTTTTCTTTTGCGCACCGGTCTTCCGCGGCGCGCGTCTTCTTTATCTTGTCTATCTCGACGTATTTGTTCATTATCTGCCCATTCCGCCTTCTGTTGAGGGGTTAAAATGTATTTTGCCACCCCTCCAGAGGAAGCCCCTCCCATATACAACTCTAAACTATTGCGAAGTTTGTTAAGTTTCTTTAATTCTTGTTTATCTAAGTGTTCTTCTTCTTCTCCGGTGGTAATTCTCATCCCTGGTACATCTACAATATCATCTATTATATAATCATCGGATCGTTCAACAATTTTTGTTCTTAAGGCGTGATATTCTTTTACTAATTCGTCTAATTTGGTAAAATATCTACCAATTTTCATTTGAAGCTTCTTTTTTATCTTTTTTGGCCGCTTTCCAGAGCCCCACAAGCGGTCCATATCGTCATCGATTGGTCGATCGTGGTCTTCCCACTCTCTATCTATTGAAAGCATGCCTTTTTCGTAGTCAGGTTGAACTTCTAAGTTTTGCTCAAGTTCATAAACCCATTGGCCCAGGTCCGAGGAGTTATCTTTTACGGGAAATGGTATGACAATGCGCGTTTTATCGCCAAAAAGTTTGTCAAAAGCCAAAACTCCCTCTGGGTTATCGGCAATTTTTTGTAAAATTGCTTCAACACCTCTAAATTCGGTGTCCGAAATTTCACGAAGGATATCTTCTTCAAGATAAATGTCTTGTTTTTTATAAAATTCGCCTTTCGGAGGCGTTCCTTGGCCAAAACCGCGTTTTTTTGGCGATTTTTTGCTCATTTTTTCAAGTAAAAGTGTTGCTTTTTGTAAAATTTCTTCGTCAGTCATCATTTTTGGAGATCTCAAGCGCTTTCTCCAATAAATAGATCGGAATTTCACTATTCTCTATCTCTTTTATCTCTTCAATTGTAAGCCATTTCCAGTCATCGTGCTCAATTTCTCCAGTTTCTGGATTGGGCTTGTCCACTTTTACGTCCCCCGACCATTTTTGAGTCAAAAAATAGAACTTTTCTTTCTTAGGTTCGCCTAAATATGTTAAATCAGACGTTTTACAGACTAAATTTGTCTCTTCTTTGAGTTCCCTAACAGCCCCTGCTTCAATAGAACTATCTTTTTCATCAATATGGCCTCCGGGTATAGTCCATTGACCCTCTCGGTCATCAATATCAGAACGCCTAATAACAAGAAATTGTTGCTTATCGTTAAGACAAACAACAACTCCTACTGTTTTTAACTCACCTTCGGTGAGAAATTTGCCCCATTTGGTCATTTTCTACATGCTTTAGGCTCATCTTCGAGAGCAATACATAATTCTTTGATAGCAAGCTTCATGTTTAAGTTTTGAATTGGGGAGACCCAAATCATATTTTCCTGAACTTGAAGGTCTGGTCGTGTTTCTATATCGACTCCCCATAGTATACCAACAATATTCCCACTTGTATCATAAATAACAGAACCACTGCAGCCGAACCATCCATAAGTATTAAGCATAAGCTGTGGCCCTGCGCCAGGAAGAGTCTCCACGCCCGCTACGTAGCCACGATATGTCATTAAACTGTGCCACGATGGGTGCCCAGAGTAAGTAATTGCCGCGCCGATGGGAGCTAGCTCTTCTCTTGGGCTATATTTAAGACCTCTTCCTTCTAATTGATTGCCGGGCCGCATCCACAATACAGCAATGTCATTTAACGGATCTGCGTATACCAATATGGCTTTGTCTAAGGTATTGCCGTTGATAACAAGATACTCGCTTCCTATGCGCCCACTTGCTACGTGTTGCGCGGTTAAGACCAATTGCATATCATAGTATTTTATAATGCTGCCGGAACCATGACCATATCCGTCAGTAATCTTGACAGCGGCTTCTCTTACCTTTTTCTCGTTTTTATTTAAGCCTTCCTCAATAGATACTGTTTGGAAGTCTCCGGGAGGATTCGCCAATGCCGTAGTCGAAACCATCAATCCCATCAATAAAGCAAATAACTTTCTCATAATCTTACTCCTTTTTTAATTATCTTTCTTATGTATAAAAATCACCCCAAGGAGCAAAATATTCACTAAAGACAGAACTTGAAAGTAGGTGCTATCATGCCATACACCAAATCCCAGCAAACCAATGTTTACTGGGATTCCTATGATCGCAGACCATTCCAAAAACTTATGTAACAAAATGTCGCCCTCATTTTTAACTATGGGGCTACAATTGTTTTCGAAGAAATTATTTCAACTGTATTGGGAAGATGACGTTCTACTATCCCCGATTTGAAGACATAAACATTAACATAAGGAAATAATAAGATTTGATCATTTACCTTATCTGATACAACAATGCCAGAATCATAATAGATATCTCCATCTAACGTATATCTTTTAACCTGGACTAAATCACCCTCAAAAATATCCCATATTACTTTGTTATATTTTTCACTTCGTTGTTCATCCACTCTTGTGCACTCTCCGTTGTATCAAATTTCGGCGACAGCCCGGCAATAAATTGATTTGAAGACATTCGCAATACACACCATTGCCATTTCCAATTTGTATCTTTGGACATAACCAGGGCGCCCGTCGTTCTTTTATTTTGAAGGTTAAGTCCCAGCGCCTTTATTTTAGTTGAAAGCACACGATTTCTCAAAACCAAATTTTTTTCCTTTTCAACATCCGCGCGCTCCTCTTGGGGCAGATCAGCGCGCATGATTTTGTATTTTGTAAGCGCAGCCTTAGCGCCAAATTTTTCTTCTAAATTTTTTTTCACTTTAGACATAAAGCTCTCACTCTCACAATCTTCTCCCTCCACCACAGCAAACGGTGCTTTCGCACGATTGCCATTGCTAAATAGTTTGTATACGTTCCAATTATAACTCAAAAGTTCCTCCATTAATTGAGTGCCATTCCATCGCTCCCACCACAATTGAAAGCTTAATGCCTTCTTCCTCAAGCCAATCACTCAGACGAATACGCGCATGATTAGGTTTTAAATCATTGCGCTCAACGTTGGTCATCCACTTAATTTGCCAAAAGTACATATCATCATCCATCATATCAATGCGGCGTTCACGTTTTACAAGCATGCCGGTATAACCAGAAAACGTATCAATGATTATATCGCCAACACTAAGTGTAACACTTTCTAGCCTTTCTTGCAAGTCATAATGCATGCAATAACTACTTTTGTTGGCACGCAATATACTCAAAAGTTCCAACCCGAATCATATTGAGCAATCCTGTTTCAGTATAGGGAAAATATCGATTGTTTTTATCGGCGTCTTTTCCGCTCCAAAGGATCTCCCATGCCCATAAGCCTTCCTCATGGTCATATACCATATCCAGTGACAAAGGTATATGCTCGACAATATCATATCGACGCACAAGCAATCCAACATCGCCGGTCTTGTGATCGATAATAACCCCGCCGGGTTCTAAATGAATAATGTCCACATACTATATAGCAGGGACAGCAAGCATAGGATTATTTAAACACTCTTTAGCTTGCTCTTTCACTTCTTTAGTTTTGTAATCGATATACCCGCAATAATTATCGGGAAGAATAAGCGCTCCGTCGATAGGACTGGGTAACTTCTCTTCCACAAGCTGGGAATCTTCTTCTCTCGGAACTTCGTTGTCTTGTGCTTCATGTACGTCTATCATAAACGGTACACTAATTCCAAACAAGCCACCAATTCCGGCGCCTACAATATACTTCATTTTACACTACCTTATAATGACCATGGTTGCTCCACATGACCCAGTGTATCTTTCCAACTTTTGGAAACTTTACGCGCATCATATTGGTCTTTTTATCAATGTCCATAACTAGTCCTAATGAACGCTTTCGCGCGCCTAGGTCTTTAATGAAATCGCCTTCTTTGGCTTTGGAAAACATACTAAACAATTTGTCTACACCTTAATTCTATCGATAATATACGGATGATGAAAGGACAAGTCCTTATAAAGCTTTTTAATCACCTTCTTGGCGATTTCGCCAATGTCGGTTTTAATATCCTTCGACTTAAGCATATCTTCAAGTTCCTTCTTGAGTTCCTTGGGTAGCTCCCGACGCAATTCTTTCTCTTTCTTTTCGATAGCATCATCGATAAGCTTTTTAACGTCGGTTTTCGTTAGCTCTTCAAGAATAAGCTCTTTCACGTATTGTTTTGTAATTTTCATCATCTGTAATTAGTTAATTTTTTGATTAATCGCCTTCACCGCGATCATTTACTCTGTCTTTTAAATGGAGTAGCGACTTGGGACTAACTTCGTCATCAATTATGTCTGTTGTATAAAGCAAATCGATATGATTTGCGGTGTGCGTTGACTGGAGTTTATCCTTAATCCAATGTACCACATAGAGCGGAAAATGTGACTGTCCTGTCTTCACATCGACGACTACTCCCAACCGGTTTCTATCACTGGGTCCTTCATACCCTACAAAGTATACCAAATCCCCTACTACAAAGTCAAGTGGTTTTCGTGGATTGGTCATGTGTTTCCTGACAAATTTTTAGGCGAAGGTTCTGTTGCTCAACAATTTTAAATAGCTCCAAGGCGGTCTCACATACCTCTGAGAGCAATATTGCGGCTTGCTCCGGTCTCATTATGCCGTTGCTAGCTGCGTCATATATCTGAATTATTCTATCTCTTGTCATCTCTTTAATTATCTCAGAAATTTTTTGGGGCAATTTTTTGAAACGGAAAGTTTCAGAAAATTTGGTAGCGATATCGAACACAGGCTTAGCACAGGCCAGCATAGCCCACATGTACGGAGATCCACATTCCGGGTAGGGGGGGAGGGGGGTACCCATACGTGGTAACAAAGGTTACAAGCCAACAATCACTGACGACCTTTTCGTTGGTGTCTAAGGTTATTTAACATGTATACATACAATGTAACATTAAACACTGACCAACCTAACCATAATAGTATATTCTTTTTGTTTACTCTCGACCATATTCTGTCATCGGTTCGCTCACGCATGTTATCGCTCCCTCTATAGTATAACACATAACCAATCCAAGATCAATATATATCTTTTGTATTACCCTCGCGATCATGCTGCGGGGCGCGGTCACATGTCAACAACATGCTGTATACAAATGCGACAGCACGCGACAGCCGCGCAGAACGCAGGTGTCACGTACAGTTTCATTCGCTATAAGGCGAACCTAAACTAAGTTGTTGATAACACTCATGTTACACAAGCACGTAACATCGCAGTAACACTCATGTTACGGACATGCTGTCTACATGTCGTCTATATACATACTAAGACTAACACTGTAAGCGCATGAAAACACAAAACAATACACAACTATCGCACACAAAATAACACTTTCTAACACAATATCACCACTTCCTAACACTTTTGATAAAACTATACACTACATACCTGATAAACTAAACTGATTCCATAAAACTGGATCCAGTAGCTATAACGTAGGTTACCACTGATTCTACTACTGGAACTATACTATCTCTTTGTTCCCATACTATAATAACACCCAATACTATTATTATCTTTTTAAGCACTCTCGACTCCTTCTTGTAAACGCAGGTTACCCGCCACCTTTAGAAGGATAGCGGGCAGTTGAAGTGGTGGACCGCCAGCAAAGCTAACGTGCCCCAACATAATACATCCATTGCGATAACGATGTATTTAACTCTATTATCCATTTCTCTATATCCTCTCAAACTTATCACCACGATCGAAGATCCGCGTCAACTGATTGGTAACGCGACCATCAATAACATTGTCAACAGGCTTAACAAAATCCACATAGAACCCGCCCCAGTTCGCGTCATACATCGTATGCTTCGTGATGAGCCCCACGCCACCGGTTGGAACGTGACGCACCAGCGAGCCGACAGAGAGCGGCTTAGGGCGCTCCGCAACCATCTCCAGGGCTTCGCTACGCTTGATAGGCTCACCGTTAAGGAAAACCATCTCCTCGCCGTCAGAAGGGCTCTCAGGCGATTCTGCGAAAGCGAACTCATCCCAATCAAAGATCATATCGATCGCAGCCGCAGCTTCGTGGCCTTCGCTCGTAAGCACGGGACGGTCTTCGCCACGCTCGACAAGGCCAGCCAGCACCAGCACGTCAAGGTCAAGGGTCAGTGACTCCTTCAGCCAGTTCGTGGCAGCGTAGTGACCAGCAGCAATAGCGGCGAGAACGTGCCATTCGTTCTGAGTGAGCTTATAGCTTTTCAAAGTTTCAGTATTCATATGTCTATCTCCTGTAGATGTGATCTCGGATCAACCGCAACAACGCGGGTGAGTCCAGTTGTCGTATTGCCAGTCAGAAATCAGTCCATCCTTACAAAGTGAATCGGTCCAGGCGAGCCAAGCCTCGGAACGCGCTGGCCAGTCAGGGATCCCGTCCTGCTCATAGACTTCCTGAACCATAGGCAGGATGTCAGCTTCAAACTGCTCACAGGCGCGATCGAAAAGGATGGGGTCAGAAATGTCTCTCATAGTGTGCTCCTTGGGCTACTCAGACAATATAGCATAGGCGGGCGAGGATTACAAGCGGATCTGTGTCACGACTTGTCACAGTTTTCTTTCTTAACCTGCTCGATGTGCTTACACTTCCGACGCCAGCCGAAACCGGGACAGGAGCAAGTATAACGCCCCTGGTTGGCTCTCACGCTGTAGCGTGCGCCTTTACTACCCACGACAGCCCAGACGCGCTCAGAGGCGTCAGAAGGGCTCTCAGGGCGTTTACGCTCATAGGTCATATACTTGTCGAGATCCTCAAACTTCGTATCGTCGGGCACACGGATCCAAGTAGACCCAGCGACCGCATAGCGACCACTGGGCAGATCAGCGAGACAAGGCGGAACGGTTACGACCATCCTATGCCTCCGCTGGGATATTCATACCAGCCAGGACGACGAGCATAAGATCCTCGGTCGCCTGCTCGGTGTTTCCGCTCTTGATCTGCGCCCAGGTCGCAAGCTGGGCGATCATCACTTCACAGTTGGCCTGTGCGACCTCCATAGCGGTGTCTGGACGTGTTTCGGGTTGCTGGGTCATCATTTCTTACCTCCGACCTTTCGGGCCTTCTTGAGATGTCGCTCTTCGCAGAGCAGGGTTTTCGCGCTACCCATCGGCAGCACGCTGTAAACTTTCGCGCCCTTTGCTGCGCTGACGATCGGGCCTCCGTTGCTGGAGATCACGACACAGGGCACCTTGATCCGGCGCAGGGCGCCAGAAGCACCAGCACCGAACTGGACAAGCGAGCCAGGGGCGAACTTGGGATCAGCGAAGTGTGCCGTCAAGACCTTGACCGCGAACTTGTTCTTAGTGATCTTGTTATACTGCTCGATCGTGGGCACAAAGCCGTCGTCATTGAGGATCGAGTCAACAAGACGCTGAAAGTAGCCCGCAGCCTTGTAATAGCGAGCGGCGACCTTGGCGACCTCGTAATGGCGTGCGCTCCGATGCTCGGAACCCACCCACGCGGGATCGTTCTCATAGATATAGTCGAGCTTCCACGTGTCGCGAGCCTTGATCGCCTCGTCGCTGTTCTCAGCCTCGATCTTCTCCAGGGTCTTGATCTGCTTCTCGGACAACTCGCGTCCAGCCATGATCTGACCCTGGAGCGAGTTAACGAAGCCGCGACCCCAAGACTTGGGCTCTGTGCGCTCGCAGACGGCGTTGAGCCGCTCAAGCATAGGCGCACCCTTCTCCAGAGCAGCGGCGAGCTTCTCGGGGCTATAGCGGTCCTCCAACTGCTTAACGCAGCGAGCGCGACCGGCAGTGAGCCGACGCTTGGACGTGTAGAAGCGGAGAAGAGACTCCGCGAAGGTCTTGTCACGCGAGGAGATCGCGGGATTCGCGATCAGAGCTTCAAGACGGGTTCCATAAGTAGAGCGAGCCATAATAACCTCCGAGTTACTTGAGAAGTATACACGATGCGAGAGCAGAGATCAATAGAAAAGATGTCACGACTTGTCACTCTCTTTCTCAAGCTCTGCGAGATCCGCCGCAACGTCGGCCAGGGTCAGCTTTCGGGCCTTCCCTCGACGCTTGCCAGCCTCTCGATCAAGTTTACCGTACCTTCGCGAGTTCTTGGGATGCTCGCACAGGTGGATGGACGTGATTCCTATGGCTTTATAGCGCCTGAGAGCCTCTGTAGCGGCTTTGAGCGTGTCGGGACGGGTAAGGACAGTCTCATAGCCTGAGAGGCGCCCAGAGGCGTCTAAGCCGATGTGTGTTTTGCTGATGTAATACTTCATGTCTATCCTCAGTCTACCGCGATCACGCGCTCATTGGTCTGGAAGTATGGACGAGCGGCGTATGCCTTAGTCGTCATCCACATACGCTGACACTTGGACGCGATCGGCTTGGGAGCCATCAGATCCGTCAGGATGATGTGACCGTCGAAACCGTGATCGTTGACGTACTTGGTCGGTGCGTTGAAGCACGTACCCCCGCACATAACGCGCTCGGTCTTGCGGTTCTGGCCTTTCTTCCATACATATATCTTATCCACGCCCACGGACGAGTCGAACGGGATCACCGTGAACTCTGCGATCTCTGCGAGCTTGTTAAGCTCGGAGAAGAACATCGAGAGCATACGATCATCCACCGATCCGCTCTGGTCGATGCTGATCGCGATCTTGGCGTGACGGGTCACACGCTTGCCAGGGTGGACCTTGGGGAAACGCTTGTTAAGGCGTCGAGGCGTGGAACGCTTGTCGCTGCGCTGTGAGGTCTTCACGAAATAGCGGAGCACCTTGCGCCAGTCGATCTTGGTCTGGATGCGCTCAAGGATGTCCTGACGCATCTGAGAGGACACAGAGCCCCAGTTACGGGACTTCTCGGCCTCCTCTGCTGCCTTCTTGATCGAGTCCTTGAGCCGCTCCTTGGCGATCTCGGTGGTTGTGCTCTCGCCCTCACCGAACTCCTCATGTGAGTCGAAGCTATCCGCGCCACCGAACGGGTCGCCAGAGCCTTGACCTTGCTGACCAGAGCCATCGCCCTGACCGCTGCCTTGACCTTCGCCCTCGCCTTCGCCACCGTCGCCCTCTTCCTGCTCCTGGGCCATATCTTTAAGGGCTTCCAGATACCACTCGTAGGTCTTACCAGCGGGAAGCTCGGCAAATGGGCCTTCACCGGGCAGACAGCCCTTCATGGGCTCGCCATTCGGCATCATCGGGCCAGGATCGGACTCGCAGGGCAGCTTGCCCTTCATCTCGGGCAGACCGTTGATCGCGAGGTCCATCGCGATATTGTCGATGCGCTTGAGGCCATCGGCTGGCTTGCGACCGGTCACATGCTCGAAGATGATGTGATAGAACTCGTGCATCAGGACGCCCAGCTTGTGCTCGTCCTTCAACTGACCCATGAACTCAGGATTGTAAAGAAGCTCAAACTGGGCACGCTCAGGATTGACACGAACGCCAGCGGTCGGGATCGAAGTCGTCGGCGTCTTGTCGATGCGACGAGACAGCGCAGCGAAGAAGGGCTCGCGCATAAGAAGGCGAGCGGCGTGAAGGTTCAAGTTGAACGGGATGGGCTTGGTATCGTCAGACATGTAAAACTCCTGGCTACCCTGTAAATATACACCCTGCGAGGGTAAAGGTCAATAGAAAAGATGTCACGGTTTGTCACGGGCTGATGATGAACTTGGCTCGGACCTCAATATCGTGAAGCCAGTATTCGCGGCCATCGTCAAAGACGCGGTATACCTTGCGCTTTCGCGTGGTACTCCCGTACTCGTTCTGTCTGCCCTCGCGAATCGCCATGATTAACCCAGGCTTGCCGGTATCGCGTGAAATGAGGAGATCCCCTATCTTTAACTCAGACTTCATGGAGCACCTTGAGGTCTTGAGCCAGGAACTTAAACGACTCGTCAGACTTGAGCCACTTAACCGTGATGTGCGGGTACTTGTCGCCTTCCGCAAACAGTTCGATGCGGGTCACGATGCCCGCACCGTGATGCTTCTCTCGCCACTTCTCGGGGCGAGGCTCATGCAGGCACACAAGGTCACCGACCCGGAGCGGGCGCATTACTGCGCTCCGCCAAGGATCTCCACAAGGTGGTCGCTCACACGCTTGCCATCGGCAGTCTCAGCCTTGTGGAGCGCGACAACATTATCAATGTTATCGGTGTCGCCCAAGACGGTCCAGAGCTTCATGGCGACCTCAGAGGGCAGGCTGACGAAGTAGGCAGCGAGGTTGGCGATCTGCTCCTCGGTCAGAGTCTCCTTGAAGACCTCCGCAGCCTCAAACTTCTCGATCATGGCCGAGTGGTCATTGATGCCCCACTGCTCGGTCTTGGAGAGGTCGCCAGCGTCAAGGATGTCCTCGACAGTCACCTGCCACTCGTACTTCTCAACGAAGTCACGCAGGGCGACCGCAGCCTCAAACCCGACGAAGGCAGTGGCGAGGTTGAAGAGGAGATCGCGATCGCCTTCCTCACCGAACACACCGGAGGGCTCCACGGTATCATTGAACCGCTTCCAGCTACGACGGGACGGGTAAACCTTGTTAGGCTCAAAGTCACCGATGTGCTCCATATGGGCGCGGTTCATGTTAACAAAGTCCCAGAGAACGCTGTCAACCTTGCCATTGGCCCACTTGAGCCAATCCTCTGCGCTGGGCTCCACGTCGAAGACGGTCCAGCGGTCAAGCTCGGCAGGGTCCATCTCGCCCACCTGATACTGGGCGCCGTGCTCGCCACCGTTGACGGCAGCGATGATCAGAGTCTCAGGGTGGAGCTTCCACCCGTTGATCTTGCGGCTGTCGGTCAACTCAAAGAGCCCTTGACGGACCTCCATCGTCGCACGATCAACCTCGTCCAAGAACAGGACGACGGGCTGAGTGCAAGCGGTCACAAGCCAGTCTGGAGCGTTCCAGGTGGTAGCCTTGCGCCCGTCAATATCAGTGTCGGCTGTGTCAGGCAGACCCAGAAGATCACCCTCAGTCATCTGAGAAGCACGGCGCTCCACAACGGGGAGCCCACGGACAGCAGCGGTCTGGTAGACTACCTCAGACTTGCCGACGCCGTGACGCCCGCGCAGAAGCACGGGCAGCTTGGCGTCAAGGATGTGAGGAACGACAGAGAGGAAAGTTGCGAAGTCTACAGCCATGATGGGCCTCCAGGGTCAGGCGAGGGTTCATCCCTCGCTCATGTAGTAAATATATCATAGGAGCGCTTAAAGCGCAAGGATTATTATGTCACGAAATGTCACACGATTACGAGGTCGTAGGAAACGCCGATTGAATCAAAGTAATCGCAGACCTCACGAAGCTGATCGTCGCTCCAGATCTGGATGACGCGATCACTCACGTGAACGGATGCGATGGGGCCAGTGACGAGATAGGACATTGAATCCTCCTTGATTACTTCACAAGTATACACGAAGCCTCCCCTCATTACAAGAGGAGACTTGTCATTAAATGTCTCAGAG